TACCTGCGGGATGAAGAGATTCGGAGCTGCAACGAGCATCGCGTACGGATTCACGGGTGCGTTCGACAAGGGCAAATACACAGCGAAGTGCACCACCCTCATCTTGCTCATCTGCCCGATGATCTCGCCGACGTGAACTTGTCGATCCTTCACTCCATGGAGCGGACCGTAATCGTAGGTCGTGCCATCGAACGCGTGGAGACGAACCGTTCGCGTGAGCGCATCGTTGTACACGTGGCCCTCGTCGACCGCGACGACGGGTGCACCTTCGTCGGCGCAGATAGCGATCCACTTGCCATTCCACTCGTCGGAGAAGCCGGGCACGGTCTCGGTGGAGGTCGTTGCGACGGGAAAAACGCGGAGCACTCGTCGAGCTTACCCGAGTGGCGTAGCGATCTCGACTACGCGTTGCCCGACACGGATGTCGTACATGCGAACGAAGCCGGCGTTCACCTCGAGCGCGTAACGCGATGGTCGCTCGATGCGTCGGAGCATCATGTCGTGCGGTTGCATGTTCTCGAGGATGCCAACGATGACGAAGTCCTTGTCTAGGAAGATGATGTCGAGCGGGATGTACGTCTCGTACATCCAGAATGCGCGATCGGTGTCCGAGTTGAACACGAAGAGCATCCCGTGGTTCCACGGTAGTGAGGATCGATGTGAGAGACCTTTCGCATGCTCAACTGGTGTGCGTGCGAGCTCGGCGGTGATCTCGAACGCGTTGAGGAGAAGATGCACGATCACGAGAAGAGACTCGGATCGCCGAGGTACTCAAAATGCATCGTATCTCTCAAGCTTGAATCGCGACCGAGCCAGTAGAAACCGTATCGTTCGAAGGCGTGCACCCAGCACTCCGGCATCGCCATGCGTGAGTACGGGCCGGTGTCCGGCTGAGCACAAATCGGATCTTGTGCCCAGTGCCCGACGCATCCGCAACACGGGTTCAACGCCGGATCGATGTCGATCGCGATGCCGTAGACGTGATTGGAGACCTCGAAGTTGTGGTACGTGTTCGCCATGCGCAAGCCGGAGTACGCCTTGGGCTGGTACGGCGTCGCTGTGCAGTCTCTCTTGATGGCAGCTTCGACGCACTTGAGCGCGGGAATGATCCGACGGTTGAGCGTCACCGGAAGTCCGAAGAACGTGGTCTGCACCGCGTAGTACGAGGGCGGGTGTGCGTTGAGTGCCGAATCTCCAAAGCCGGGGAAGTACCCGTAGTTCTGTGTCCGGTAGTTCACGGCCTGCGTGAACATCGCTGGGTCCTTCAAGTAGTTCGCTCGGATGAGGAACGGTTGGGGAGATTGCTCAGGACATCCAGCCAACGATGACGATGCAGCAGAAGCCTTCTTCGACGAGAAGAGTGCAAGGGCCACCGTCGCCAACGCAACACCACCGCCAACAAGGAGTGCTGTCTTGGACGGTTTCGAGAGTGGGTTGCGTGCGAGCGCGAGATCAGGTTGGAGCTTGTAGCCTTCGTACTTGAGCGCATGCTCGACGCTGTAGCTGTGGTTGGCGTGGATGTACACCCACACCTCTTGCTCTGTGCCACGCAGCACAATCTTGCCGTCTCGCGACAGCACGTATCTGCCGGTCGGAGAAGAAATGTACGGGTAGCGCATCACAACATCCTTGCTGCGATACCGACGGCCAGAAGACCGACGCCGGTGATGATCGCGGCCACGGCTGCTGCACGCGCGGAGTTTCGGCTCAAAGGATTGGGCGTAGCTTCGAGCCACTGCCGGCCTTCTGGTGTCAAAGCAAAGACGTTGACGAAGCCTCTGCCGATAGAGAGCACTTGATGGCGAACGAACACGACGTAGCCGAACTTCTGTAGACGCATGATGGTTTGCTGCGCGCGTCGTCTCGTTGTGTCGGACACCTCGGTGCCGCGTTGTGCCGCCAACTGTTGTGCGAGGTCTGTTGTCGTGAACTCGCTCACAGGACCCATCATCTTGATGGCTTCACGCCACGCTTGCATCGTGCGTTCGAACTGCGGCATCACTTGTACAACCGACGGAAGTGCTTCGAGCTCTACCCAGCGACGACCTTCTGCCGTCAACTTGAAGTACCCGCGCCGACCTTGGCCGAGTCCGCTCGGACGCGTGGCGACGAATCGAATGTAGCCGCGACGCTCGAGGTCGCGCACAACACGTCCGGCTTGCATGACGCTCATCGAGAGCTTCTGTGCGAGCTGCTTCGTGGTGAAATGAGGTTTCTGCGAAAGCTCTCGAATCGCTCGATGCACTGCTTCGAGCTTGCCGCGAAGCATGCCCTTGAACTGCGACCTCAACCCGGATGGCAGAGCGAGCACTGTAGGTCCAGCAGGAAGAGCGAGCACAGGCTTGGGTGCAGGAAGTTGCGGCGCCATCCGCGAAGATCGCCAGATGTCCTCGATGATCTTCTTGCCGATGAGCACCGCTTGCGCTGGACCAGGCAGGTTGCAGATGATCTTGCCTTGAGCGTCAGGGTAGACGCGCGCGATCTCTCGCACGTCAAGACACCAAGAGATGCGTTCGCGGTCAAACCAGATCGCGAACGGGACGTCCCGATGTTTGTAGTTGGCCAGCGTCCCCGGAACCGCAGACATGGATCAACCAGGGAAGTAGCGTGCGATGACGTTCGCTGTCTTCACAGCCGGAACCATCGGCGCGTGGTTGTAGTACGCGTGGATGTCCTTTCGATACACGTCGAGCGCTCGATTGGCTTTCGCATCCGTGAAGTTGTGGCGGTAGACGAGCGCATCGAAGACGTCGTCGAAGTAGTGACGACGGCCGTAGTAGCTGCGTCCGGCGCTTGAACGAGGATTCTTACTCGTGCCGAGCGCCGTCCTCACGAGTTCACCACCACTCGCGATGTTGAGTGCTTCGGTGATCTCATCGTCAGGCATATTCATGCTCTTGAGGAACGCGATCTTGCTTCCGATGGCACCTGGTGCGTCACGCAGAATGAAGACTGCACGCTCGATACGACCCTCGCGCGTCGTGGCTGGGTGCTTGTACTCCGGCTTCTGAAGACGCGGATTCGGATCTCCTCGATGGTGCTTGTCCATCCACCCGCGAGGATGGAATCGAGCGGGAGCTCCGCAGATGCCACAAATGCGTTGCTGGTTGGTACCTGGGCGCACCGTCTGTTGATAGACGTGCTGTCGGTACCGCGTGCACTCGACGTCGTACTCACCCGGAGGAACGAGTCCGCGAGGGTTCTCCGTCATCTTGCGCGGGTGATCGATGGTGTGGGTGTGAGGTGCCAGATCGTGAACGAACTCGAGATCGGCGCCGATGTGCCAGTTGCCGCGCTTTTGAAAGAGCTTGCTGACGTAGTACCCACCGCTCACGGGCCCCTGGTAGATGCGAAATGTTGGACCGCCGCCCGAGATGTACGTGAACCCTCTCGATTTTGCTTCTTGGATCGCAGCGTCGTACGAATCCCAATCGCGCACCATCGGGTTCTCCTGAAGACCCTCGTAAGGGTCTGCCCAACTACATCCCGAGCAGGTCCACGGGTTCGCGTTCATTCGCACGCCTCTTCTTCCTCTTCGTCCTCCTCGTCTTCGAACTCTTCTTCCTCGTCTTCGTATTCTTCTTCCTCGGGCGCAGAGCATGGACCGACCTCGGCGCACTCGATCTCGAGATCGTAGCGATCCTCGGCCATGCCCGCGATCTCTTCCATGCAGCCGAGCATGTCCGAGACGTAGATCTGAACCTGATGCGGGTTGTTGGCGGTGAGGGCCTTGTTCAAGCCCACCAAGTCCTCACGGACACGCCGCATGAACGCACGAATTTCGCCCTTGGTCGGCTTGCTCATCGTGAACCATCCTACCCCTGTTTGAATCGAGCGTCAGCCTACGTAAACTCGACGAAACCCGCGCGATCCACGATGTAGAACCGACCGCCTTTTTGGACGATGTCTCCGACGCTCATGCTTGTGTGCTGAAGCCCGCGTGACGAGATGAAACCACGAGCCTCGCCGTGAGGGCTCCAGTTCTCACCCTGCATCATGCCAAAAATGGCTTCGAGATACGTTTCGGCGACTCGACCGATGCACACATGTGTCTTCTCGAGTGCTGCCGGGTCCGGCATCAGGTTCTTCTTCTTGAGCCACTCGACGCCCATGTTGCCGTCGCCAAAGAACTCAGTACGCGCATACCAGATGCGCGTCGAACCAAGTGCGTAGGCGCCGACAGGTGTAGTTGCCCCGAATTGAGTTTGGCCGTGGCCAGCCCACGCAGAACTCACGATCCTTTGAAGCTCTCCGTCTGCGCAGTCAGGAACTAGCCGCAAGACACCACCTTTCCCACGAATCACGCGACGTGGGTTGGGTGAACGTCCTGGAAAGTCGGGCGGCGGCGCGTACTCCTGTTCGTGAATCAACCGTTGGCGTTCGTGCTTCGCGATCTGAAGTGCAAGCTCTTCGCGGATGGCCAGCGGGATGTACTGCTGAACGACGTCCTGCGCCGGCGACTGGCGATAGAACGTCGAGAGTGGCTTCCCCAAGATGAGCTCGTGCACGTACATTGCTGCGCCAAGATTCACCCACTCGATCCACAAATACGGCGCGAGGCGTGCGTCGTACGCGCGAGGATCAGCGAGGACGCGCTTCTTCAGATCGTAGAGCTCGCGGGTGTTGTCGATGTAGATCCAGAGATCATCGATCGCGTGCTCCTTGTCCCCGCCCCACCAATCCGACGGGTTCCGCGCCATCCGGTACTCAGCAGGGAAGCTCCGGTAGCAGCCCTCGCAGACCGGCCCGATGTAAAGAATGCGGAAGTCGTCGAGCGCGTCGTTCGGACACGGTTTCCATGCACGCGTATCGAGCGTGTCGCGCGAGCCGTCCGCGTGCGGCATCTTGCAAACAAGGCTCTCACAGTTGCAGCGCATCCTTCGTGGCTCCCTTGTCGGTCACGACCAGTGTACGCTAACCCACACGCCGATGAACCCGTTCCTTCCTTCGTGGATCTTCCAACAGCAGTACAAAGAAAGGGAAGCAGCACGCAAGCGAATGCTTGCGACGCCGTCGGAGCCGTGGACACCGGACATCAAGTGGAAGCCGGTCTTGCACATCCAGGTCGAGAGCTACCGCTGGTTCGTGCGTGATCTTTTCCCCGAAGCCACTGAGGTGCTGCCGGGTGAAGATTTCGCTCGTCATAAGTGCATGGTGCTCTCGCCGTCCGGTCGCTTCTGCTACGCGAAGAAGATCCTGCCTCCGAACGGCATGCTCGCAACGTTGTCGGGTCGCAAGCATGGGCACGTATTCTTCGACGCACCGGTGATGATCCCGATGCTCTTCGAACGCAAGCAATCAGGAGAACGGTTCTACGATTTCCCGGAAGAGCCGTGGATGAGCCTCACACCGATGGAGCTCTTCTCGCTTCGTCCCGGCACGAAGCTGACGAAGGGCCACACGGTTATCGCTGGGCTCGGGCTCGGTCACCAGCTCATCGAAGTCAGCCATCGCCCAACTGTTCGCGCGATCACGCTCGTCGAGAAAAATCCTGAGCTTGTGAGTTGGCTTCTTCCGCGAATCCGAACGCACATGGACCCGCGTGTGCCGCTTCGTGTGATCGTAGGAAGCGCTTACGACATCGTGCCGCAGCTCACCGCTGACGTTGCACTCATCGACATCTTCCCGCGCTACGGTGGCAACCGAGAGACCTGGCGTTACAAGACGCGCGGATGTCCCGCCATCGGCCGAGTTTGGGTGTGGGGTGGGTGAGGACAGCAGGGCCGTGACCAGGTAGAGTCGTTCGTATGGTCGGTCCGCATACCTATCGCGTGCAGCCAGGGGATACTCCGACGCGCATCGCGATCCAGTTCACGCGCTGCCCGAAGTGCGCACGCGATCTCGTGCTCGTGAACCCGCAGAAGCGACATGTCATGCTGCCGAACGGCTTTCTCACGTTCACCGATCTTCGGGTCGGTGAGGAATTGAGGCTGCCGAACAAGTGGTTCGACGGCACGAACAAGCTCGAAGACAAGAGCGCGTGGCCGTGGCCGCCAGGCTGGGACGAACATTGGATCGATCAGCCGTTGGTTGGTCTTGGAGACGTCGCCTCCGATCTCGCTGCTTCACCGGAGTGGGCTGACATCCTGAAACAGCTCAAGGCGGAAGGTGTTGATCCTGCGACTCCTGCTGGAAAACTCATCGTCGACACAGCGCAACAGACCTTCGTCACGCAGTTCACCAGCCTGACTTCCAACTCGCTCGGCGTGGATATCGGAACAGCTAAAGTTGCTGCGAAGCAATTCGTTCTCGCCGGACAGACCATTGCTGGAGCAGTGACGAACATCAACGGCATCATCGAAGCGTCGAAGAGCGGTGTACCTCCGCAACAAGTTGCTCTGATGTTCACAGGAACGCTCATCGGACTCGCAGCAGCCGGAGGTTTGATCGTGCCCGGTGTCGGCGCTGCGATCATGCTTGGCGTCGGGTTCCTGCTCAAGGCGTTGCCTTGGGGCGATAAGCCAGCAGGCACACTCATCTGCGGGACAGATGAGAACGGGATGCACGTCGTCGATCCGAAATTCGTCATCGGATGTGTCGCAGTAACAGGCTGCGACGGCCAGCACCCTACGCCTTGTCAGATTCAACCTGGCAGCTCACTGTGGCGACATTTTCCGGTTCCGAGTTCTGACCCAAATTCCCCCGATGCCGGTTGGTTTGAACCCTTCGGTGCACCATCGGTGTTCTGGCCACCCGCCGCTCCAATTTATTGGTCTGCGTGGACGAACAAATCTGTGTTTGCGCGTCCGATCGATGTCGCGTTTCCAGAGTACCGACAGCTCGAGTGCGAGCTTGCAAACTCGTACGCGTTGCCGGGCATCTCGCTCAAAGACATCGGCTTTCTTCGAGGCGCAGCCGTCATCGCGTTCCTGTCGGCGTTCTTCGCCGCGTGGAGAATGAACAAAGAGTACGCGCTCAACGGCCTCAAACCGCGAGAAGACTGGGAAGTTCTTCTTCACACGTTGCGTGTGTGGAATCGAGCACACGAGCCTGGTGACGGATTCGATTTCGAGCAGTCAACATCAACGCCGATCGGAGCAACATCCCGTGACGATTGTACGTACGTGCAGAGCACGTACGCGTCGATGCTCGTCAACAAAGCTGTGGGCGGTGCTAGCGGTACGGCTTACCAAGACGATGTCGTAGGTGGAAAGCTGCATCTCAACACGGGGAATCAAAAGACGACGAAGTTCATCGTCCCTCCAGGTCCGACCCTCGCACGCTCGCGTATCGATCTTGTTGCAGCACAAAGCGCGTCAACGTCGATGAGCACGACGAGCAAAGTGCTCATCGGTACCGCCATCGCAGTCGGACTCGGCGCACTCTCGCTCGAAGCGTACGCGCGCATGCACCACATGACCTTCGGTCAGAGCGCGAAGCATGTCTGGTCAGGTGTCACGAGCAAGTTCCACCGCACTCCTCGCATGGGTGGGCGTCCAATGCGTGCGCTTCCGCGTTCGCGTCGTCGGTAGCGGACCGACAAGGGAGCCACGAAGGTGAACGTTGTTCCGCTCTTCAGGAACCCGAAGCGTGACCCTTTCAAGGTGCTCGAGGCGCTGGCGCGCGTTTCGTGGGACGTCTTCAGTCAGTGCTACAAGCCGGACTGCTGCATCGCTGCGACCAAAGTAGGGATCGAAGCGCTCAAACCGTTCGGGATCGCAGGCAGACCGATGCCGACACGCACGATGGCAGCCAACGCGGCGTACTGGCTCTACGTGGAAGGCAAGGTTCCTGAACCCGACTCGACTGCACGCGTCCTCATTATCGATGACACGTGCGACGACGGTACGGGGTACCCGGGCCACCTCGTCATCGTCGGCAAGGTGAAGGGCATCCCATTTCTCTTGGATCTGTCGGCTGTGCAGCTCGATCGACCTCACAAGGAGATCCACGTCCCGCCCGAAGGACTCCTCATCTTTTTGCCGCCGACGTTCGAGTTCAAGGGCACGTGGGCTGTTCCCGTCATCAATCCCCGAGGCGGTGCGATCCTCTACGCTCCTCATCCGAACCCACCGGATTACACGACGGCGTCGGACTGGTATCTTCGAACACCGTGGCACCACGCGACTTTTACGCGAATGCGTGATGAGCTGATCGAAGCCACGCGACAGGAGCTCGGTGAGTAACGTGGAAACTGCAACCATTCTCGAGACCCACCAGGATGCATCCGAAGCCAAGCCAGGGCTCTACGTCGTGCACTCGGGAAGCCCGGCTTACTTTCCGGTGATGGGGTTCATCGAGGAGGGTCACGCGAAGCTTGTCGGCGAGTTCTACGACGATCGAGGACGTGTTGTGACCGTGGATGTTACGTCCAAGCCGGCGGTGTACATCGCGAACCCCGAGCCGACGAAGCACATGATCTCGATCGGGCCGGAGTTCTTCATCACGGCCCTCAAGGACTACACCGATTGGCCCATCAAGTGGTGGCGCGAAGCCGTGCAGAACGCTGTCGACGCCGGCGGGACGAACATCACGCTCGGATCGGTCAAGCACGAGGACGGTACCGTCACAGTCTTCTGTGACGACGACGGCAGTGGCATGGACGAGGACACCATCATCAACAAGTTCCTCGTCCTCGGTGCGACGACCAAGATTGGAGCGAGTGGAGCTGCGGGCGGGTTCGGCAAAGCCAAGGAGCTCCTCCTCTTGCCTTGGGTTGCGTGGCGTATTCACTCACGCGACACGCTCATCCAAGGCGCAGGCATCGACTACACGCTCATTCGCACAGCATTTCGCCAAGGAACACGGCTCGAAGTCGTGATGCCGCCCGACAAGACCACCGACGGCGCCATCGCGCTCGGTTTTCTCCAGAAGTGCTACCTGCCGAACGTGAACTTCACGGTCAACGGTGTACCAGCTCGAGCTGATCTCGCGGGTGGCAACGTCATCGACAGCGTACCGGACAAGGCAGAGATCTACTTCATCCCCGCGAACGACAAGCAGTCGTATCTCTACGTTCGTACGCGTGGTCTCTACATGTTCTCGAGCTACGTCGGACCCATCCCGGGATTTCTTGTCGCAGAGCTTCTCGCGCCTTCGATCGAGATCCTGACGGCCAACCGTGACGGGTTCCGTGATCGGTACGTGGCCATGGCGGTGGATCGCCTCGGTGAGCGCATCGCGAAGGACAACATAAGCGCTCTTCGCGCCGGTAAGGGCCTTATCCGCAAGAAGTACGAAGGCACGGGCAAGTTTCGCTCGCGTGAACGAGCTTCTGAACTTCTCGAGCGCATCGGGCCCTACAGCTCGGGGCTTCTCAAGGAGCAGGACGCGCAGACCATCGTGGCTACGATCGGTGACTACGCGCGTCGGGAAGAAGCAACACTAGCGTCACTTCCGTCGGCGCCTGTTGCAGCGGCCATGCTCGATCAGAAATTCCTTGGCCCGAACCACCTCGAAGCTGCGATCAAGCAGCTCGTGTGGGAGCCAGACTTCTACCTGATGAACGACATCGAGGGCTACTTCGTCCCGAAGAAGTTTTTCCCGGAGACGATGACGCCAACTGTTCTCAAGCTCGCCAAGGTGTGGGCCGAGCTCTGTCGCTACGTCCTCATGCAGCTCGGCACCGATCGTCGCTTCGGTGTGGGCTTCATCTTCTCTGAGGAGGTGGCTGCCGCAGCCGTGGAAGAGGAAGGACGTGATGAACGTGTCGAGCCATGGCTAATGGTCAACCCGTTCAAGGACATGCACAAGCGTGATGAGATGTGGCGCACAACCGATGCCGATCTCAAGTGGCTCTACGCGGCTGCGATCCACGAATCAACACACATCGCCGATCGCATCAGCTACCACGACGAGAGCTTTGCTGCGGCGCTCACGCGCAACGTGGCCAAGTGTGCGGACGGGTATCGCAAGATCAAGCAGATCGCTGGAGGCATCCGCATGCGTGGCGCACCGGAGCTCGACTGATGGGCTGGGCGCTCACCAACACTGTCAGTAGCGGGCATCGCTACCGCTTCGTTGTTCAGCAGCCGACAACGGTGGGCGGTGCGTGGGGCGATGTTCAGAGTGCGCTGCAAACGGACTGGGGCTTCGGCTACGTCGGCAACGATGTCACTCTCCAGCAAGTCGGTTCGAGCAATCTGTGGGTAGGAGAAGCCATCCCGAACTCCGGGGTGGGATGGACACCAGCAACGGTTGCTGCGCAGTCGCAGAGCGTGAAGAACGGCTTCACGTACCTCGCGATAGCCGTGCAAGCGCGCGACGACCTCACGAGGCTTGTTCACAAGGGATCGACCTACAGCTTCGACGTTCGTGTGCCTTCGGCGTGGACCGTCAGCCAGGTGATGACCTACTTGCAAGGCAAAGGCTGGAACGTCGCGTCGGTCGTTCCAACCTCTGATGCCGTCAGCCTTCTTGCGGGTAGGGTCAACAGCATCGCGAAGACGATCGCGTTTGCGATCACGGGCACGTGGAACGGCGCCGACAAGACGTCTATCGCGGATTCGGATGGAACGATCAGCTACGGGATCTTCTCGAGCCAAGCGCCGGTCTCCATCGCGGGTACGACACCGGCGGTAGGAGCAGCATCCTCTAGCAATGCGACGCCGTGGCTCATCGCTCTCGGGCTCGTAGGCGTAGCGGGGCTTGGTCTCTTCGCCTTCACTCGTAGCAAGGCGAAACAGAATCCGTCTTCGCCGATCTACTTCGACGATCTGCCACTCGAGGAGCGTCAACGACACGCACAATTGTGGCGCGCGTCGATCGCGAAACTTCGCGAGTTGTCGTACCCGTTCCAAGCAACGTTCGACGGCGAGCGCGTCACTGTGCTCGGTCGCGTACGAGATTTCGAGCCCTACACAAGTCATCCATGCCAGCAAGCTGAAGCTACCGACGAATCGATGATGGTTCGTGGATCGGATGGCAATAAGTTCATCGTCTTCGGCCACAGCTTGTTTGTCGGCGACCAACGCCTCGTGTACCAATCCGGCTACCGTCGCCGTCCTGTAGTTGATCCTTTGGGACTAGGGTGGAAAGAGAATCCTATCGGCGTCTTCATCTACGACCTCGACGCGCTCGACAAGCTCGCGGAGCTCGAAGGTGCACACTGGCTCGAAGACGACCGTCGCATGTGGCAGCAGTACCGCAGCGGAAACACGGCGCACGCGTTTCAATTCGCGTGGTGGCACACGCACAAGCCAGGTGTCCTCGAGCCACAAGATCTTCCGTACTGGAAAGAGTATTTCGCTGGTGACATGGGCATCGAGCTCGGCGTCATCTACGGCGACGGTGGCTACGCGCGCTTCGCAGTGACCGACGAAGGTGAAATCGTGCTCGAAGGCAACACGACGCGTGCGGAGAAGATCGAACGCGCTGCCCAGCTTGGGTTTCGAGTTGTGCGATGAGCGATTCCAGTTCTTCCGGCTTTGGTGAGGTCATCGCGCTCACTCTCGGCGTCTCGGCAGCCGGACTCGCTGCGTGGTGGCTCGTCATGAAGGCTCCGCGCATCCTGGCTGCGCGTCGCGCAGAGCTCAACTCGCCGCCGCGAGGAACAGTTCGAACGTTCGCCGAGGACACTATATTCAAGAAGTGCTCGTGCGGTCGCGCGTACACGAAGGCACAGTGGAAAAAGCTGCCGTTCGTCGGGTACCAGAAGTACGAATGGGGCGAGGTTCAGGAGCTACGCAACTGCGTCTGCGGCTCAACGATGGTCGTCGTGATCATCGAGGGCGACCGTGACTTGATGTAGGCTTGGCGCATGACCGCCGATCAGGCTTCCATCCTCGCAGCAGGTCTCGGTCACGGCCGCCTTCACGCGTACGTCAAGAGCGGACGGATCGTGTTTACGGGCGGTCAGAGTGATCACTCGCTAGACATCGCAGCTTCTACCGAAGCACGCGTCCGTGCGCATTGGGACGGCTACGTCGAAAATAACGCTAAGTTTCTAGCCTCATCGGCAGCCATCGAACGGTTGCGTGCACGCGTCGAGCGTGAAGCCAAACGCTTGCGGGACAAAGAGTGGAGCTTGCCCGATGCCATGCGTGCGGCGCGTGTGAAGGCAGCTTTCGACACGTTCGACGATGTGTACTGGCGGCTTGAGGCCGTTCCAGACGAGGATCTATACGACGACAGCCACATCGACGATCCGCAAGAGAAGAAAAACTTGTGGAATCGCATCGAGAGCGAAGGTGTGTGGGGTATCAAATCGTCTTGGCGTCTGAGCGAAGACCCTGTTTACGATCCACCGAGCTCGAAGCACCACGGGAAGCTCATCATGAGCGCGAAGTGGGAGGAAGCAGACGCTACGTGGGGCTTCGTTGGAGATGAATGGAAGGACTCAGGTTACGACACCGATCTCAGACGTGCTGCAATGCACGCGTTTCTGGAAGCAGCCGGCGCTATTCCACTCACTCAAGTACCCGAAGATGCACTCGCTGATTTTTGGTTCGCTGTCGAGATCGCGCGCTTCGCGACGCGTTCAGATGCAGCGGTTCAAGAAGCGGACGCCAAGGGCATTATCCTTCTGTCTGTCGGCGGCGCTGTGCCCAAGTCTTCGTCTGTGCCGCCACCGATAGTTCCAACACGTGCGCCGCACTTCGCATCGAAGCACACGTTTCAGATCCGCCAGGACGTGTACGCTGGATGGAACGTCCTGCGCTTCGAGCAACCTCCGTTTGGGCCGGCTCAAGTAGAGAGGATGACGTCGCAGCTCGAGCCTCGCAAAGAAGCGCTCAACGTCGCCAAGAGCTACGCGCTCGATCTCGCGCAACGCATGCAACCGAACCCGAACGCGATCCGTGTGCTCGATGAGCAAGGTGTGTGCGTCTACGCCGTGAAATCGACGGCTGCCGGACCACTCGAAGTGCCATGCCCTCCATCCGATCTCGATCGACCGGCTGTGCCGCGTCAGTACAACCCTCGATCGAATCCGCTCTCGCGCAACGCACAGACTGCTATCACGATCAGTCTAGTGTTGGGAGGTTTCGGTGCTGTCGTGTGGCTGCTTCGCAGGCATTACAATGCGCCAGTAGCATCGGCGTCGATTCCATCGACTCCATCAGCACTGCCAAAGCACACAAGCAACGATTGCAGGCCCGACGACTGGTTGAGCGGTGCGTGGCAAGCTCTTGATTCTGACATCGTGACGCTGCAACACGGCAAGCTTTACTGGTTTGAAGTCTTCGATCGTAACGGCACACTCTCACAAGCCACCATCCGAAATGTTCTCACCGCAGGTGGTTGGAACATCCGAACAGGACCAACCTCACGCCCCGGTTTCCTGACCAAGCTCGAGTGGGTGGTCACAGCATTCTGGACCGGACCCACAACAACGACAGCGCGATACACGGACCTGACAAACTTGGGCTTGGAGACCAACTACGGCAGCTTCTACCTCTGCATCTACTCCTGAGAGGAATCCATGCGCCAACATCGCGTTCGAGCCGGTGACTCTCCCGTCGAGATCGCCATCCAGTACACAGGCTGTCCGAAGTGCGCACGTGATCTCGTGCTTGTGAACCCGCAGAAGGCTCGCGTGACGTATCCGAACGGCTTCATCACGTTCCGTGAGCTCTACGATGGCGAAGTGCTCAACCTGCCGAACAAGTGGTTCGACGGCACGAACTTCGACGAGGACAAGAGTTCATGGCCATGGCCACCGGGTTGGGATGAAAACTGGCAGCAGCACCGTCGCTAGCGTGCGCCCTTGGGACGTCCTTGGATCTACTGTGCGGCTCTACCACGGGTCGTACCTCGGCAACGCTTCGTCGCTGCTCGAGAAAGGCGTCGTCCCACGCCGACAACTCATCGACTGCGACAGGTTCGTCGACGGTGTGCTCAACGATTACGGTGTCACGCGCGCTGATCTGCCGGCCTGGACGTGGGGCTACGCACTCGAGCGCTGCCAAGACACGGCCAAGGTGGTGTACCTCTCCGCCGACTACACATACGCGCTCGGCAACAGCTTGGCTGGCTTCGAAGCCGAGGACAGCCTTCGTCACATCATCGCGAAGGAGCTCGGACTACCAGGCTACATCCCACCCGACAGAGACAGCGTGATGTGCGCCGTCGATGTCCCAACGCGCGTTCTCTTCAGTCCTGATGTCGAAACCGGATCGTACGGCATCGAGCGAGAGGAGATCTTCTTCCACTGCCTCACGGAGACGCCGCGCATCTTCAAGGATACCGATCACATTCTTCGCACGATGTTCCGCGTCGTGACCTTCCACAAGATCCCAGCGAACTGGATCAAATCTTGTTGGTCCGCGAAGCGACCTGAGTTCTTCAGGCCGAAGCGCTAGATCACGTGCACGGGATCTCGGTCCACCACGGTACGGATCGACCGGCGAGTTTGCCCCATCGAGGATCGCTGGAACCTGTTCTCCATGTGGGCTGCACAGCATAGAGACACGCTCCACGTTCATCGAGCACACGCACCGCGTTCGGATTGTTCAACTGCCGACTGGCGATGTACTGCGCGTGGTGCATTGCCCACTCAAGTGCCTGCCCGCGTGATCCGAACGCGAACTGCACCTTCGAGTGTGCAGGTTTTCCTGTGTAGAACGGATCATCGATCGTCGAGTTGCGCACGAGCTCGACAACGAGCCATCGACCAGAGCGTTTGTCCTGCACGAGCTTGTACTCGTAGACAGGGAAGCTTGCACTCGTCGGCGTGTATGGATTGCGTACCGGACGCGTGCGGATCGTCGGCTTGTTTCTGTCGACTTGTGCTTCTACGTAGCCACGCCGATAGCCTTCGTACCAGATGGTCACGAGTCGCAGATCAGGTGATGACCGTTCGATCTGGAAATCAGCGGGGTTCTCGTTGAGGCGTCCGTTGCGCCCAGCTTCGTATCCACGATGATAGGCGTGCTGGATGACGTCGAGAGCGATGGGTGTACTGTTCCACGTGTAGATCCACGAACCGCGTCGACGTTGTGCATCTCCGAGCCACGTCACGAACCGCACGTTCGACGAGTTCGTTGGGTTCTTGTGCTGGAGCTTGTCGAAAGCGTTGGCCGCAACCCACACCACAGCCACTCCAGCAGCGAACGATCCGGTAACAGCAAGCAGAACTGTCCAAGCAGGCCACGGATCACTCGGCGGCAGCGTCAAGTCGCTCATGATCACCCCTCGTGGAGCGCGATACCTGCTGCAAGCCGTCGATTCATCACGCCGAGGCGTCGTGCAGCCACACGCGGCGAGACCATCGGGAACCATCCGACGACGGCTTCGTCGAAGTCATCCACGATGATGAGTGCGTCCTCGATGTCGAACCCGAAGTTCACGAGATCGCTGACGATGAACGCAACGTAGCGACTCAATTTGAAGAGCGACCGCGTCGGCTTCTGCATCGGTACGCGCGACTGGAACATCTTGAGGAACTCTTGCGCGAGCTGTTTACTCGGCGTGCCCTCGATCCATTCGTCGAAGATGAATTGTCCGTAGCCGTCGATGATCTGCTGAACCTGAGTGGTAGGCAGTCCTTGGCTCTCGAGCTGTCTCACGACTTTGTTCACGTACTCCACGATGTCCGTGAGCGTGTATTCCTCGTCACCAAAGACCGACATGGACAACTCCCTCACCAGGTCAGGTGCAACGAAGGCTAAAGCTACACCTTCGTGGCTCCCTTGTCGTTCCTAGCGTCAGCTTCGAATAGCCTGCCAGATTTGCTGTGCCCAGCCGCTATACGACGATGGGTGAACTCCATCACTCGACAGCGGCACTGTTGCTGCCGGTACAACATCGACGCCAAGTGATTCGATGAGTGCGCGCACGCCAATCATCGGGTGCGCAGGCATGATCGGCGGTTGTACCCACACGATGCGTGCGCCGGTTGCGCGCAGACGATCGCGGAACTGCTCGTACGGACCACGTGGCGGCGCTGGTGAGTAGCCAAGATCGTTGGTGCCGAGCACGACGATTATGAGGGTTGGCGCGTAGGCTTCGAGCCAATCGGCCCACCTGTTGTCCACCCACTGCTTGACGGTAGTTCCTGCTTTTGCTTCGTAGCGAAAGCGCGCCAACATGCCGCTGTCACTCTGCGTAACGAGCTTCTGGAGATGCGGTGCGAGACCCACGGCGAGACTGTCGCCGATGAGCGCGACACGCATGGGAACAACAGTTGTACTCGTTGAAGGCTCACCGCTCTTTCGTGCGAGTAGGTAGCCGAGAAAGATGACGATCCCGCTTGCCGTACCGAGAAGCGCTGCGCGGCGAACGGTTCGCGACATCATGGCTTGCGTTGCTTGTAGAAATTCTTGACCGACTCGACGACAGCGTGCGGGTTGATGCCGTTGACGAAGATCTCCCAGCGATCTTCCACTTCGTCCTTGTCGTTACGCGGTACCCACACTTGATCGGTGAAATTGAACGGCGCAAACCCGCCAATGATGGCGCCACTGTAGTGAGCGGTGTCGAGCAGGAATGACACGCCGCCCTTTTCACCGTCACGGTGCTCCGAAAGCGCGATGTGGATCGAGACGTCGACGAGATCCGTGTCACCTGTCGTGCGTGCACCCGCCTCTGCGGCTGGCGGATAGACGTTGAGCTCCCAAGTAGGCTCTGCGTCATGATGATCGAACGGTCCTTCGACCATGAAGTCTTGTGCTTGGAACGCTTCGCCGATGCTTGTGAGCAGCCGAACGATCTTGGGCTCGTACTTGTGTACCAGCTTGTCGACGCGGTCCTTGTCTTCGATGTACGTCATGGTGCCTCGTGCTTCGTGGAGAGTATCATCGAGTTCGACAAGGGAGCCACGAATGGACGCCCTGCATCTAGTTGAGGAACTTGTCACCCGTGAGGCTCGCGGTAGTGCAAAGCTGCCTCATATTTTCTGCGATACGCGCGCAGCGTACGAGAGCGAAGAAGAGTTTCAAGCATTCATCGCGAGCATGTGTGAAGCCGCGACGGAGCGCGGCTTTTATGCACGCATCGTTGCATCGTACATCTGCGACGATGGTGATCTATGGGATGTCGCGATCCATCTCGATCGACTTCTCGCTTGACTTACCAAACTTGGTGATAGGCTCGTTGCATGCACAGCGCTCTCGCTCACGTCGCGCACGATCCGATCAGCCCCTTCACCTTCGACTACCGAGGCACCAAGACGGTGATCTCGAAGGCTAGAGGACGCTGGTGTTACGGGCACAGTGGCGGTCGTGGGAAACGATGCGCACCGACGTTTCGCCAAGCCGTCATCTTGGCCAAGCATGCCGTCGATGCACGTCACCAGTACGGCCACGAGAATCCTGCCACTCCAGCCACGGAGAACTCGGGCGGAGGAGGCGTCCTTCTCGCTCTCGTCGCAGCAGCTCTCGCCGGTGGCGGCGTGTACCTCTACATGAGGCACAACGCGAACACGGCAGCCATCACCGATCCCGCGCAGATCATCATGGCGAAGATCAACCTCGAGCAGGTAGCCGGGAACCCCAGTCTTCACTTCACGTACAAGCGCGATCAACCGATGACGTCTGCGACGCCGGCGTTCGCACAGGGCCTCTCACAATTTCAGGTCGCATTCAATCGCTTGGTGACGCCGGACAAGCTTGCTGATCTTCAGAAAGATTTGGGCCAGGCGAAGTTGCCTGCGTTTCCGCTTCGCACTGACGGCGTGCTCGATCGACCGACGTTCGACTGGCTCATCTACGCGCAGGGCTAGTTCGTGAAGTCGTCACCGACAGCGAGCTTCGCGGCAGCTACCTATCCGCTTCCTCCTAACCGTGCCGGCATTGCCGGCAACCATCAGGAGGGATCGCTTATTATCGGTGGGCAACCGACGATTCAGATTGCAGTAGCCGATCCCCCTTTCGACCTCATGGGCGTTGTCATTTCTCCCTTGGGGCTTGGCGATTTTTTCGCCGAGGTCGCCGCGTATTTCTACGCGAACTTCGGCCAGGCGTCGGCAGCTCGGTTTCAGCTCATCGGGATTCAGGGCGGGCTCACAATCAATGGCGCCGATCCGGCCGTCGGATTTTACCAGGCGCAACCGGATGGTGGGAATCCGCCGATTCAGCCCATCGTTCTTGGCGCAACGACGCGGATTTTGCTCGATACGGGTGGGCATCTTCCCGCCCCGACCTTCCCGCTCGTAGAGTCGATCAGCATGGCGGCGCTTCCGGCTTTCAACGAGACACGCAGTTTCGCTCCCGTAGGTTCGCCGCCTGTTGCCAACCAAAATAACTTCCCCGTCGCAAACGGCAAGGTGTGGTTCGGGCTTCGAATCGTCTCCGTTACTGGAACGGACATCGTATTTGGGCCCAGCCCCATCGACGGTCCCATCGGGACGATCTTCGCGCAGGAGATTGGTTAGATGGTCGACACGACAGACACTCCCGCGTAACGGTTGATGGCAGCTCATCGAACTTCCATGGAGCACACGAGCACTGCTCTACTTCTCCTCGAGTGGGACAACAACCAATGTCGTCTCTGCGGCGGAACGCGTCCGAACCACGAGATCGGTTGCGTCATCGATCACGCGCTCGCTGAACGTGGTCTCGACACGCAGAAGAACCGCGACAGCGCGCGAAAACTCATCGAGCTGACGCCGCCAATCGTTCGCTGATACCATCAAGGCACACGAAGGCGAGTCATGAGCAAGAAGAAGAAATACAACCCGGAGAAGAGAACCTGGCGCGGTAAGTCCTACAAGAAGGGTGGGAAGCGTGTGCGGGACATCCGTACGAAGCTTCAAGCCAAAAGCATCAGCGAGGACTTCCACCATCGCGAAACACTCTCATTCAACTCGCTCGAGCTCTTCGAGAACCCGATCCTCTTCGAGAACCCCATCTCGGATGGAGCCAAGATGGCGATCGGAGCGGGTGTAGTCGCAGCGCTCGGTCTCGGAGCGTACTTTCTGTTCAAGCCCGCGACGGCTGCATCACCTTCGACTTCGGCGTCAACGACACCCTCATCGAGGCCGCTTGCCGAACCTGTGCATGATCGCGCTGAGCCACCGCCTCCTCCTTCTATCGTTGGTGGTTCGATCAACGATCGGTACATCTACGCCGCTGTGCAGATGTGGAACGGTACTACTTGGCAGCCCGTCGAAGAGGGTTGGATGCTGACATCGCACGCCCGCGCGATTCAGAGCAGCGTCGGCCATGCATTCTGGTTGTACTGGGACTTCTGGCGACCAGCACCCGTCAACGATTGGCACAGCGTCAAGACGCCGCCGGATGGACAACTCGACATCGCCATCTAGTTCACTTCTCCGTGCTTATGAGCGTGCCGTAGCAGCGTACGCATGTACTGCGAAGCAGTGACACCGGCTGCTTCCGACAGGTCGCGTAGCCACGACACCTCGTCAGGCGTCATCCGAATACGGAGCGTGAACGTCTTAGGTGCAGGACGCACAAAGAGTCCGTTCTTTTTCTTCACGACGGTTCCTCTGCATCAGGCGGAATGCTTCCCGGTGCATCGAAGATCGATTTGCGGTCGAGCCAACGATGTCCAATCCACTCGCCTTCTTTCGACATCCATTTTTGTAGGCACGATCCTTCATGCCCGTGCGTTCGATCGCAGCGCGCACCGCTGTAGCGCTTGAGGCACTGCACCTCTGGACTTTCTGCCCACCGATCGCAACCGTCTTCGCCGTCTTTCACGCCAAAGAGACCGCAGTTGCGACACGCGATCTGAACATCGGGGTCCACACCGTTCGGTGGGCGGACACGCGCCTCTTCAGGCGTCGGAACAGAGTGCTTTTTCACGGAGCACTCCGCCCAGCATCGGCGTGGAGGATGCGGTCGCGCACGAACCGAAGCGCAATGGCCGTCGCTTGTGCCGCCGGCGTATCGGGGTTCTCGAGGATGAACGACCGCGCCTCCGCATCACACCACTTCGCGATGGCCTCGCGCTCGCGCTCCACGCGGTGCTTCGCGAACAGTTGGACGCAATTCTGGCCTGGATTCTCCATGACGAGCGCTTCGAGGTTCATTCCCGCTTCGCGGGCGCGCTTGAAGAGTGGCAGGATGTACTCGCGTTCGTAGGTCTTCCATTTCTCGGTGGCTTCGCGCAGAGACAATTCGAGCTTGTCGCGCTGATCGAGCAGGCACCACCCACACACGGAGATCGTTCCTCCGTTCACCGAGTCGCTGTCGACGACGACTTGCGGTCTCTTGCACGTCCGACACGGCTCGAGCGACGGATTCACGCGCTCTCCTCGGACTTGACGAGCTCGAACATGACGAAGCCGTCGTGGATTTTGTCGTCGTCCTTGAGCTCGAGGCCGTGTTTCTTCAACTCTGCGTTCACCTTCTCGATGATGTCTTCGGGGTGATCGTCGTATTCGATGCGGATCATGTGACGATGGTCTCTTTCTCGGCCTTCTTCGCGGTCTTCTCAGCATTCCGCCACGGTCATCCCGTCGTACGGATACTCCGAGCCTCGGTCGCGATCCTGTTGAAGCCAGAGCTCCAAACGGATCGCGCGCTCGCGGGCTCGAAAGGAGGTGCCGCGAACTTTCGTCGCGACGTCGAAGTGTTTGGATCCCATGCCCCATGAACCATCGGCAGCGGATCGCTCTGACAGTTTGCCCATACCCCGACGACGCCCGTCCGACCCCTTTCTGATCGGAAATCGTCGAAATCGACATCCGACGGCGAGCGGGGATGCACATCTCCCCCGCATCCGTCCGTACGTCTGTCGCGTACGGTTCGGCGGCGTAGATGCATATGTCACCGCATCCATTCACTCGTGACAATCGTCTTCACCTGAGTCTCCCGAGCTCGTCGCACCATCGCGCGATCGTCGTTTCGGTGCTCTCGTCCTTGCCCGCTCGCAGGACGACGTGCGCGATGCTCCACTCGATGCACCATGCCTGCCACGCGAACTGCTCGTCGGACAGACGCCCCGTCGCGGTCTTCAGTTCGATCTCGATGTGTCGGCCGCCGCGGCAGATGCCCCAAAGATCGCATTGGCCAGCCACGCCGAACGTCACCTTTCGCTTTCCGAAGCGCGCGACACCGACGTTGCGGCGGAACAATCTGAGATCGGGTAGCAGGCGAGGGGCGGCGAGAAGGAGCGCTGCTTGAAGTTGAGATTCAAGAGACATGCTTCCACGTCTTTCGCGAGCACATGACGCTGATGACTGGCGGAGCCACTCCGTATTCGTCGGCGATCGATGTTTGCAGTTCTCCCGCTTCGACGCGCGCGCGAATCGAACGCACGGCGCCGTCGTTGATCAGCTTCTTGATCCGGTTGCCAGAGATGAGACGCACGAGAGTCGATCGGACGTAGCCTCTGCACGATCTCGACTTCGATGCCATGTCCTTCATGTTGTCATCGTTCGTCCCGAGGAAGAGGTGTCGAGGACTGAAGCACGGACGTACGTCGCATTTGTGCAGAACGAAGAGTCCGTCGGGGACGTCACCGTGCACAACCTGCCACGCGAATCGGTGAAGGAGGATCTTCTTTCCGCCGATCGTGACTCTCGTGTGCCCGGTTCGTAACGGGCTAAACGGTGAGAGGAGGCATTCGTCGCTATCGTGCGCCAGGATGATCGACTTCAGGAGATCGATTCGCGATCGGTTTCTGAAGATCGCGGAGCACGACATGGAGCAGAAGATCCGATCGCCGCGAACGCGAACGCTGTCGAAGAAATAGCAGCCGCACTCCTTGCACATGAACTGCGTCATCGGCGTGGATCGACCTCTCATCGGAAGATGACCAACTTGTCGGAGCTGCGCGTCACGGCCGTGTAGATCCATCGCGTTCGTTTCTCGACGGGCATCCGATGTACCCCGTCGAGCACGACGGCGACCTTCTCGGCCTGGCTCCCCTGCATCTTGTGGCACGTGAGCGCGTAGCCGTAGTCGTAGAGATCACCGAGAGACGCCAGCGGCGCGACGCCGAGCTCGCTCGCGCGGTCGAAGTCGATCGTCTTCTCGGCGTAGAACTGAAGACCGCTCATCTCGACGTCTCTCGTCAGGCCGTCTTCGGGGAAGCTCACTTGGCATGTCCACTTCGGGCGCTTCTCGTTGTCGTCGTGACCGACGTCGCTCGCGATGATGCCGCGCATGCCGTTGAAGATGGGCGGCTTGTTCTTGAGACAGATGACGGCGTCGCCCTTCTGCGGCGGTAGATCGCTCGAGCCGAAGATCGCGTGACGCGCGCTGCGGTTGATCGTCGCTCGAGTTCGGTTCGTCCAGCAAATGACGACCATCGAGAGCATGTCATCGCGACCCGGCACGAAGCTCTTCGCCACGAAGTCGCCGAGCCCTCGATCGCTCACCATCCACACGTGCTTGTCGTCGCAGAAGCGCGTGTGCACGTCGCCGTTCTCTCGGACGTACTTGCTGAGCGCGATGATGGGGTTCGACTCGGCCTGCCGATGAATCTTCTCGAGGCGGATATCGGGGTGGCGCATGAGAGATCCCGATCCGCGTACGGGCTCTAGCTGGCCGTGATCGCCGACCGCCAAGATCGGCACGTCGTAGCGAAGCATCGACTCGAGCATCTCGTCGCTCACCATCGACGCCTCGTCGACGACGATGAGCTTGTACTGTCTGTCGAGCTCCTGACGACGGATGAACCTCGCGTTGTCACACACGCGGCAGCGACCCTCCTTGCGCGGCTTCGGAGGAGGAGGATCGCAGCCGAGGCAGGGACCGAGGTCGACGCGATCGGCGAGTTCCGCGGAGTTCTCGTCAAGCCGATCGATCGCGGGAAGCGCGCGGCAGTTGAGGTTGATCCTGCGGTGTCCGTAGATCACTTCCTTCGGCATGCACTCGGGGCACGGCCTGTAGATGAGCCCATGGATCGTGCCGCAGTAGGGGAGCGACACGGGGAGTCGTTCGCCCGCCTCGTCGTAGACGGCGATGTCCGTAGTCGTCGTGACGCCGTGCTCCTTCAACTTGCGGCCGAGCACGCTCGACGCCTTGCCCGTGAACGCGCAGAACGCGAGCGGCTGCGGCAGCTCGTGCGCCAGCACCGACACTACGGTCGTCTTGCCCGTGTTGTGAACGATGATGCCGTTGGCGACGAAGTTGTTGGCCGGTGGCTCCATCTGAACGTCGTAGGTCGCCTCTTCGCCCATCTTGCGAACGCGAATCACCTTCACGGCGCGGGTAAATTCTTTGTGGAAGTGTTTGTGGGATTCCTTTCCGTGGATGCGTGCGTGTTCGGCGTGTGGCAGCACCGACAGGTTGCTGATGTCGTCGTTGAGCGTGTCTTCGTCGATGTGATGAACGTTCATGCCCTTAGGCAGATACTTGAACGACTTCGATGCCCCCGCGTTGTGCTTGAGCGCGTGCACGAACTCTTCGTAAGAGACGTTGTTCATGGTCGCCTCCACGACCAATTTGGCGCGAGCGACACGCACGTAGTCGTACGCGACGCCGTTACACAAGACGCGCTTGCGTGATCCGATGGGGTGGTAGCGAGTGTTGATGATCACGCGCGGCGGACGCATGTCTAGCGACCGTCGACCCGCCCCATTTCCGGCGAGCATTGCTCCTTGCGCGAGCACCTTGTCCCCCACGCTGAGCGATTCGGCCTGCACGAATTCTCCGCCAGGCGTCGCGACAGGGTGGTCTCCCGTCAGTACCAGATGCCTGCCGTTGCTGAAGTCGACGCGCATCACTGGTTTCACGCCGGAGGCCAACACCGCTACGACTCTATTGCGCGAGATGGTTCCGTCGGACCAGAGAGAGTGAAGATGCGTCGGCATCGTCAGATCGATCCATCGACCAGCGCCGCGTTGCCCGTCCACCCTGAATCCGTTGAACTTCAAGTAGAGGTCGCGGAGGCTGATAGGACGACTGCTTACGCGAGACCCGCGGCTGTACCGAACGACCGTGTCTCCAGACAGGCACCCCGCATAGCCCGCGAACGTGAGCGCCTGCTTCGTCTCCGTGCCTCGATGGAGCCACGTCAGGATGCCCGAGTACGCTTCGCGCTGGTCAGGGCTGAGGTCGTTCTTGTTCATCGCGGCGACGTGATCGGAACGAAGATGTCGCACGCGCACGGTTTGCCGTCGTCACGGGTGCCGGAGCACGACGGCTTGGACAAATCCTCGATCTGAGGCGATGGAGGATTCGAGAACACCAGTGATCGGTGAACATCTCGCATGTGACCGCATCGACACCTATCGTCTTTTTTCATTTCGTTCCTCCGTGCGGTGACGATCCGACGACGTCGACGACGTTCCACGCAAGGCCGCTCGGTGTGAGTTCTAGATCGGGCGCGCACCTCGGGCAGTGCCAAGCGACAGTGGGGATTCGAGACGCAGCGAGATCGGACTCGATGCGCTCGAGATCGCGCGCGTCGGGATCGCATCCGCAGGTCTCGCAGGTCCACTTCTTGTGATTCATCGGTATGTCCTCCCCTGCTTCCCGCTGACGTGAACGCATCCGTGCCTAAGCCACGAGAGCCACGCCCCCATGATCGACATCGCTTCGCGCTGCGCGGCCTCGATCAAATGCTGCTGGAGGCGCTTCGGCGCGCAGCCGCAGACACGAATCGTGCGACCCAGGATGGTCGTCGACACGATCGGTGAACCGTCGGGTTGCAAGTGCATGTCGATCACGAACCGATGCCGACGATGCCGACGTTGTCCTTGATCTCCAGGCTCTCGAACGCGAGGTCGCTGATCGCGTGTCCCCACACGCCATACTGCTTGTGCTTCTTGTAGACAGCCTTGTACGCGCGCGCGAGCTGCCAGAGCAGGTAGCCGACAGACATCTGCTCGCGCTTGTTGCACGTGTACGGCTTGATCGTCACGCGAGCCACCTTGCTCAGCGGGTACGTGAGATCGAACGTGTACGTCCTCGTCGGGAGATAGCTCTCGGTCGTCGCGAACGCTCCGCGACGGCGGCGACGGCTCTTGCCGAGCCGCGCTCCGCTAATGAGAGACCACTGCTCGGGCTTGAGCGTCGCAGCCGTCTCGACGTCTACGAAGAGCGAGAGATCGACCTCGCGCTGCGCGTCGTGCGAGGCACGCATGTCGGAGATGCGAAACATGCCGCGAGGCAGTTTTCGCTTGTGTTTGACGCTCGGTGGTGGCGGCGTCGGGATGCGTTTGATCTCCGTCGCGGGCTTCCTGCGACGGAACGTCATCGGCGGAGGAGTCGCCTTCGCAGGCAGGCCCTTGTGGACGACACGAATCGGCTTGCCGACCTCGACGAGCTCCACCATCTCGATCTCGGGTTCGGGGATCGTGTATGTCGGTTTCGCGCGCATCCACGCCGGCATTGGTCCGCGCGACGGCGGCCAGTTCATGAGACCGATCACCCTCTTCTTCGCTTTTTTTTTCATGTCGATTCCTCCATCCGCTTCATCCGCCTCGCCTCGTGCCCTCGCCTCCCGTTCGCTCTCGAGTCCACGCAGTACGTGCAGAACATCGGGTGATTGCACCCGACGCGCCACTCGCGAGGTCGTCCGCACGTGCTGCACATCGCGATGCCGATCGCGTCATCCACCGCAGCGCCGACGAAGGCCGCAGCGGAGGTGATCAGCGGAACACCGCCAGCGGTCCACTTCGGCGCGAGCCGAACAGGGCTCTTCCTCCCTCGGTAGACGCTCCACGCGCGAGCTTCGGGGGCGCGGCTCTCATACAGGAAGGAGAGGGGGCTACCCTTCGCTCCGAGGTGCTGCGCCTCTTCGAAGAGCTCGAGGATCTCGTCACGGAGGTGGCTCACAAGAAGATGACGACGCGCCCGCGCATCGCCCTCGCGAAGAGGCATGCATCGTCGTGCATGCGATACGGCATCGAGCAGAACGCGCAGCGGCGAAACCACCTCATCACGACCTCTTTTTCTGATCGGCGACCCACGCGACAACGGATCGATGAAGGTTCTCTCTGTGCGAGCTCGTCAGGTGCCAGGCGATCTGGCCTCCGATGTGCCACTCGAAGACGAAGAGCGCGATGGCGGTCGCGCGCTGTTCGATCTTCTCGCCTAGCGTCACGCACGCGGAGAAGATCGGGTTCGGATCGCGGAAGATCGCACTCGCGCGTGCGCGCGTCTCGCCACGCAGCATCGACGCCGACGTAACGGTGGAACCCCACTCCTCGAGCAGCTTGCAGACGTCGGGACGCTGGCCGTTCGAGGCGTACATCGCTTCGTTCTGACCTCGAAGGACGATGAAGAAGGCGAAGCCGAGACCGCCGAGCGATTCGTCGAGGGTCTTGGCGAGATCGCGTAGCGCGCTTTCGGTGGTGTCGCTCATCGCAAGAGGAAGCCTTCACCGTGGAGCTTGAAGAGGATGCGTCCCGCTTCGAGATCGTGGCGCTCCTTCACGGGGCGGACGACGAAGCCCTCGCGCACGTGCGGCGCGAGCGTCGACTTGCCTTCAGCATGCAGGCGCAGTTCTCCGTCCCACGGACCACGGAAGAGAACAGGGACAGTGGGGACGCCGAGTTTCTCCGCCAACGCGAAGAAGTCGTCCGCGTCAAGCCAGCATCGCGTCTTCACATCGATCGCATCGAAGAGGCGCAAGCCGACATCGCCCGTCGAGACACCGTACGGAAATCCGCCGGTGTACCCGTGCGTCTCGCCGTAGATACCGATGTTGGGATGCTCAGCGAGCTTCTCCGTCAAGCTGTACTTGCGCGCCGCCATCCACCACTTCGACGAGGGCACGTCGAGCTTGAAGCGCGTGCGAGATCCGACCCACAAGCGTGTACCGTCGTGAACGTAGCGCGCGTTCTCGCCGTGGAGTTTCTCGGTGAGCACGACCTCCTCACCGAGGACGAGCTTGTCGGGGTAGCGACGCAGGCCCTCGACGTCGTACACCGGCAGCAGCCCCGGATCGCGTTCGTCGCCGCCGCCTTCCTTCTCCTCGGGCGGTTCGTACTTCGTGATCGATAGCGCGGCGGCAACGTCGTCGCCCTCGGACATGCCGACGTCAGCCCTCGTGAGGAGCCCCATCGAGAAGACGCCGCGGAGTCTCTTCGCGCGGATGCGGCGGTGATCGCCGAGGAACGCGAAGCGAAGATCGTTCGGCGCCACAACGGCGTCGACTGGCACGTACACCGCGAGATCGCCTTCGGCGAAGTCGCCGGTGCGGATGATGATCGGGTAACCGCGCACGCTTGTTATCGATAGACTGTCGGCGTTCGGATGCTTCGTCAGTGCGCCAACGCGCACCACTTCAACGTGAAATTCGCTCATGTCGATGCCTCCTTCAAGACCCACGTCTCGCCGGTTACTTCTGCCTGGTACTTCGCGCACTCCTCGCAGAGCTCCGCGTTGACGACGCCGAAGATGACATCGCGCTTGGCGTGCGTCGCCTTACGAAAGCAGCCGGCCTTGCACGGGTGGAGCCTCGCTTCGAGGCTCTCGATGCGCGACTGAAGGGTCGCAGAGCGAAGCGCCTCTGCGTCAAGCTGCGCGCGTAGGCGCACGATGCAGAATTGATCACCGCCGCGCTGGCCGTGCGGGCACGGAGGTATCGCGTCTTCGGTCATAGGTGCCCCCATGTCCTGCCGGAGTGGATCGACTTGATGCACGACTTGCTGACGCCGAACTTCTTCGCAATCGAGATTTTCGTGTCGCCCCGAGCGAGAGCCTCTCTGATTCGCTCGACCTGGAGATCCGTCAGCTTGGATGTCGGGCAACGCTCACCGGGCGGTGTCTTCCAGGTCTTGCCGCGACCCTTGGTCCACATGTCCTTGTTGTTGTCGTCTAGCGTCCCGAGAAACAAATGCTTCGGGTTGGTGCACCTCCGATTGTCGCACTTGTGCAGGACGCACATCCCGTCAGGAATTGGACCCACGAAGACGGTGTACGAAAAACGGTGCGCCAGCATCTTCTTCCAGCCGAACGACACGCATGCGTAGCCGTTCGCCTGAAGGCTGCCGATCCAATCCCAACATCCGCTTGGATGCTTGACGGCCCTGCGCTCAAACGCTTCGAGTCTCGACCGGGGCTTTGGCAGCGGGCGACCGCAGGCTCCGCAAAGGATCTTGAGTTTTTTCACCCGATGCCCTCTTTCTTCAAATACGAAGAGAAGCCGTTATCGTCGGTCTCTTCGGACGGCTCCTCGTATGCGTCCCCTCGAGCAGCCTCGAGCGCACCCTGGACGAGCTCCGCAGCCCTGGTGAGTGCGACCTCGCGCTCCTCTGCCTCAACGGCCTTTGCGTCTTGCGCTTCCTTGCGCGTGATGCGCGACTCGTACGCCGCGATCCACTTCGCGTCGCTGGCGAACGACGCCTTGGTCTCTTCGCTCCACGCCCACGGAGGCCACGCGCCGTAGTGATCCTTGAATTTTGCGCCCGCAAAGCCGGGACGAAATCCCTTGCGCCGAGCGAGCTTCACCATGTCGTCGAAGAACGCTCGGCGCATGTCTTCGGTCGCGGTGCTGCGTTTGACGAGCTCGGCGCTAGTCTCTGCGACGCGCTTCTCTTCGTGGACGTGCTTGAACTCGAAACCGCAGTACGGGCAGATCGTGCGGCTCGGCTCGACGTACGCGAAGCACCCTTTGCAGATTTTCATCTTCATCGGTGAGGGCCGACGGGGACGGTCGGTCAACTCCCAATGCAAATCTTCGTGCGGGAATCCATGCTTGTCGATGTTTTGGGCATGATCTAGCAAGAGCGGAGCGACGCTAGGGTGCTTGAGGCACCCCGACGGGCAGCCCGGATGCCAGGGACGAAGAACTCGCCCGACGCTCTGGCGGTAGAGCACTAGCGACTGCGTCGGCCGCGCGTGGACGACACACTTTGCCGATGGAACGTCCACGCCTTCCAAAAAAATATTGCAATTGCTCACCGCTTCGAGCTCGCCCTCGCCGAGCGCCTTGACGATTCGGCGCCGCTCGCCTTCGGCGGTCGTGCCGTCCACGTGCGCGACGCGCACACCGGCCGCCCCGAAGCGCGCGCAGATGTCGAGCGAGTGCGCGATGCTCGTCGCGAAGATGAACGTGCGCCGACGCGCTCCCTCGGTGTACCCGCCGCCCGCCTTCGGATAGAGGTGCGCCAGCTTCAGCCAATGCTCGACGAGATTTCCGACGAGCTCCTGCTTGCGCATCACCTCGCCGAGCTCGCCCTCGTCGTAGTCGCCAGCGATGACGCGAACGCTCGAGAGATCGGGTGAGACAGGTGTGGAGTAGCAGTCGGGAACGGCAATGAAGCCACCGCGGATCAGTTCCGAGTACGTCGAAACGACTTCGAGGCAGTCGAAGACGCTGCCTAATGGCTTGCCGTCGAGGCGCGCGGGCGTCGCGGTGAAGCCGATGATGATGGCGTCTTTGAAATGCTCAAGCAGGGCCAGGTACGAGTCCGACAGAGATCGATGAGCTTCGTCGATCAGGACGAGTCCGGCGTTGGGCTTCTTGCGGCGCGCGAGCGTCTGGATCGAAGCGATCTGCGTCGAGGCGTCGGGGTTCGTGCGATCGTCGTCGCCGCGCATGACACCGATGTTCGTGATGCCGAGCCGAGTCAGTTGATCGGCGCACTGATCGATGAGCTCTAGACGGTGGCAGACGAAGAGTACGGGCACCGACGACGTGCGGATGATGCTGGCCGCCAGCAACATCTTTCCGGATCCGGTGGGCGAGACTAGAAGAATTTTTTTCTTGCCGTCGCGCACGAGATTACGAAGCGACTGGATGGCGCGCGACTGGTAGGGCCGAAGATCGGTCGGCTTCACGTCCAGCAACGCGGATCGATCAAAGAGCGGCATGGTCATGCGTGACGCTCCAGGTATAAGACCGCAGCGCGAACCAACCCGAGGTCGTCCTTCAGAAATCCGATCGCAGAATTGCACTGACCGCAGAGCGCACCGCGCACCTTCCCTGAGAGGTGGCAGTGATCGATGTGAAGCGGCTTCGATTTCGTTCCGTGTTTGCCGCAGATGCCGCATTCGCTAGCCCGAAGCGAAACGACCAATTCTCGGCTTATCCCGTGCTGCCAAGCGACCTGGCTTTCTGGATATTTGCGCTTGTATTCGAGACTGGCCTTCCTCTTTTTTGATGGGTCTCGTGCGTACTTGATCCGATCCAGTTCGCGGTACTTCTCTGCGTTCTTTGCTCGAAATTTGCGAGCGTACTCCTTCACGTGTTCTCGGTTCTTGTTGCGCCATTCGCGCATGTACGCTGAGTGCGACCGCTTCTCTTCTTCGGATCTCATCGACGACCCCACCGCGCCCGCGCCGCCTTGCGCGCGATGCGACGACGCTGGCGACGTTTCGCCTGGTCGTAGTTCGCGAGAACGATGGCGGCGTCGATCATGTCGGTGGACGACGGACCGAGGAATCCCAAGAAGAAGTTGAAGGCGATGTTCGTCTCTTCTTCGGCACGCTTCTTCTTCAGCGCGCGCATCGCGCGTTTGGCGTCTCGGAGTCTCATTCTTTCGCCTCCCGCGCGAGCTGCGCGCGCGTGACTTCGTCGCGAAGCGCCGTGACCAGTCGGGCGCGAAGCGAGCGGTGGGTGCGACTCTCGTATTCGAGCGCGTATCCGTCGATCAGCGAAATCAGTTCTTGCGCCTCAGCGTAGTCGAGCGCGAACGTGAACTCTCTTCGCGGAGATGGCGTGTCGCACACGCGGCAGTGCGTGAGCCACTCCTTCGCGGCGCCGTTGAAGATGCCGCAGGCGCAGGTCCATCCGGGGATGTCGAGGCTCATGTGGGGTCGACCGATCTCGATAGATCCACATCCATCACACTGCACACACTGAGGTGACGACCATCTCTCGATAGTACGATCCACCGAGCGTGCGGCGAGGAAGGGGGTTGACTCACCCGATCGATTACCTGCTGAATCAGATCGTTCGGATCATCTCGAAGTGTAGTTCTAAGATCGGAGATGAATTGGTCGCGCGGTATGGCGTACACCCTTGACTCGTCTCCTTCTCGAGTAGCGGAGATGAGGTAGTCCAATTTTGGAGAACTGAGACGCAGCCCTCGCATCAGCGCGATCAGCGCGGGAGATATCTCTTCCAGATAGACGTTGTCTTCGGCGCTCATCGCGGCTTCGCTTTCTTGAGCGCGGTGATCGCCTGTTCGTGGATCTCGAAATGAGCCGCGGACGCCGCGCTCAGCGTGTCGCCACGCACGTACCGCTCGAGCGCGCGATAGAGCTCGGGAGCAGCCCTCATGAGGTCGGCGCGATCCTTCGACACGCTCATCGACATCCAGTCTTCAGGCTGCGGGCCGAATCGAAGAACCACGATGTTGTCGCTCTCGCACTGCTGCGAGAGCGTCCACGTCTCTTCGGTCGGATGCTTCACGGAGACCTCCGCAGCGCTTCTTCCACCTCTTCATCCGAAACCGGCGCGGACAAGTACCCCTGGCCGTCGAACACGCAGACGACCTCCCACGGGATCCACGATTCGTCTTCTTGCCTGACCTCGATGAAGACGCGGTCCCCCGTCTTCATGCGCACGAACTCGTGCGCGTACGCATCGGGCGCGACCCATCGATCGTCCGCATCGACGATCTCCTCGGTCTCTGGCTCGCGCCATTTTCGGCACACGATCGTCATTGGAGAGCCCCCTCACGATCGTCGACGATGTTGGCCTGCTGCCACTCGTGCGCGCACGTCGCCGAGCAGCAGGTGACGATGATCGTTCGATCGCTCGTGCGGCCAACAGCGAAGAGCCACGCGCCAGGGAGGCAGAGGAAGTTCGGCTTGACGCCAGTCGAGACGCCGCCGTCCCTTTGGCACTGCGCGCACGTCATGGTGTGACCGATCGGCATCGGCACGACGATGCTGCTCGCCTTTTTCTTGGCCTTCATGCTTCGGGTGCCTCCCCGACATCGGTTGCCAAGAGCAGCGTGCGGACGTCGTCGCGCAGGAGTTCGACCATCCCAAGGCACGCGCGCGCGACGCGACGACGCGGGTGCCCGTCGGGCAGTTCGTGGATCTCCCGCAGCAGCGACTCGGTGCGACGCTCGAAGATCGCGAGCAAGTCGGCTTCGGTGATCGTCGAGCGTCTCACTTTGAGCTCACTTTTGAAGTGAGCGCCTGAACCTCCGAGCCCCATGTCGAGAATGTGGAGCTCTCGATCCGTGAACTCGGGCGTCTCGATGTTTCCCGAGCTCGGGGGTGAATCGTTGATCTCCTGCTCGATGATCTCGACGCGCCCGTCGGGCCACCGTATGGCAGGGAGCATCGTCGATGTGCCGTCGTCCTCGGTGCGCAGGACCTCGCCGCGTTCGCCGTGTTCGCCGCGAAGGTAAGTAAGATTCGTGATCGGTAGAAAAACCTCTTTCATCGCGCACGCCGAGACTTGAGGACCAAGGGCGGATCGGCCTGCTTCGTCTGCTCTCTGAGTCGCCTCGCCTGCTCCTCGTTCGCGGTGCGAAGAACATGGATCTCGGACTTCAACCGATCCACCGACGATGATTTCATCATCTCGTCGGTCAACTTCTGCTCGAGTTCTTCCGCCTGCTTCTCGCTGCGTTGGAGCTGCTCGCAGAGCACCTCGATGAGAGCGACGGCCGCGCGTTCGAGCTTCGTCATTTCGGATCCGATTCGGGTTCGCCGCCGTAGTAGACGCGCGTACTGGCCAACGCTTCGTGGTCCTGCCACATGACTTCCTCAAGCTCGCTGCGCGAGTTGCCGATCTCGTGAAGCGCGCGCGAGAGCGCCTTTTCTGCACGTTTCTGCCGTTTGCTTCGGCTTGAGTTCGCCACCTCGATGAAGAGGGTTTGGATCTCGTTCCGCATGGTCCGCAACAGTCGACCGATCTGCTCATGTCGCTCGAACGGTATCGTCGGATGCTTCATCTTTCTGGTGGCCATCAGCGTTTTCTCTTCCCGTTCGAGTCGAGCCCGCGCTCGACGAGCAGCCGAACGACGTCGCTCATGCTCGGCTCGATGCCCGTCAGGCTCAGGATTTCCTGCTGACGTTTGAGAATCCGATCGTGGAGCGTTTTGGAGATGCGGGCGGCGATTTGCACGTCTTGGTTTTCGGTTGTCACGCATTCGATACTAGCGGATCGTTTCAAAGTTGACAACAGGAACAGAGAGCGTAGTGTCGCGCGTTAGAGAGTTGGTTGGTGGCTGAGGAGGAGGATGTTCATGAGCGATGCGATTCGCATTCGTAGGGCGTGTATTCTCGACACGGAGACGACGGCGCTGGATCCCGCCCAAGCGCAGTGCATCGAGGTGGCCGTCTGCCTCTACGACCTCGAGCACGCGCAACCGATCTCGAGTTTCGCGAGTCTGATCCGCATCGACGGGAACGACGAGTGGGGCATGCCCGCGAATCCCGCTGAGCACATCAACGGCATCAAGCCCGCGATGTTGAAGGATGCGCGACCCGCCGACGAGGTATGGCGTGCGGTGAAGTGGATGATCGCGTCGGCGGACGTCATCGTCGCGCATCGCGCGGAGTTCGATCGCAAGTTCGTCCCCGATTTTCAGAAGCCTTGGGCTTGTTCGAAGATCGACATCCAGTGGCCCGACCGCGCGCGTGGCGACTCACTCGTGCAGCTTGCGCTCGGCCTCGGACTCGGCGTTGCGAGCGCGCATCGGGCGATGGCCGACGTCGACACGCTCGCGCGCATCTTCACGCGCGTCGCCGAGAAGGGGCACTCGCTCGAGGCGATGCTCGTGCGAGCCATGCGTCCGAAGGTGAAGTACGTCTCGCTCGCGCCGTTCGAGGAGCGAGAGATCGTCAAGTCGCACGGCTTCCTTTGGGAACCGTCTGCGAAGGAGTGGTATCGCTTCATGCCGCCCGAAGACGTCGGCGAGCTCCCGTTCAAGGTGCGGACGTGAGCGCGCATATTGGAACGGTCGGCACGCAGGGTTATCGCTTCAGCGTGCGCGTCTCGGCATCGACGGGCGGCGTCGAGGTGGCGGAGGTGTTCGGCGACGATCGCGATCGGGATGACGTTCGCCTCGATCCGATCCAGGCCCGAAACCTCGCCGCGCTTCTCGTGCGGGCGTCGGAAGAGGTTGAGCGGATGCGTGCTCCTGCGGATCGGGAACGGTCACGGATAAGAGTCGGCGATGCTCTGCTCGGAATGCGCGTGCGTTTGGACGGGGAGAAAGGCGAGGGCGAGATCGTTCAAATTCACTTCGGCGCCGTCGAAGTCGATTGGGGAGATGGCCGCATCACCACGGTGAAGCAAAATTCGGTAGGGAACCTTGGGGGACTGCTGCGCTCAGCGGTGAGGTCGCGCCAATGATCTCGCCCAAGTGCGCGAATCCATCGACGTGCGAGATTCATGGACCGCACTGCGAGTGCGGCCATCCGTACGCGCGCCACGGGTTGTCACCCGTCGGGCGGCGTGACGTGCACTCCAAGTGCGCCGACTGCGACTGCGTGAAGGTTCTTCCCGTTTCCGTGGTCGTCGTCGAGACCGACGAAAGCCGCGCGCGTCGTCAAGCCTTCCTCGACGCGCAGCCACCGATTCACGTCGAAGAACTCGATGTCGATCACGCAGCGCATCTCGTTACGAAGGCCGAGAAACTCGCGAAGACATTCCTGAACGCGCTCTCGCCGTCTTTCGACACAAGCGACAACAGGCTCGCGCTCGTTCGACTTCTGCTCGAGTTCGCGCGCGACGAGCGCGTCCGCATGGCCGATCTGCTCGACGCTCGCGCCGCTCGAGAGCGAGCGAGCGGAGATGACATGAGTGACCCGCAGGGCATTGCGAATTGGATTCGCGACGGAGGGAACCCGTGAAGCGCGAGACCGTCACGTACGAGTGCGATGCCTGCAAGAAGGCGATCGAGTGCTCCCCTGGAAAACTGGAAGAGCAGACCGGGGGAGAGTGGCGCATCTTGCGCGTTCACGTCTCTAGGATGAACGGACAGACGGTGTCTGAGGGACACGGCCACGCCTGCTCGAGCGTGTGCGCCGAAAAAGTGGTCGCGTCGCTGGCGATGGCGAAAAGAGGGAAGAGCACCCCTGACAAGCAGACGCCGGCGTCCATCAAGCAGTGGATCACCGATCAGAGGGTGGCTCAGGAGAAGCGATCGAATCGACGGACGCGCACGAAGAAGGGGGCCGCACGATGAGCGATTGGGAACCAGAAGAGTACGCGGACGATCCGAAGGTCAACGCGATGCTCAACATTGCTGCTGGCATTTTCGCCCTTGCGCGCGCGACCGACGGTCTTCTGTACGCGCTGAAATACAGCAAGGGAGAAGGCATGAGTGTCGCGGAAGCGATCGAGGTCGGCGCGAAAAACATCGCAGAAGCGATTCAACTCAGCGATCCCGAACCTGTCGAACCCGTAGACGTCGATCCAATCGTTGAGGCGATTTCTGACATGAAGATCGAACTGTCGACGGAACTGTCGCGCCTGTCGGCGGAACTGTCGGAAGCGATCTCCAAGTCATCGGACGAGCGATGACCTCGCGCGTCTATCTTTGGGAGACAAAAACTACGTCTGAGGACATTTCGAACGGGTCGACGTTTTTTCTGAGAACCATTCTCGATCCGCAGCTCTCTCTCTACATACCCGCGCTGCGCACGATGGGATTCGACCCGATCGGCGCCATCTACGACGTGCTACGCAAGCCGGGACAGTTGCCGTCGAACATTCCGCTCAAGGATGCGGACGGAGTGAAGATCGTCTTCGACGCAGCAGGCCGGCGCGCGCGCACCAAGGACGGCAAGAAGTGGCGTGAGACGGGCGGCGACGGTCTCTTCTTGCAGACGCGACCCGAGACTCCTGAGGAGTACGGCAAGCGTTGTCTCGGCGCCATCGCTGAGGATCCGAATAGGTACTACGCGCGGGCGAAGGTCGTGCGGCTCGAGGCCGACGAGCGCGAGGCTGCGGCGGACGTGTGGAACACGGCCACGCAGATGCGCGACGCGCGAAGACTGAAGGTGTTTGCGCGGAATCCTGATGCGTGCATGTCTTGGTCTCGTGAGTGCGACTACTTGCGCGTCTGCGCTGGGCAGGCCGACATCATGGATCCGATTCTGTTCAGGAACGAGGAGGCGCACGTCGAGTTGAAGTTGGAGAACGAAGAGAGCGGAACCAATCTGCTCACGCAGAGCGCGATGCGTTCGTACCGTTCGTGCCCGCGCAAGTTCTACTATCGCTACGAGCTTCGTCAGCGACCGCTCAGCAAAGCGGAGGCGCTGACCACTGGCAACTCGGTACACGAGGCGCTCGACGTCTTCCGTCGCACCTGTTCGCTCGATGCGGCGCTGGTGGCGCTCACGACCGACGATCTCTACGTGCGCGCGAAGGAGGCGGCGATGCTCGTCGGCTACGCCGCGCGCTGGCCGACTCCGCGAGGCGTCATCGCAATCGAAAAGCAGTTCCGCATCCCGCTCATCAACCCCGCTACCTGCGCACCGAGCAAGACGTTCGAACTTGGCGGAAAGGTCGACGCGATCGTTGAGGAGGAGGCCGCGCTCGCGTCGCTTGAACCGAGTTTGGAGTACGTGCTCGAAGGTTCGTTGAAGGAGGAGGCTGTTCCGTGAGCTACGGCGGAACGCATCGACGCAACGATCTGACTGGCGAAGTCTTTGGACGCTGGACTGTCGTTCGTCGCGTTGAGAATCGCCAGAGGCCGAGCGGAGTGATGGCGATGTACGAATGCCTATGTGTCTGCGGCGTCGTGAAGACGGTCCTCGCTCAAACGCTTCGATCCAGCAGTTCGCGCTCGTGCGGGTGTTTGCTGAAAGACGTCGCGGCGGAAATGTGCCGCGCACGATCGACGCACGGTCATTCGCGCGGTGGAAAATTGACGCCGACGTTTCGTTCGTGGATTTCAATGCATGACCGCGTCCGATCAAATAATCCGAACAGCAAGCCGTATTACAAGGATCTTGGCATTCGCGTCTGCGACCGTTGGTCCGACTTCGAGAATTTCTTGAAAGACATGGGCGACAGGCCGTCGCTTCTCCATTCGCTCGATCGGTTCCCGAATGGCGATGGCAACTACGAGCCAGGCAATGTGCGTTGGGCGACCAGCGTGGAGCAGACCTTCAATCGCAAGAAGAGGAAACTTCCGAAAGGATCAACATGATCGATCTGAAACGAATCACCGAAGGCAAGCAACAGCGCGAGCCGCGCGTCCTGATCTACTCCGCCGACGGCGTCGGTAAGACGCGATTCGCGGCGGGTGCGCCCGATCCGTTCTTCATTGACGTCAATCGAGGCAGCTTCCAGTACGACGTCAAGCGCGTCGTGCCGGAGACGTGGAGCGAAGTGCTCGAATGGGTCGGCGCCGTCGAGCGCGGCGACATCAAGTGCAAGACGCTCGTCATCGACTCGATCAGTGACCTCGAGCACATCGGCAACGCGGAATTTTTTCCAAACACGACCATCGACAAATGGGACGGCGGATATGGACGCGGAACGGGCTACGCGGTGACGCGCTGGCGCGAGTTCGTCTCCGCCCTTGAGCGCGTTTGGAACGCCGGCAAGTCGATAGTCCTGATCGGCCACATGCAGGTGAAGCGGTTCGACGACCCGACCGGAGTCGGTTACGAGCGGTATCAGATCGCTGCTCGCGAACAACTCGCAGGTCTCCTTCGTCAATGGGTAGACTTCGTTCTCTTCGCGAATCTCGAGGTCGCGCAGCAGAAGGTCGGCGGCGACGTCAAGATGGTGACGAACGGCACGCGATGGATCCACACGCAGCGATCCCCCGCCTTCGACGCCAAGAGTCGAGGCACGACGCTCTTCCCCGAGAAGGTGCTCCTGTCGTGGGACGAGTTCGCCAAGGCGCGCGCGGCCGACACTGCGCGCGCGGAGGAGTTGAAGCGAGAGATCGAGTCGATGCTCAAAGAGATCGGCGACAAGAAGCTCGACGAGATCGTCAAGGAGTACCTGCGCGCGAACCCCGGCATGGTGGTCGAGGCGCGCAACCGCGTGGCGTCGAAGTTGGAAGAGAAGAGAGCGAGTTCGAAGGAGAACGACAAATGATCAGTCCGGGGAATTACAAGGCCAAGGCAGTCAAGAGCAGCGTGCAGTTCGGCGAGACCGAGCGAGGCAATCTCCAGATCGCGGTCGATCTGGACATCAAGAACGAGAAGGGGGAGTCGCTCGGCACGATGACGACGTTCCTCTTCTTCACCGACGCCTCGCAGAGCTACTCGTACGAGCGACTGCGCGCGCTCGGGTGGCAGGGCAAAGGTCCCGAAGAGGTCGACAACATGGAGGGCATCGACGCGAACGAGGTCGAAGTTCGCGTCACGCAGCCAGAGTCGTACAAGGCGCCCGACGGCACGATGAAGATGGGACAGAGCAAGGTCGAGATCACGACGGGTGCCGGAAAGGTCGTGCTCGCGAAGACGGTCGACGCCTCGACGTTCAAGGCTCGATTGAAAGCGCTCGGCGGCGGCGGTGCAGCTCCGTCGGGCGGCAGCAGCGGCGGAGCAGCGGCGCCGCCGTTCATCTTCAACACGATCGAGGCGGACGAGCCGTGGTGGAGGGGCTGAAGCAGTGCTTCAAGTGCGGCAAGCATTTGCCGAGACAGGCGTTCTACCGTCATTCAAAGATGGCGGACGGCCTTCTCGGCAAATGCAAGTCGTGCACGAAAAACGACGCAATCAACCATCGGATGAAGAATCCGGAGCGTATGCGTGAATCCGAACGTGCCCGAAGACAGACGCCGAAGCGACGCGCGTGGGCGAAGCAATACGAGAACACTCCGGCTAGAAAACGAATCTCGTTTGCCCACCACAAGGTGTGTCAGGCGATCATCGACGGAAAACTGGTCAAGAAGCCCTGCGAAGTATGCGGAGACAAGGCCAATGCTCATCACGATGACTACAGCAAGCCGCTCGACGTTCGATGGTTGTGCACCACTCACCACGTAGAGCATCACCGAATGATGAGGAAAAAGGCAGAGGACGCAGGGTAGGGATCGGCGGTTGAGGGCCGCGCATCGGGTGAAGCAAAGGAGAAGCGCAGGATCGAGGAGGTCGATTCGTTTTTCGATAAGACCTCGGTAGGCCGCGCGCTTCGAGGAACGTACGGAGATCAAATCTCCCGCAGAGACCCAAGGTAGCCACTCGGGCTCACGCATCCAGAGGCGCGCAAGCCTCGAACGCCCGGTGCTCGGCTGCTCAGCCGCCGATCCCAACACGACACGGAGGAAGACATGGACGAGATCGAATTGAAGAAGGTCTGCGACGAAATCTTGGTGATCTCGGACTTCCTGAACGCGACGACCGAGGAGACTAACGAGCGCAACGAGGACAACTCGTACGTCGCCGAGAAGAATCCGACCGATCCGATCCGAGAGCCCGGTGAGCAGTTCGACATCCGTGTTCAGCGCGAACACGGCAAGGCGTGGCAGGCACGGGTGACGCGATCGGTTCGCCAACGGAACGCCGTAGTTGTCACCGTCGCACGCGGTCTTGTGTCCCTCAGTCCAGCAGCGGCGCTCCTGTCGCTGCTCGACGTACTGAAGGTGGATCTTCGTCACCGTCGGGATGCGGCGGCGAGGTTCATCTAAGAGTCTCGGGGAGCGTCTTCCTTTCGTTCCTTTCGGAAGTCGCTACGAGCATCGACGCGCGGCCGATGCCCCGATGATCCGTGCACCTGTCGCCGTGGCGTGGCACGGCAATTTCGACTTCGGAGAGGGCGATGTCAAAGAAACGCGCGTACTGCTCCCACTGCAAGCACGATGATCACAAGGGCCGCAAGTGCGGCTACGGTGAGGGCATCGGTACGACCGTCGCGGTGTGCGTCTGCGAGACCGACAAGCGAGGCCGAGTCGTCACGCCCGCGAGCGTGGAGTTCGTGAATCGCGAGACGCTCTTCGCGAAGGCGCTCGACGATGCGGCGAAGGCCGCCCACGCGATGGGCGACGCGCTTGCGCGCGCGCACGAGGATGCTCGTCGCGAAGGGATCGAACGAGCTGTCTTCGGAGATCGCGAATGCACTGGCGGGGGGATCGTGAAGACCAGCGACCGTAAAACGCAGCGAGATCATCAGATCGAGATCAAGCTCAGCGCCAGTGAACGCCTTCTCTTCAAGGCGGTCACGAAACGACGCGGCTTCCGAAACATTTCGGAGATGGTTCGATACGTCGTACGCGCGTACGAGGAGGACACCCGCGAGGGGCGACCAGTCTGCACGGGGCAACTCGTTCACGACGCATTCAATTCTTGCCCGGTGCACGACGCATGACGACGATGCCTCTCTTGCCCGGCGTCAGCGGCACCGCTCGCTTCAGCGAGGACGGTCGCTACCGCTACATGCTCCGTCGCTGGTGGCAGGGCGGTGGCCGTGCCGCCATCTTCATCGGTCTCAACCCGAGCAAGGCGGGCTCGGACGTAGACGATCTCACGATCCGCAAGTGCATCGGCTTCGCGACCACTTGGGGATGCAGCGAGATCGTCATGCTGAACCTCTTCGGTCTCATCGCGACGGATCCCGAGGAGCTCTTCACCTCGCTCGATCCGGTCGGTCGAGAGAACGAGTATTGGGTCGACCAGACGCTCGCGCTGTACGGCGACGACGCCAAATTGATCGCCGCGTGGGGCGCGCATCCGATGGCGGAGACGCGCGGCTGCAAGCTCGAGTACGCGCTTCGGCCGCGCAAGATGATGTGCCTCGGTAAGACCAAGGACGGATCACCGCGGCACCCGTCACGAATCGCGTACGCGACTGCGCTCGAGCCGTTTCGCGGAGGTTCGCTTTGAGTCGCAGAAAGCAGTGCGCGAAGTGCCCGTGGCGCGTGGATGTCGATCCGAACGACATCCCGAACGGCTACTCGCGCGAGCTTCACGCGGGGCTCGCGTGCACGATCGCGGAGCCAGGCGCGATTCGCGTCGGTGCTCTTCGCATGATGGCGTGCCACGAGTCGAAGGTCGGCAAAGAGAAACCGTGCGTCGGATGGCTCGCGAACCAACTCGGTCCAGGGAACAACATCGCGCTTCGCATCTGCGCGCTGCGCGACAAGAGCCTTGCGAACTTCCGTCTCGTGGGTGAGCAGCACGAGCGGTTCGAGGACACGTTGCCATGAGCGTCAGCGACGAGAAGAAGACATACGCCGCCGACATCCTCGACGAACTTCGGAGTGGGGGTCGGGACGTCGCGGGCGTTGTCGTCATCGTGGTCACCGAGCACGGCAGCGATCTGCGTGTGTCGGTTGCCGACGGGTTTTCTAAGAATCTTGTGCTCGACAGCGCGCAGGAGACGATCGCTTCGATTCCGCGCGAGCGCTGGAAGATCGAAGTGGAGATCAAGGGGTACGGGGTATGAAAATATCGACCGTTGGGAATGGCCAAGCAAGATGGATGTCCACGCGAACCGCTGTACGCGAGACGCTCTACGAGGCGAAACGATCCATGACGATCGAGGAGTTGGTGGAAGAGACGGAGGGAGCAGCATCGACCATTCGTAGTCACCTCGCTGATCTCGTATGGGACGGGCGTGTTGTTCGGATCGAAGATCACCCCGTTCGTTACATTCATTCGTTTTGGGCCAAACAACGCACATGAAAGCCCTATCCCTCCGCCAGCCGTGGGCCGCGCTCGTCGTGCACTTCGGCAAGCACATCGAGAATCGGCGCTGGAACACCTCGTTCCGTGGCGAGTTCCTCATCCACGCGGCCAAGGGCATGACGAATCGCGAGTTCGAGGAAGCGATGGACTTCGCGTTTGAGTTGATCGGCGACAAGTGCCCGACCGAAGCGCAGCTCCGATCGATGCTCATGTTCGGTGGCATCGTCGGTCGCGCGAATCTTGTCGATGTGATTCCCCCGCGATCGATGTTCTATCCGTCGGGCGTCGAGCGCGGGTGGCACATGCCCGAGCAGTACGGCTTCGTCCTCGAGAGCGTCGCGCCGCTGACGTTCGAACCGATGCGCGGCGAGCTCGGGTTCTTCGAGGTTCGGAAGGTGGCCAATGTCTGACTACCGCATCCTCCAAGGCGACGCGCTCGAGCGTCTTCGCGAACTGCCGTCCGACTCGTTCGACGCGATGCTCTGCGATCCGCCGGCCGGAATTTCGTTCATGAACAAAAAGTGGGATGGCGATAAGGGCGGACGCGATCAGTGGATCGCGTGGCTCGCCGACGTCATGCGCGAGGCGAGGCGATGTTTGAAGCCTGGCGCGTACGCGCTCGTGTGGGCGCTTCCCCGCACGTCGCACTGGACCGCGATGGCGATCGAGAACGCGGGCTTCGAGGTGCGCGATGTCGTCACGCATGTCTTCGGGTGTCTGAGCGATGACACCGAAATACTGCTCGATTCAGGGTGGACCCGCTACCGTAATATCGACGAAGGTGATCTCGCACTTTGCTACGATGCGGAGCATGACGAGTTCCGATGGCAGCGCGTCGAGGAAGTCGTCTCCTACGCCTACGCGGATACCGCCTTCCGTATTCGCTCGGATCGTACAGACCAGCTCGTCTCCCGCGAGCACCGCTGCCTCGTTGAACGAGATGGAGGCTACGCTTTCGCGCGAGCAGACTCACTGGAACGCGAAGCGCGTGTACCCGTTCTGGAAGACGTGCACGAACTGCTCGCAGCCCTTCCCGTGCCATACGAGGGAACAGGCGGTTCGGAACGCATCGTGTGCGGGGTGTCACGGATCGCTCATCTCGAAGGCGAAAAAGGGTGTCTACCGAACGCCCGCAGCGACATGCCTGCATTGTCGCAAGACGTTCCGTCGTCATCGAGGTCAGCCGACATCGCGCGCGAAATACTGCACCAAAAAATGTTGGGGAGCTGCACGGTCAGCGGACCCGAAGTTCGCGGCGAAGATGCGGAAGATCGGGGCATTGGGTCGGTCGGGATGGACGGCCGCGAGCGCGGACTCGTATCGGGAGAAGATGAGCGGAGCGAAGAATCCGGCCTGGCGGGGCGGAGTCACTTTCAAGCGGAACAAGGGGAACTACATCGGGCCGAAGTACGTGAGATGTCCGAAGGTGTTCGCCAAGATGTCGCGCAAGGACGGCTACGTGATGGAGCATCGACTAGTCGTCGCTCAGCAGATCGGTCGCTCGCTGACGCGCACGGAGTCAGTGCACCACGAAGACCACAACACGCGGAACAACTCACCATCGAACCTTCTGCTCTTCGCGACGAACCGAGATCACAAGCTGTACGAGGCGCACGGTTCACCCGCACCGATCTGGCGACTGTAGAGCCCGTTCTGTACGAGGGCATCGTCTGGTGCGTTCGGGTGCCGACGGGGGCGTTCGTCGCGCGTCGTAACGGCAAGGCGTTCGTCACGGGTAATTCTGGTTTCCCGAAGTCGCTCGATCTGTCGAAAGCGATCGACGCGCACTTCGGCGCCGAGCGCGAGGTCGTCGGCACGCGAACGCTGACGGGCAACGCAGCGGTCTCGACGAAGGAGAAGGGCGGCACGTACGGTGTGCAAGTCGGCACCGCGCCGGCGAAAGAGGTCGATGTGACGACGGCGGCGACGCCAGAGGCCGCTGCGTACGACGGCTACGGCACGGCGCTGAAGCCCGCCTCCGAGCACTGGATCCTCGCGCGCAAGCCGCTCGAGGGGACGTACGCGGAGAACGCGTTGAAGTGGGGGACGGGAGGGATCGCGATCGATGCGTGCCGCATCGGATACGCCAGCGAGGGCGATCAAGCAGCAGCAGCGCAACGAGCGTGCCACGATCAGAACGCGGGTCGCACGGCCTACGGCGACTTCAACAACGGCGCAGCGTCGCTGCCTGGCTACTTCGAGAAGCAGGCGCTCGGCCGATGGCCCGCGAACCTCATGCTGTCGCACGCGGACGGGTGCGAGCGGACCGGCTCGTCGACGTCGATACGATCCGTACCGCGCGGCGTCTCGGTGCGAAATAACAAGAACGCGATCTACGGCCCTGGCCTCGGCGGTCGGCCGGAAAAGGTCGAAGAGGTCGAAGAGGTCGAAGAGGTCGAAGAGGTCTTCTCGTGCGTCTCGGGATGCCCTGTCAAGCTCCTCGACGAACAGAGCGGCGATCGTCCCGGCATGTCCGGCGGCGGCGCGCACCACTCGGAGTACGAGGGCGGCATGTTCGGCGCGATCGACTCGACGTCGACGGCGCGCGCGGACACGGGCGGCGCGTCGCGCTTCTTCTACGTCGCCAAGGCCAGCCGCTTCGAGCGCGAGCTCGGATGCGAACATCTTCCGAAGAAGTCGGCGGGCGAGATGGTCGATCGCGAGGACGAGAGCGACGGTATGAAGAGCCCACGCGCTGGCGCGGGCCGCACGGGCGGAGCGCGCAACCATCACCCCACGATCAAGAGCGTCGCGCTCGCGACGTACCTGGCAAAGCTCATCAAGCCGCCGAAGTCCGCGAGGCTGCTCAATCCGTTTGCCGGATCGGGCACCGAGGGCATCGGCGCGATGCGCGCGGGCTTCGACGAGATCGTCTGCATCGAACTAGAGCCCGAGTACGTCGCCATCGCCGAAGCTCGCTTCGCGCGATGGTCGGAGATCCCCACGCACGTCAACCCGCAGGAGTCCAAACCCGCGAAGGTGGACGAGCGGCAGGCGTCGCTCTTCGGAGGTTCGCGATGACCGACCAGCGCCCCAAAGTGGTGACCGACCAGCCCGCCACCCGCACCTACAACGAGATCACTCCGTCGATGCGCGCGTTCATCGGGACGCGCGAGGTGCTTCGCCGCATCGGCTACAGAGCCGACGATCTCTACTGCATGACGGCGCGCAGCGCGAAGCTGCGCGGCGCGATCAGCGCGTTCTGCGTTCTGAGGACGCAGGGCAAGGAGTTCTCGGTCGAGCTCGGAGCCATCGACAGCGAGCCGAAGTTCGCCGACGAGTACAAGATCATCGCGTACGTCGTCAACGCGGGCGGGATCCCGAAGCCCGATCTCGATCGCATGTATAACGAGTGCGAGGCGCGACAGAACGTCGTCGATCTGGTGATGGCGATTCAGGCAAAGGGGATCCTTCTCCCGAGCGAGATGCTTCGATGAAGTCGCCGTGGACCATCTCGTGGAGAGCGGACCCGCGCGCGCGTGCGATCGCCGACCGCCACTACAACAGACAGAACCCTGGCTCACCGCAGTTCGTGCCGCCTGGAAAGCCGCTCGTTCTTCTGACCGACGACGCGCGCGCGCTCTGGATCTCGCACTGGCCGATCGCCGAGTACGTGAAGCACGAGTGGGCGGGCGCGTGGATGTGCACCTGCTTCCGAAACGAAGCGCGCGAGGTCTACCTGTCGAGCGATCTCATTCGCGCTGCGGTGGCGGCGACGATCGCGGAGTGGGGCACACCTCCCGAGCTCGGGATGGTGACGTTCGTCGATCCCGAGAAGACGCACAAGAAGCGCGATCCGGGTCGCTGCTTTCGGAAAGCGGGCTTCCGCGTCGTCGGCCGCACCAAGGACAAGAACCTCGTCGCGTTGCAACTCTTGCCGTCGGAGATGCCCGAACCACTCGCGCCTCTCTCGACGCAGATCGGACTATTCGCATGATGACGCCCGAACAGAACCGAGATCGAATCCTGGCGCGGATCGACGCGATCATGAACCAACCGTACAAGGCTCCCGAGCGCATCAAGTCGGAGCTCTACGCCTTCATGATCGAAGAGTTCCGCGCGTGCTCGGAAGCGACGCTGCGGGCGGTTCGTGACGGGAAGGTCAAGCCGTGAACAATCCGAACGCGGTCGTTCTTCTCTCGGGAGGCATGGACTCGGTGGCGGCGCTCTATTGGGCGCGGACGCGGTACGACCGCGTCTTCGCCGTGTCGTTCGACTATGGTCAGCCGAACCGCGACGCCGAACTGTACGTAGCGGGGACGTGCGCGAAGGGGCTCGACATCAAGTGGGATCGGCTCGTCCTGGCGGGGCTTCCTCGAGCGGGGCTCCTCGATCACATCGAGCCGCACAACGACGCGAAACCGATCAACGCCGCGTTCGTGCCCGGCCGGAACCTCGTCTTCCTCACGCTGGCGGCGGGCCGTGCGACGTCTCTCTGCCCGAACGGCAACATCGATCTCGTCATCGGAGCGTGCGTCGACGACGCGCGCGGGTTCCCCGACTGCCGCGCGACGACGCTGGCGAAGCTCGGCGAGGCGCTGCGTGCGGGCATGGCGAGGGAGATCCAAATCGTCTCGCCGTGGATCGATCGCACCAAGACGCAGATCCTCGACTCGCTCGACGGAGCTGCGCGTATCGCCGTCGCACGATCGTGGTCGTGCTACCGAGGCACGGGGCCGTGCGGCGAATGCTCGGCCTGCGTCGCACGCGCACGCGCGTTCGCCGCTGCGCATCTTCGCGATGAATCCTCGATGCCCATCATGACGGGCGGGGACGGTGCGCGATGAAGGCGTTCTTCGCGATCGGTGATGCGCACACGGGGATCAAGTTCCTGTCGGACAAGCGCGTCCTCTTCAGTTTCGCGTACGTCGGAACCAACTGGCTCCCGAATCACAAGCTCGCGGAGGTCTGCGCGGGCTCGCCTGAGGTGATGATCGATTCTGGCGTGTTCACGGCCTGGAAGCAGGGGAAGACCATCGAGCTCGAAACGTACGTCGATTGGCTCAAGAACACCGCGCCAGCGTTTCGGTGGTGCATGGCGCTCGACGTCATCACGGACGCGAAGGCGTCGCTCGCGCAGTGGCGCAAGATGATCTCCTCGGCGCCGACGCTCGCCTCCAGCATCGTGCCGGTGTGGCACGAAGGCGATCCGCTCGACATCCTCGACGAGTACGTCTCGCTCTCGGAGCTCGTCGCTCTCGGCCGCATCGAGGGTCGCCGATCGGAGCAGAAGACGTACGAGTTCTACGACGCGGCGTTCAATGCCTACCCTGAGGGCAGGTTTCACGCGCTCGGTCAAGCGAACCCCGTGCACCTAGAGCCGTATCCGTTCGCGTCGTTCGACTCGACGGGATGGCAGCGCGACGCAGCGTACTCGAACGCGGCGAGGTGGCCGTTCAACCGCTGCTCGAAGGAGACGCGGCTTCGCGCGTACATCGAGGCCATCGAAACGATCGAGCACAAGCCGCCGAAGCAGTTGAGCCTCGCGATGGGGAGGAGGACGGCGTGAGCAAGCACGAAGAACGCGCGCGGCGGGTGAACGCATCGACTTGTCCCGCTCAGGAGAGCAACGATCCGAAGGATTGCAACTGCGTCGAAACACTCGTTGCCGAGTTCGACGCGGTAGAGGCGGAGGCGAAGTCCGCCGAGCCTGGCGGAGTAGATCGCATCGTGCCGCTGTCGAACGGCGACATCGAAGTATGGAGCGACGGGCACGCGCATACTTACTCGCCGACCTCACGACTCGTCGCTGCTGAGGATGATGTAGCGCGGTTGCGAACTGCGCTGACGAACATGCTGGAGACGCAACTCTCGAAGTCGAGCGAGGGTGATCGGCATCGGGACCAGGCGCGCGACGTGATGAGGAGGACCGCGTGAAAGATCGAGTGAGAGGCGCGCTCGTCATCGCTCTCGTGGTCGCGTACTGCATCGCGATCATGCACGACTTCTACTATCTGCGCACCGCGCGTCCGCACGAGATCGGGTGGTGTCTGCAATGATGATCATTGGCATCGGGGGCTTGACATCGTCGACCGTTCCGTGGCATTGGTGGTTGGTGCCGCGCGGAGCGAAGCCAAAAATCTACGACAAGGGTCTCGTTGCGCGCGTAACCGATTTGTACGCGGGTGGGATGACGCAGACCGAAGTGGCCGCTGCGGTCGGGCTCACGCAGAAGGTCGTGTGGAAGTTGATGCTTCGTCACGGAATCAAGGCGCGCGTCGCGGCGAAACGAGATCAGCGAGGTCCGAAAAATTCCACATGGAAAGGTGGGCAGGCTCGATATGCAGCCCTGCATCTTCGGGTCGCGACCGTTCGCGGTAAGCCGAAGCGATGCGGGGACTGCGGGACCACGAAGGCGAAACGATACGAGTGGGCAAACCTGACGGGTCGCTACGACGACGTGAACGATTACAGACGGCTATGCGTTTCCTGTCATCACAAGATGGACGGAACCGTCCGCAACCTTGGGGCGCACACCAAGAGAAAGGGTACTCGCCCGAGATGATGACGATTGGTTCATTGTTCTCGGGCATAAGTAGGCGGCCTCGAGTTGGGGCTTGAGCGCTCGGGCTTCGGCCCCGTCGTCTTCCAGTGCGAGATCGATCCGTTCTGCCGCAGCGTGCTCGCAAAGCACTGGCCCGACGCAAAGAGGTATGAGGATGTCCGATCCATTGACGAGTCCGCTCCACGAGTCGACGTCCTCTGCGGAGGATTCCCTTGCACGGACATCAGCGTCGCTGGAAGGGGAGCGGGACTCGAGGGAGAGCACTCCGGGCTCTGGTTCGAGTTCGCTCGCATCATTCGCGTTCTACGACCGCGGATCGTTGTTGCCGAAAACGTGGCAGCTCTCCTTGGTAGGGGAATCGATCGTATACTCGGAGACCTTTCCTCGCTCGGGTACGATGCGGAGTGGTCGACTCTACGAGCGAGCGACTTGGGCGCGCCGCACCTCAGGGATCGCGTCTTCATCATCGCGTGGAGGGTGGCCGACGCCGACGGCGAACGACTGGAAGGGGCCGAACCTCAGCGGGAGCGGGACGGCGAGCTCGAACTCGCTGTCGACGAAGGTAGCGTTGTGGCCGACGCCGAACGCAGCGAGGGGGCAGACGCTCCCCGAGGAAGCGTCGGACACGGGAGCGATGCCCGACGGCTCGAAGCGTCAGTTCGGTCTTCGCGAAGCGGTGAAGCGATCGACATGGCCGACGCCACGAGCTCACGATGCGGAGTCGCCGGGCGGATTCGATCGAGCGACGGAGGGCGGCCCGAGCTTGGCGACGGCGGTGCGATTGTGGCCGACGCCCGACGCTTCGATGGTGACGGGCGGTCGGACGCTGCCGTCGGACTGCTCGGATACGGGGCGCATGCCCGACGGGACGAAGAGACAGATGGGGCTGCGCGAGGCGGTGAAGCGCTCGACGTGGCCGACGCCGACAGCGGGCGATGCGAAATCATCGGGATCGAGGAACCTCGAAGGCTCGGATGCACATCAGGGGATCTCGCTGACGGATCTGGTGCTGCACGGAGGCTCGACGATCGGCCGCCGTGGGACGACGACGTGGCCGACACCGAGCGCGACGCCGTACGGATCGAGTCAGAACGGGGTGAACAGCGACAGACCGAGTGCGGGGACTCCGTCGCTCGAGACGAGCGCGAAGAAGGAGGGCGGCGTCCTGAATCCGTCGTGGGTCGAGTGCCTGATGGGATTTCCGATCGGGTACACCGATGGCCTGCCGGTCCCGACGAAGAGCAGTACGAGTGGGAGCCGCCGCGCGCGCTCCCCAAAGGCCGACACCCCAACCGAGCCGCACGACTGAAGGCGCTCGGCAACGCGGTCGTGCCGCAGCAGGGCGAGGTTGTCGGTCGAGAGGTGCATCGGATTCTTGCTGAGCGAGGTGTGATGTGATCGCGCTGTTCAGGCGGGGCACCCTCAAGCTCGAAATGTATCTCGTGGACGCCTTCGGAAATAGGCTTCCAACGAACCAAGGAATCGCCGTCGCTGGCTATTTCCCGAGTCTTCCGCCGACACCAGCGCCGACGGGGATCCCCGTCTTGTCGCCAGGCAGGCGTCTCTGCTCTGGCTGCCAGCAGGTTCGACCCCTCGCCGAGTTCGGTTACGGCGGTCACGACGGCCACGCGCGCGCCGCGCGATGCGCGTCGTGTCGCCGCGCGAATCCGTACGCTCGCATGGGTGAACGCGAGTGCGAACGATGTGGATGTCGAACCGACGCCGCTGGTGGCGTCTGTCGATTCTGTCAGGAACGAGAAGGTCAGAAGGAGAACGATCATGGATAAGAAAGAGTTGTGGCTCAGGTTTGCGTGTGCGGCTTTGGCGAACCTCGAGACGGGAGACGACATCGACGACGACGCGGAAGACGTCGCGAAGCTCGCCGACGCGATGGTCGAGGAGTACGAAGAGCGGTTCGCCACCCCCCGTCGGCGCCGCGGCAAAGAAGGAGACTGATCGATGGCTCAGTTCTTCGTGCCGATCGACGTCGCGATCGAAGCTCGTGATCGCGAAGACGCCTTTCGTCAGGCGAGCAGCGTCCAAGCGCTCGTGAAGAACCCCTTCGTCCGAGGTCAACTCGAGAACGAGGGGGTTCAGGTCAAGAAGATCACCGTCTTCATGCCGCAAGAGAAACCGAGGGTGTGACCATGGGAACGAAAGATACTCGCGCGGCACACGGGGCTTCGGGCAAGAGGGACGTCCTCTTGTTCGATCCCGACGACTTGGTGCTCGTCACCGATCCGAGCCACCCGCTCTACCAGCCGTCGGTCAACGCTCCGCCCGAAGAGGCCGACGTGCTCAACATCATGCACTACGGCATCATCGAACCGATCGTCGTGCGCAAGAATCCCGAGACGGGCGAGACCGAGGTCGTCGCGGGACGGACGCGAACCAAGGCGCTTCGCGAGGCGAACCGCCGCCTCAAGGCGCGAGGCGACAAGCCGCACATGATGCCAGCCATCGCCAAGCGCGGTGAGATTTCGATGCTCGCGGGCGTCATGGTGAGCGAGAACGCCATCCGACGCACGTACTCCCCCATGGAGCGCGCGAACGAGATGAAGAAGCTCGCCGACATGAACTTCTCGGACGAGGACATCGCCGTCACGTTCGGGCTGAAATCGGTCACGAGCGTCAAGACGGCGATGGCGGTCCTCGACGCGACCAAGACGGTGCGTGACGCCGTCGACTCGGGCAAGGTCACGTTCGCGCAGGCCGCGAAGCTGGCGTCACTGCCGCCCGACGATCAGCGCGCGAAGATCGAGGAGATCGACAAGATCGGCGCCGTCAACGGCAAGCGCAACGGCAGCGCGCGACAGCGAGCTCAGTTCGTCAACGATGGCCCCGTCGCTCGCGGCAAGCGAGAAGTCGAGAAGAAACTCGAAGCGCTCAAGGGAGAAGACGTTCCCGCGAAACTCGACGCTCACCGAGTTCGGCACTGGCGAGAGGCGCTTGAGTGGTATCTCGGCGAGGAGAACGCGCTCTGTTCGGTGGTGGCGAGCGATGGCGACTAGGCGCAAACCGTACGTCGCGCCGAAGATCGTCATCCTGCCGACGACGATGGTGGTTTCTCGTCCGCGCTGGAAGGAGTTCCTCTCTCGCATGGAGGGGAAAGAGGGCTGCAACTTCCGCGAGGATCCGAAGAAGCTAGAGACCCGCAAGGAGAGCGCGCGGTTCGGCAAGCCTCGGATCGTTTGGAACTGCGAGCACACCCTGAATATCGCCTCGCGACTGCTTCGAAAGATGGGCTTCGATGTCGAATCGTCGCTCACTTACTTCCGCAGCCGCGGCGGCTACTGCGACTGCGAAGTGCTCTTCAACGTGCCGCGTCGACGTCGTCGCGGGCGACAGCGACGGCGCATTCGGAAGAAGGGATCACCGTCATGACGCGGCACTTTTCGTTCTGGTGCGAGTCATGCCCGACGCGCGTTCTGGTGGAGACGGAGGTGTCCGCAGCTTCCTGCTATCCCGATCCTGAGTACGTGGGCGCGATGGACGGAGTGGCCACCGCACGTATCCGTCCGCCTGTAGAACACGATGACGGGCTTGAGATCGCTGATCTCTGCCCCGCGGACGGCGGGCAGCTGCACTGCCTCGACGAACTGATCGGTCGAGGCCTCATCCCGCATCACGACGACATCGACTCTCCGAATCTGCACGCAGGTTGGATCGAGAAAAGAAAGGCGAGTGCGTGAACTCGCGTCGCCCGTGCCCCGACTGCGGCGAACCGGTCGAGGTTCGCCGCTCGGAGTCGGAGGGGAACTATCCAGGCGCGATGGTGATCTTGGGCTTCGAGATCAAGTGCGGTCCCGAACACGAACGACGATGCCGATACTACAAGGAGAAGACATCATGAGCGCTCGAGGCAAGGCAAGGAAGTTGGTCCGTCTCGCTACGGACAAGGGGACACCGGACAACGAAGCGATGGCCGCCGCGATGACGGCATGCAGGATCATCAACGAGAACGATCTGCTCGACGACGAAGGCGAGGGTGGTATCGGATCGATCATCAGCGGCGCTGGTCTCGACGAAGATCAGGTCGAAGCCGCCACATCGATCTTCAAGAAGCTCTCCGATCCCGAGTTCGTCTCGTCGGTGAAGAAGATCGCGCGTTCGCTCATGCGGGGGAGGCGGAGGTGAACCGCGACACGCGACGACGTGCCGAGCGTCGCGCTGAAGGCGTCTGTATTCGGTGCGGCAAATGGGAGATCGCGCGCGAGCGATCACGATCACGGTGCGGCGACTGCCTCGAATACCAACGGACACGAAACGAGCGAGCGAGGAGACGATGAGCTGGCACGCGCGATGGGGAAAACCCGATCCGTTCAAGAAGCCGGTCAAGGTCGGCGAGCGAATCGGACCATGGGAGGTGCTCGGCGAAGTTCGCGCGCACGCGCACTACGGTGTTCAAATCAAGGCGCGATGCATCGTCTGCGGGGTCACGCGCATCCACGTTCAGACGCGCTTGCGGTACGCGGCGAAGAAGGCGAAGCGCGGTGGCGTCGCGCTCGGTCACAAGGGATGCGGAAAGACGAAGCGATGATCTCCACCACATGCATCGTGTGCGGCGGGTTCGCGACCGAGTGGTGTGCTCGGCTCGAGCATCGCGCGTTCGCGTCGAGCATCACGCCGAAGATGGAGCCGCACTGCCGCGAGCACGGGATGGTGAGATTCTTAGACGACTCGAAGCGTGTCGATTGGGCCGCGCGTCTCGCCGTCGTCAAGAGCGACTGGTATCGCGTGCTCAAGTTCTGCAGCATCGAGCCCGCCTTCAACGACTCGATGACGGATTCGCTCGCGGTCGAACGGTACATCAAGGAGCTTCAGATCGCCCTCGACCTCGCGGGCACCGTCATGTGTCTCATGTGCACGCGCACCGATCACACGACAGCCGAGCACGAGCGGCTCGCGGAGATGAGCCCGCAGCCCTCTGGCGGCATCGAGGCGATGCGCAAGGGCGAGTTGAAGAAACTTCGCAAGATCGCAGAGGCGGCCCGAGACGTCGTCGATTCGACGGAGGACGTCTTCGCCGAGCTCAACGAACTGCTCCGAGAGGCTGGCTACTAGTGGGCGCCGTAGATATCTTCTCCGCGACGGAGCCGTGCGAGTATGAGGGCTCGCGCAAGGTGATCTCGCGCGACGGACACGCTTCACCGCTGCTCTGCGTCGCGCATGCGGAGGAGTGGTTCAAGAACGTGCCCGGCTGCACGCACATCGCGCGTCCGAGGCTCCTTCCGGGCGAGGGAGAATCGCACCCCTGCCAAGCGAACTGGCCGTTCACGGGGGCTGTACCAGGATGAAGAAAGGATCGGATCATGACGCCTAGAGAATTGGGTGGAGCAATCACGCGCGCGGAGGACGTGTTCGTTTGGGTGGGGTACACCCGAGACAAGGGGGTGTTCATTCGCGTCCCGAAGCCGGCGGCGAGAGAGATTGTGGACGAGGCGAAAGCCGAAGAGGTGACGAACGTCGAGGCGCACGCCTCCGGCAACGAAGTCTTCATTGGCCATTCGCCGCCGTACTGATGCTCTCCCTACCTTCCGAACTCGCAGGTCTTCCGCTCGTCGCGTCCGTGAGCGGAGGCAAGGATTCGACGGCGCTCATCCTCGCGCTGCTCGAGGCGGGGCTCGTGACGCGCTACGTCTTCGCCGACACGGGATGGGAAGCGCCAGAGACGTACACGTACCTCGACACGCTCCGCACGAAGCTCGGGATCGTGATCGACGTAGTGGGCGTGCCAGGAGGGATGCTCGCCATCGCGACGAAGAAGGCGGGCTTCCCTCAGCGCAAGGGGCGGTGGTGCACCGAGAAGCTCAAGATGATTCCGATCCGCGAATACCACCGCGCGATCGGCGCCGACGTCGTCAACGTGGTCGGCGTCCGCGCGGAAGAGAGCGCGAAGCGGGCGGCGATGTCGGAACTCGAGGACGACGCCGAATGGGGCGGGTGGGTGTGGAGACCGCTGCTTCGATGGAGCGTCGCGGAGGTGCTGGCGATCCACCATCGACACGGCGTCCCCGTGAACCCGCTCTACAAGCGCGGTCACAACCGCGTCGGCTGCTACCCGTGCATCAACGCCGACAAGGAAGAGATCCGCCTCGTCGCCGAACACTCGCCCGAGCGCATCGACGAGATTCGGGCGCACGAGCTGGCGCAGAGCACCGAGCGCGCGCGCCGCAACACGAGCGGCGAAGGAAACTTCAAGCATCTGACCTCGACGTACTTCAGTGCGCGTGAGTCGCTCGGACCGCGCGGCATCGACGAGGTCGTGGAGTGGTCGCGCACCGACCACGGCGGCAAGCAGCTGCCGCTCCTCGCTTCCGTTCCGAGCGGCGGATGTATGCGATGGGGTCTCTGCGAACCGCCGACGACGGAAGGAGAAGGAGAAGACGATGCAGCACAAGGAAATTGACTCGATGCCTACGGGGGTGGCTCACCCCGACGGCCGCACGTACAGCAACGCGACGCCCGACGACAAGAAGCCGATCGACAAGGACACCCCAAAGTGCGTCGGCTGCGGAAGCTGGCATGGGGGTGTAGGGGCAGAGCATCTCTGCATGCAGGCGGAGATCCTCCGCCTACGAACGGAGAACCACGCACTGAGGCTGCGATGACAGACGACGATCCGTTTTTCCCTACGACGATGACCACCGCAGCGAAGGCCGATCTCGAGCTGCTCGATCGCATCCTCGATCCGCGAAACGATCCCGAACTGTCACCCGCCGAGCGGCGCGCGTTCCACGACATGCGGTGCACGATTCGCGCGGGAGACCAGGGCAGGCTCACCGCGAAACAAGCGGCGTGGGCGAACGAGGTCAATGCGCGGCTCAGGCCGATCGATCTCAGTACGGTGCCTGGGCTGACGGGTCGCGTTCCAACGATGTCCGTGCTCGCGGCGCCGCTACCGAAAAGGCCACCCGGACGATGAAAACGTGCGAGGTGTGCGGGTGCCAGGTTCCCGATCGCAGTCACCAGGACGCGACCGCGCGGACTTGCTCTCCGACGTGCGCGTCGACGCTGTTCAAGCGCGAACATCCCGACTGGTCTCGTCGTCTTCTCGTTGCGGACGAGGATCACCCGATGCTCGGGCTTCGGATAGTACGGCGCGAGCGTCCACTTCCCACCGAAGTAGGAGAAGAACGGCCTGAGCGGCGCGCTGAATCCGAAGCCGAGCTGTCGGGTTGGCTCTCTCATTGGTCGTCCTGCTTGCGGGACGAGTACGACGGACGTGGCGGCCGGCGGAGAGGCGAGGACGGCATGAACGAATGGGAAAAATTGCCAGCGGACACGTCTAAGACGTGCGGGTATTCCGAACTGCCGTTTCACGGCGGGACCATCGTGGTGTGGACCTCGAACGAAGATGCTTCAGGTCGATGCGGTAAGAAGGCAACGACGGCACGCATCTCTAGATGCGGATGCGGCAGGCGCGACATGTCCACCTTCTGTTGCGACAAGCATCGGAAACACGCGGGTTCGTGATCCGATGAGCAGGGGCGCCCAACGCGACGAGACGATCCTTCTCCAGCAGATGGTCGACGCCATCCGCGAGTCGCGAGGCCAACCTCCTCTCTACGCGACCGATCGCGAGACGTACCACGTGTACCCCGATCCAACCGCGAGCCGAGATTTTCTTCCGTCCGGCATGAAGCGCAGTCGCGTCTATCAGTGACGAGCCCACACCCACGCGAGCGCGATGACGACCGCGATCGATCCCAAGATGACGATCGCGACGAGGACCACGCCCTCCTTCACGAGAAGGCTCGGCGGAAGAAGTCGACGACACCGCCCACGACAGCGCCAACGAGGGCGCCGACGGGACCTCCGATCGCAGCTCCGACCGCTACGCCTCCCGCGATGATCGCCACGTCGCTAGCGCCCGATCCTTTCGTAGCGACCATCGGCGAACGAAGACCTGCCGTGCACATCATGCCGACCTTCGTCTGCACAGCGACGCAGTTGTACGGCGCGATTCCTGGCTGACGACCGACGAGCAGTGGCTTGCCGTCATGAACCATGAGACCGCAGAGCTCGGGATCGCTCATCACATCGACCGTGTCTCTTGGGGTGCCGTCCACGATGCAGTAGCGACTGAGGAGTCCCTGCGCGATCCCCACATAGTCGTCCTGATCGGTGCCGTGAAACGGGGGCCACCAGTAGCCTTGGATGACTCCGATGCTCGGTTCGCTCACCGTCTTCGCGACCTTGACCCCGAGCCAGGTCGTCCCTCCGGGCTGCGGCACGTACTGGCCGTAGTTCTCGGCCTTGCCAGGATAGCTGGCGAGCTGGTTGTCGATGATCCACGGCTTGCCGGGACCGAAGAAGAGCCCACCCGAGTAGCCCGCCTTCACGAGCGCGTCGTCGAGCATCTTCGAGTTCGTTCGCATCGTCGAAACGAACATCATCTCGTTCGTCGTGAGATGCATCATTCCGAGCGTGATCGGCGTCACCGTCACCGCGCGTTGCATGTACGCGAGGTCCGAGAGACGCGCGGTGAGGAACGTGCACTCAAGGATGTCCGCCACCCGCTGCATGATGCGTGCGCCCATGCCCGGATAGAAGCCGTCGATCTTGATCGGCGTCGAGGTCACGTAGAACGTCGCGGTGTGGTTCTTGTACGAGCTCGTGATGGGCGTGAACGTGACCTGAGCCTGCCCGTTCTTCACGGCGTCGAGGACGAGAGCTTCGTAGGCGGGATCGCTTGCTGACTTGGGCCAGTTCATTTTTGCATCAACTCCCATCCCGTAAACGCGAGGCCAGCACTGAGCGACACGATGGTGAGCACCGCAGCGGTCTTCGACAAGCTCGACATCTGCTGTACGGGCGGCGTCGGTTCTACGCCGCCCGTCGGAACGTACGCGCCGCACGCGTGGAAGCATCCCTCAAGGGGGTTGCCCTGCCGATCGCGCGTCCATGTGTGCGGCTCGACGAGGAGAAGCGCGGTCACTCCGGGCAGAGGGAAGCTCTCGGTTACGCCGAGCGGAATCGCCAGATCGTTCGCCAGGGCGTTCGCTCGAGCGACGAGCGCTGCAGGGATGGGGCCGTCTTCGCCCTCATTCCAGTAGCGGTATCCGCTCGGAATGACTCCGCGCGGGCACTTGGCGGCGTAGCCCGCTCCTGCTCCGTACGAGACAGACATCGCTCAGGAGCGTAACATGCGGGGCATGTACGTGCGCGACGGCTTCGAGGACGTGGCCTTCAACGGAAGGCGAGTCACGAGTCTCGGATACGGTCTCGGGTTCGATCTCAGCGACGTGGGCGACGCGGTTATGGATGTTGTTGACGCCGCCATCGATGCGGTCGCGTACTTTGGAAAGCACCTCGACTCGGTTGCCGAAATTGCGATCGTGGCCGGTCTCGTGATGGCGACTGGCGGCGGGGTCTTGCTCGCGAAGGGCGCGGTAGGTGCCGCAACACTCATCGCGGTGGGTGGTGCGCTGAGTTCTGCGGGGTACGCGATCGATCGGTTGGAAAAACAGTACGGACCGCAAATCAAGGCCGCGATCGATTGGGCTCAGACGGGAACTCACTCCGCGACCGACGCGCTCCGCAAAGCGATGCACGACATGCCTCCGAAGGAGCAGGCCGATCTCATCGCGTCGCAGGACTACCGTATCGCGATCAATCTGCTCAACGACTACGGGGCTCACCCCGAACGCACTGCGGGAATGCCTGAGCCGACGTTTCGCGATCCGGATGTTGATGTGGCTGCGATCTTGAAGAAGGTCAGCGCGAACGAGCTGACGGGACGCGAAGCGTACGAAGCGTTCGCGAACAGCGGTCGCATGGCCGAGAGCGCGATCGAGCGTGCGAAGTGGGAGAACAGCCTTCGCTATTCACCGATCGGGGCGCTCATCCTCGCTGGCATCGCCGAGAACAGCAAGTCGGCTGTCGTGATGCTCGGCACGGCTCGAGATTTGGAGAACGCGGCAGCCGCACATCCATCCAACGAGTCGGAGCTCCTCGGTCTCGCGAAGACGTTGAGGGAACGTGCGAAGCAGACGGCTCGCGCTGCCGCTGGAGCGGGGGTCGCGAGCGCGGGGGTCGCGAGCACGAGCGGCAAGAAAAAACTCGTCGTCGGCACCGTCGTCGCGGGCGGCGCTGCGGCGGGCGGGCTCGCGTGGTACGCGAGCAAGCACGGCCTCACGATGATGCAGGCGCTTCGTCGGATCTTCGGTCATTGACGAGCGAGCGACTCACGCTTAGGCTACTTCCGTGATCCCGAAGCTCACCGAGGTTTTCCACTTCAAGGCCACTCCCGAGCAGGCTCGCGCGATCAAGAGGATGGCCAAAGCCCGACGCATGCATGTCGGAGCGTGGCTCCGATCGGTCGTCGTCGCTGCGTCTGCTCCTCTCTCAAGCAACGGGTCGATGAATCTCGACACGCCGAGGCTACCGAAATGAGCTCGCCCCAGGATCAGATTCTCGGCTTCCAGCCGGAATCCAAGGTTTCGATCGACGCCCGGCATTGGGAGTCTCTCAAGCGCATCGTGTGGCGCATGAAGACGTCGTGGGGCTTCGTCGAGAGCGAGTGCCGCGACCTCATCGCTTCGTGCCAGCACGCTGAGGGATGTTTGGGAGCCGACGACATTCGAGAGCCGTGCCTGTCGTCGTGTCCCGACAGGCAGACCCGCCTCTCGGCGCTCGTCATCTACGCCAACGCGCGCGAGTTCATCTCCGTGAACGCGCCCAAGCCCACCTCGATCGAGGGCGGCGGATACATCCCGCCGACGCGTGAGTTCTTCGATCTCGTTCTGAGCGAGCTCGTCGTCGCGCACGCCGAGCTCGACGACATGAAGAAGTTGATTCAGGAATCGGGCGCGACTCTTCCGCCCACCGTCAGTCCGCCCGTCCTCCCCCCAAAATCGGAGCCTCAACCGTGAACATCGAGCTCGATCCGCAAGCCAACATCATCATCGCCCGCCTCATCGACATGCAGCGCACCGAGAGCGGCATCATCATGCCCGACACGCAGATCAAGGGCGTCACCGTCTTCGCGCTCGTCGAGCGAATCGGTCCCGACGTCAAGCGATGCAAGCCCGGCGATGTCATCCTTCCTCGAGCGGTGGAGCACTGCTGGCTTCGGGGTGGTACATTCCATCGCGCGCTCATTCAGGACGAGCACGTCGTCGCGATCGTCAAGAACGGCTTCAACCGCGAGCACATGAAGTTCGTGGACGAGCGCATCGCGGCGGGCGACGACGGCGGTGGTAAAGAAAAGAGGCTGGTCACGTGAAACTCGAAGCGGTGTACGAACGTCGCAGAGAAGTTCGCCGGCCACGCCGCGCAGCGTCGCCGTGCGGATGTGGATGCGCAGCGTCACCGCGAGGAGTCGTTCCGCCGCCAGCGCCGCGCGCGCGCGAGGTCCGACGAGAGGTTCGCGATTTCGGTTCGATGCTCGACGCGCTCGAGGCTGCGAAGGCTCAGGGCGCGACACATGCGCTGCAGAGCGGATACGCCGTCTACTTCCCGATCTCCGCTGCGGCGGGGTACGACCACTGCGCCATCTATCAGAGACTCGGCAAGTGGCACATCGAAGCGCCAGGCAAGAAGAGCAGAGGTCCGCTTCCCACGCTTGCGGTCCCGATCGGTGATCTGATCTTCTCTCTTCAAGGGCGCGGCGCGAGAGAGGCCGATCCGCCAGGCGGTCCAGTTCTGCGAGTCGGATCGACCATCGTTCTGCCCGCTGGACATCGCGTCGGTATGGGTCGTCTTCGCAAGGACACGACGGTTCGGATCGATCGAATCGAGAACGACTCCGAGGGAGCCCCGATCTACGGGTTCTCTTGGATGGATGAGAGAGGCAAGGCCCGAAGCGGGTGGCTCTCGCAGAGCGAAGCGCTTCAATACGTTCGACGTGGCGGTTTCTCTCACGAGTCACCCTCGCGCGAGATCGAGTCGGAGTGCCGTCCGTACCTGAAGATCGAGCGCGACGAGAAGCGTTTCCGTGCGTGCCAAGCGATCGCCGATCGCATCGGGCCAATCGACTCGACCGAGAAGTCGTACGAGGTGCTTCGGCAGGCGGTTGGTCACGAACTCGCCGAGCGGTTCGGTGTGATGACGATGGACACGCACTTGAAGCTCCGCGACATCGCCGAGACCGGGGCAGGCGAGACGGACGCCGTGATGGCGCCGAAGGTGCCGACGCTTCAGGCCGCTCTCCTCTCGTCGCCGACGTACGCGATCATCTATCACGTGCATCCCGCCGCGAGCGAGAGGCCGAGCGATGCGGATGTCGAAGTGACCAAGGACTTCGCGAAAGCGTTCGCGGAGGTCGGTGTGCCGCTACTCGATCACATCATCATCTCGACGGGATCGAAGAAGGGGCACTACTCGTTCGCCGAGTCGAAACCGAAGACGCTTCAAGTGGAGTGATCGATGTCGAACCAACAGCAGCAGCAGACCAAGACGCTCGAGATTCCGAAGGCCGAGTATCCGATCGTCAACAGGGTTATCACCGATCATCCGTTTCCGACGGAACCCGTACAGGGAGTGCCCGTCGATCCTCATCGCCCGGCAGCGCTGATCTGGAATCTAGGGTCACCGCATCCGATCGTGAACAACCTCAAGATCGTGCGCATGTACGTGGTGCCCGGAATCAGTGCAGAGATTTACAGCGCGAGCGAGGACGGGAAAATGGGCGTGCGCAACGCGATCCCGTGGCCGCAAATTCGCGTCGTAGAAGAGGTGTGCGACGCCGAGTCGTTCGTCGCGGAGATTGTCGCGGCCGAGCGGGACGACGACGACGACGACGATCCCGATCCCGAGCCTGCGCCCACTCCGCTCGTGGCTCTTCAACCAATGCCGAACGGTGGAGTTTCCTGATGCCTCCCACGACCGCGACGCTCGTCTATAGAGTGACGCCGACGAACGTCCTTCCGACCGCGACGATGCAGGCGAAGATGGCGGCAGTTCCGCTCTACGCAAGCGCGCTGACCGACCCGGTGCTCAAGACGCTGTTCGACTGCACGGTGGCATCCGATGCGACCGCGCCCGCAGGACCGAACATCGATCGCACCATCGTGCTCAACTTGGGCGCGGGGTTCTTCTCTCTCTTCCCGACCGCTGCCGATTGGGCAACGGCGTTCAACGATCTCTTCGGCAGAACGCTCGCTCTTCTTCTTCCGGCGCAGGTGAAGAGCCTTCCGGTGGTGTTCGCATGAGCGGTGACGGCAGACGTGACGGCAGACGACACCGCGGCGTGGCCGCTCCTCCCGAGCACGAAATCGTCGACGAACTCTCCGAAGAGATCGAGGACAACGGAGAGACGCGCGCGGTCGCAAACGAGGAGACCGTCAAGCGCGAAGGTGCGCTCAACGCGGAAGCGGTGCAAAGCAACCGCCGGCGGAAGTCCATCGAGAACAAGAAGAGGGGTGGTGCCGGGACAGTTCCCTGGAACGAGTCTCGAGCGCCGCTTCTCTACGACGACATCATCGCGCTCTACCCGCCGAACACGTTGATGATCTACGTCGAGCGTCTCTCGGGCACGCTCGCGAGCTGGTACTTGTACGGACAGCCGAAGAGCGGTCACGAGCTCTATCAGGCGATCCTCAAGCAGTGTCACGGGCGAAAAGAGGAGACCGAGTACCGCGTCGTCTTCCGCGATGCGCAGCGGAAGTTCGAACGAGGCATCGGTCGGCTCACGCTTCCGTCGACGCTCGACGACGCTACGCTCCCCGTGCAGCCTCAGGGAATGGGGATGCCGAACGGCGTGCCGCCCGCGAACTACGGGCAGCAAAACGGCTACGGTCAGCCGAACGGATATCCGCCGCAACAGCCGCCGCAGAACAACGGCTACCCGCAACAGCAGCAGCCTCCGCCGCAGAACTATCCGCAGCAAGCACCGCAGTTCGCGCAGCAACCGATGCAGCCGATGCAGCCGCAGTACGCGGGTCACTCACCGCAGGAGACGCAGGTGCTCCTCGACATGCAGCGGCAGATCGCCGAGATGAGCGGGCGAGTGACCGCGTACCTGACGCAGCAACCGATGCAGACGCCGCCTCAGCAAGATCAGCATCGACCGATCTACGATCGGCCGTCGCCGCGCTACAACGGAAGCGTCGTACCGCCCGCTCCTCAGCCTCCGCCGCAACAGGCCATGCAGCCTCCGCCGGGGATGTACCACGTCCCCGGATTCGGCTTCGTCCCCACCGCGAAGCTCATGGAAGCGATGGGAGTCGTCGGGCCTCAGCAGCAGCAGGCTCCAGCAGCTCCTCCGCAGCCCCCGAGGAACGCTGCCGACGAGTTCCGAAGCGCGATCGGTCTCATGACCACGGTCGCCGATGCCGCGCGCACCGTGCAGTCGATTTTCCCTAGCGCAGCAAGCGCGCCCGCGGCGCCGGCCGCTAGAGAAGACGACGATCTGCCGATGAAGACGATCAAGTACGGCGACTTCAACACGGTCGTGAACAAGGAAGACGGCAGCCTGCGGATTCCAGACACGATCGCCGCGAACGGCGAGAAGATCCTCGGTTGGATCGAGAAGCAGCGCAAAGACATCCAAGCCCAACGCCAGCAACCTCAGTCGATACCCGAGCAACCGCCTCAGAACGGCATGATGCCGATGCCGCAGTATCCCGGAGAACAGCAGCGATGAAGGCGAACGTCACGATCGAATTTACCGACGAGGAGTTGAAGGACTACGGGTGGGGTCTTCTCGTCCGCGGGATCCAGTCTCTCGGCAAGATCAAGGTGTTCGACGATCCGCAGTCGGTGAGCATGATCCAAGGCATGATCAACCAGCTCATCAACGGTGCGAACGCCGCGAGATCGGGTACGCGCGTCCCGCCCGCGTGGGGTCCTCAGCCACCGATCGGATACGGACCGATGCCCACGCAACAAGCGCGCGTCGTTCCGATTCAACCGCAGATCGTTCACGACAAGTGCTTCGTGATCGAGGAGACGCGTGCGAACGAAGCAGGAATCGGGTGTCACGTCTGCGCGTCGTTCAACGCTGCGGGACGAACCGTGTGTCGTCACTGCGGTCACGAGCTCTGCTGCGATATCCCCGGTCCCGTGATCACTCCGCCACCGAAAACACAAATGTGACGACCGCGCGCGCATCGCGTACGATGCGCTCATGCGGGTCTACAACGTGCAGCCCGGCGACAGCCCGGCGTCGATCGCAATTTCGTACGCTGGATGCCCAAAATGTTCGATCGATCTCGTCTCCGTGAATCCGCACAAGCCGACCGTTCGCTATCCGAACGGCTACGTGACGTTCAAGGATCTGCGCGCGGGTGAGCGGCTCTGGCTCCCCGACAAGTGGTTCAGCGGCGCGCTCGATGATTTGCCGAGCGAATATTTCGCATCGCTGCCGAGCGCCGACGGATTTCTGGCCGATCCACGGCCGAACCTGCCGCCGCCGCAAAAGGGGCCGTCCGGTCCTCCGGACTATCCGAAACCTCCTCCTCTGATCATCTCGCCCGTGGCACCGTATCGGCCGCCGCCCTTGGCGCCGGTGCCCGATCCGTCCAAGCAGAAGCCGCCGAACGCTGGTGGCGGAGGATCGGCGGGCGGCGGAACCCCAGGAGAGACGACGCCGTCGGAGTCGGGCATGAGCACCGGAGCGAAGGTCGCCATCGGATTCGCAGTCGCCGCAGCAGGAGGGTTCGCACTATGGACTTTGGCGAAGTAAGCATCCACGGTCGTTCGGTCGCCGAGCTCGGAATGCTCGGTGCTGACGTCAACGTCACGAACTGCCCCGCCTGCTCGTGCAGCGGGTATTTTTGGGCGGGCATGTTCCTCGGAGCGGGCACGCTCTACATCACGACCGCAGTGCTCGGCGCTGCTGCGATCTTCGGATCGACGGTCGCGTACAAGCGGATGAATCCGTGAGCTCGTGATGGACTTCGGGAGCGAACTCTCTTTCGGTGGTCGTTCCGTCGAAGGATTCGGGCTCGGCACGTTTCTTCGCCAGCCGTCCGTCGAGGATCTTCGCAACCTCATCAACGCCAAAGACTACGAGCTGAATCAAATCTACAAGCACTACATGGCCTTCTGGCAGATGTGGGAGACCGTAGATTTGCCGGCCAAGCTCGATTGGGCCAACGACTGGAACGCGCTTCTCGCAAGATACAAGAAGGCAAAGGAGACCGCGCAGTGGGCGTTCGACAAGGCGGCGGGGCAGCCGTGGCCGGACTCGGTCATCCTGGCTCCCGACGAATGGAACACCGTGCTTCGAGCGCTGAGAAAAAATTGGGACGGCAAGACGGGGGGTACGCTGGAGAAGGGTGATGAGGCCGATCTCGAATTTCGCCTTTCGGCTGCGAGCCACAAGAGCAGCGACTTCTCGCACGAGCCGCAACCGACGGGCGACGTCGATCTCGAGATTTTCAAAGCCGCCGACAAGGCGACCAAGGGGATCGAAACCGTCGCGGGTAAAATCGCCAACTACGTCCCGATCGGACTCGCCATCGGGGCAGGCATCTTGGTGCTCGTAGCGGGGGCCTACGTCATCGCTCTCTTGCCCAAGTCGAGATCATGAAGTCCAGCACGAAGACCCTCATCGCGGCCGGCGCGGGCGCGGCGATCGTCGGATTGATCGCGGTGATCGCTTCTCCGAAGTCGAACGCCAGCTCGGGACAGGTTCAAGTCCTGCACGGTCACCGATACCGACTCTCGCACGTGTACCCATCGGGAACGCAGCCTCCGAGCGTCGCGGTGATGCAGCAGAAGATCGATGTTCTGATGCCGAACACGTGGAGAGTTGTCTCCTCGTCGTTCGACATAGACAGATCGGTCGGGACGTTCATCGCCGACATGATCGGTCAGACGCACTACGAAATGACGGTCGGCGGATCGATCGAAGACATGGGGCCGACGCCATGACCATTTTTTTCGGAGGTAGACCCGTACGCGGCTTCGGTCTCGAGGATTCGGGACCGACACCGATCCCTCTCTGCGGTTTTCCGAACACGCCCGACTGCGACAGGTTCACGCTCAAGACGGGCCACCGCTACGTCGCTGGAGGCATCTTCCTCTATCGCTACAAGCCCGACTTCCCGATGGCGGAGGAAGAGAAGCAGGATTTCATCTCGAGCTTCGGCGGCGCGATGATGGTCGATTGGGTGAAAGCGCTTGGGCCGCCGAACGATCTCGGTGCAGCAGCGCCTCAGGGATTTCAGTGGGCTCTTTCGGTGATCTTCCAGGGCTACGCCAAGCGCGATCAGATCCTCATCAACGGACAGACGGAGACGTGGCTCGTTGCTGCGCAGGTGCCCGACAACGTCACGCCTCCGCCCGAACCTCCTGCGCCGACACCGCCGAGCGTCACGGAGCACCGAGGCGTGAAGATCATCTACCAGCTGGTGCCTGGTGGCGGATGCGTCGCTGCGTTCGTTACGCAGCAGGGGAGCTTCGACGTGCAAGACGTCGACTGCGACGGTGCCATCGCGAAGGCGAAGGCGAAACTCGACTCGATGATGGGCGGCGGCGCGAGCCCCTCTTCCTCGAGCCACACCGGCATCATCGTCGGCATCGCGGCGGGCGTCGTCCTCGCGGGAGCTGCCCTGATCGCAACATCGAGATGAAGCGTGCATGGATCGTCGCCGGCGGAGCGGGAATCGCCATCGCGACGGTAGCGATCGTGAGGTCTCGACACGCGCGCGCGCAGTCGAGACCAGACTTCAATCGCTCCGTGCTTGCTCGAGCCGAAAGCGATCTCGGTGTCATCGAGACGTCACCCAACAGCGGGCCACGCGTGGACGAGATGCTGAGATCGGTCGGGATCAACGTACCCGCCAACTGGTGCGCGGCGGCCGTGTCGACATGGGTTCGGGAAGCAGCGCGCGAGCTCGGCGTTGGCGTGCCCATCGCGGGGTCTGCGAGCGTGCTTTCGATCGTTCAAGAGATGCGCGATCCGAACAACCCAAAGGTCGGATGGATCGAAACAACAGACCTGCGCGCGCATCCTGAGCGCGTGCGGCCAGGGATGATCGTGGCGTGGACGCGCGGTCTGCCTGGCAGCGGCTTGGGACACATCGGTATCGTCGAGAGCAGCGACAGCCGAGGCGCGTTCGTACACATCGACGGCAACGCGGGCGCTAACGCTGATCGCGTCGCCAAAGGCACAAGCGATCTCTCGAGCGCGTCGCTGATCGGGATGGGGTTCTTCCGCGACATCGCTGTCGGACTCGGCGACTACAACTTCGCGCTCGGCTACTACAACGATCCGCCGGGGGCTCTCCTTTTTCCGCTATCCTGAAGATCATGATCGAGAAGCCCGTACCTGGCGTCCTCGCGAGACCTCACCCCGGCGGCAAACGCGGAGCGATGATCTCGCTCGACGAGACCGCGAAAGGCGCGTGGCGCGATCGGATGTCGCCGCGGCTTCGCGCGTGGGCTACGCAGCAGCTCGACAAGTGTGGCCGTCCCACGGGGAAACGCGCACGCGTGCAGTGCCTCCTCGACGCCTTCCGCAAGAAGGTGCCCTATCTGGCCGATCCGAAGTGGGGTGAGTTCATCGCGAGCTCCGACCAGCTTCTCTGCGTGGACGAAGACAAGAACCTCTGCTTCATCGGCGCCGACTGCGAAGAGCACGCTCGAGCGATGGCGGCCCTCTGTCTCTGCATCGGGATTGACGCGATGATCGTGGGCCAGTCGTCACGAGATCCCGCCGACGTCCCCACGCACGTCTACTTCGCGTTCAAAGACGATCTCGATTCGTGGGTCCGAGGCGACTCGACGACGACGTATCCGGTGGGCAGGGTCGCTCCGTACCTTCGCGAGTGGTGGGTCGATCCGTCCGAGGGTGTCGCTGAGGCGGGGCTCGGCGACATCGTCGTGATGGGCGCCACGGATGGTTTGCAGGATGCACCTAAAAATGGTGCGGTCTACACGGGTCGATACGCGGGGCTGTTCTCGAAATGAGCCGTTCGCGGCGAAGAGTGAAAATTCTCGGTGACGACGTCGCTCTGTCGATTGTCGATCGTGAGCCGTTGGTGTTCCCTAAGGATCACGTACTCATCTTCGATCCGAGTGGGCGATCGATCGGGAAATGCTGCCTCGTCATCGGCCCCGCGCGCTTCACCAACGATCCGATTTCTAATTTTTCCAAATTCGATCGCGGTTGGTACGGCGACGACTACGAACGTCGATTGGCTTTCGTTGACGTTCCCGAAGATCACTGGCACTCTTTCGATCGCGTGGACGAGATCACCTACTTCCGATACGGAGAGCTCGAGGGAGATTTCACGCATCCCTTCCGCGAACCGCAGCAGCTCTTGAAGAGCAGGAAGTGGCACATGCTCGTCCTCTCGTCCGATTGCAGAATCACTCGTCGCGGGATCGAGGAACCGTGAATGGCGTCCTACGCGGATTGGCTCTCAGAGATGTCTCGACGGCGACCTCGCCGTCGTCGCGCTCGACGATCCGCCGCGCCCGTCGCCTCTTCCCGATCCTCTACATCCCGAACGTCGCCGAAGCGTCCTGCGAAAAAAAAGAAGACCAAGCAAACCGCCGGCTCCGGCGGACGTAAAACGAAACAAGGAGTGACCATGGCCCGTCGCCGTCGCCGAAAGCACGCCAAGAGCCCCGTCGCAGAGACCCGTCGTCGTCGCCGGCGAGCCGCAGCCCCGAAACGTCGTCGCCGTCGGGCGCGAGAAGCGGCGGTGGCGCAAGCTCCGCGTCGGCGTCGTCGCGCGCGTCGTCGCGCGGCACGGTCGTGGTTCGGCAACGCCCCCGGACATCGTCGAGCCGCGAAGAAGGGCTGGCGTAAGAAACGCAGCAGCGGTCGTCGGCGTCGAAGCCGCGAGGTGAGCGAGGCTCCGCGCCGCCGCCGCCCGAGCCGTCGTCGGGGTCGTCACTACCGAGAGGCCGCGCACGAGGCGCGTCGCGGCGGGTACTCCCGACGTCGGCGCCACGCGCGCAACAACCCGGCGATGAACGGAGGCGAGCTCGCCATCGCGTTCATCGCGGGCGGTCTCGGCTTCACGCTCGCCGACTTCGCCGATCGGTACTTCGCCACGTACGATCCGTCGGCGACGGGCGAACTGCCGAAGGACAAGTTCACGGGCGGCAACGGCACGATGGCGAACACGCTCAACATCGCCGCGCCGCCAGGCTTCCTTCGAATCGGCGTCGGCGTCGCGCTGACGGCTCTTCCGGGGGTCGGCGCGTACCTCGTCAAGAACTCGATGGCGAAGGCCGCGCTCCACGGCATGATGATCGGCGCGGGCATCAAGCTCTTCTCGACGCTCTTCAATGCGTTCGTGATGGGCAACCTGCTCAAGCCGGGACCGCAGGACGATCCGAAGAAGTCGCTCGGAGCGCGCCTCTACCCGGCCGAGATCACCGCGGCGCAGAACATGTCGAACAGCCCCGCGACGATGGCCTCGCCGTTCAACCCCGGCCTCGCGGCTCGTCCTCAGCAACGCGACGTCGGACCCTTCGCACTCGCGCAGGATCCGAGCGCGTTCGCTCCCGCACCGAGCGCGCCGCCCGTGAACGTCGCGCCGAGCCCTCCGCCCGTGAACGTGGACAGACCGCCATCGAACGGCGGCGGTCCGCCCGTGAACGTGGACAGACCGCCATCGAACGGCGGCGGTCCGCCCGTCGTCATGAGCCCGCCCATGGGTCCGCCGCCCTCGAGCGGACCGCCCGCGCGATCGGGCGGATCCTGCCCCGCCTGCAAAGGCGAGAGCGGGGCGTGCGGCTGCCTCGGATCGCAACCTCAAGCGCAGACGAACTACGCCTACCTCGGCGTCATCAACGAATCGTGATGGAGAGAGCCTGCGGCTGACCGACTGAAACGGCAGGCTCGGAAAGAAAGACGACCATGGAAGCTCAAGTGAAGAAGTCGATGACGAAAGCTCGGTTCGGCCAGGACCGCGATCGGGTGAAGCGCGTTCCCTTCGGTCTCGGCGACGCGCCAAGCTCCGACGCGCTCAACAAGACGCTCCGTTGCTCCTTCGGCAACGTGCCCGTCATCGAGGAGGTCGTTTGGACGATTCCTCTCCCGCTCTCCGAAGCGGAAGCGCAGAGCACGTTCGGCGACATCATCAACGTGCTCACCTCGCAGGCGAACGTGCCGGGTGTCGCGTCGATCGACTCGACGTTCCTGCTCAACGGCATCCTGCAGACGGACCTCTACACGCAGGGCGTCGGCGTGCACGTCTTCTGCGAGCCGATGCAGCTCGCGACGATCGGCAACGCTTGGACGTCGCCGCCCACGGCCGGCGCCGTTCCGCCGCCGTCCCCCGACGTCTTCACGCTGAACGATGTCGCCGGCGGCGCGCTCGGTCTCGCGCAAGGCACCACGATGGTGCCCGCCGCCTTCGATTGGGGCGGCGAGGTGTGGCGCGCGGGCTGGAACTTCATCAACGCGTACCAGTTCCAGTGGAAGACGAGCCAGCGCGAGCTCGTCTTGAACGAGCTGGCGGCCGACGTCTCGTACTTCGGCAGCTTCGCGGACGCGGAGGCGGCGGGCACCAGCGAGTTCCCGATCGCGGAGCTCGTCGCGCGCACGAACGCCGTCTACCGCTCGAAGGCGTCGGGGTTCACCTTCCTCCCCGTGAACTTCCGCCGCGTCGGAAGCGTCACGGTGGCGGCGGCCAACGTCGGCATCTTCCACCCGACGCGCGACTTCGACCTCGCGCCCGTCACCTGGGGCGGTCTCCGCTGGCAGGGGTACGGCTGCAAGGGTCAGATGTACCGGATGATCGAGAACCCGTGCTTCCTCGAGCGCGCGATTCCGATCGGCATGCAGTTCATCGTGCAGGATCCGGTGCACCAGGCCGCGATGCTCGAAGCGCTCACGATGGACAACTCGCTGCTCGGGACGAACATCAGCCCCGACACGAACATCAGCTGCGCGAACACGACGACGGGCGCGAACGTCATGCTCGAGCAGACGCTCGACTCGCCGCCCGTGAACACGCCGCAGCAGGTGACGCTCTGCCGTCAGGTCTTCAAGGGCGGCATCCTCAAGATCGGCATCAAGCTCAAGGGGTGGGAGTTCCCCGCTCCGTGGCGTCTCTGGTGCCAGCAGAACGCGCCGCAGCTCGTCTCCTGCCCCGCGCAGAGCTGAGCCAAGCAGCGTGACTAGACCGCGACGGGCGGCGCGGATTTCTGCGCCGCCCGTTGCCGTTTCAGGAGAGCCCGATGCTGCCGCGTGACCTCCAGATAAAGAATCTCGCTTGGATCTCCCCCAAGATCGCCTACGGTCTCGTGGCGCAGGTTCCCCGTGTGCCGTTCGTCGGTCCCATCACGACGAACCCCGGCGTTCCGTCGCCCGTCGTACCGATTCAGTTCACCGCGAACTGGCTCGCTCCGCCCGCGCTGCCTCCGGGCAATCCGCCGAACAACATCGGCATCAACCCGATCATCCAAGGCACGCTTCAGAACAACGTGACGCAGGACACGCTGATCGAGCGCATCGTGTACTCGCTCTGGCAACCGAACGCGTTCTCGACGCCGCCGTCTCCGTTCCAGACGCTATACCTGTCGCAGCTCAAGAGCTCCACGGGCGTCGATGTCCTGCTCGATGTCTACGGAAGCCCGAAGTACCGCGTGTGCGACTTCTTGCCGCTCGAGAACCTCGCTGACGTGCTCGCCGTCACGTGGCCCAACGGATGGCCGCTGCGCAAGCAGGAGAACGTCAAAGTGCAGGCCGTGCTCACCAGACCGCAGCCCGGAACGGTCGAAGCCCCCGTCGGCATCCCGTACTTCGTGAACATGGCGCTCGTCGGATGGCAGTTCGTCGGGAAGGAGATCGACGACATGTCCGACGACGAGGCGCGTCGGCGTCTCAAAGCGATGGGGATCGAAGTCCCTGAGGTGCCGCGATGATCGACCGCGACTACAACGTGAAGAACTTGGCGCTCTACGCGCCGCGCGTCGCGTGGGCGATGATCGCGGGCATTCCGCGCGTCGCGTTCGCGGTGGACGTGCCGATTCAGTTCTCGTCGGCGACCGTCAACGCTCCCCCCGTCGTCGGGAGCTTTCAGAACTCGCTCACGCAGGACACCGTCATCGAACGTGTCTCGTTCTCGCTCTTCCAGCAGAACACGTTTCCGGGCTCTCCCTTCCAGACGCTCTACTTCGCGATGGCGAAGGCGATCAGTGGCGTCGGCGTGCAGATGAGCGTCTACGGGGGGCCGAAGTACAACGTGAACGACACGTTCACGGCGCTAGAGAACATGGCCGACGTGCTCGCGATCACGTGGCCGAGCGGATGGCCGCTCTACAAGGGCAGCAACGTCAAGGTGACGGCGGCGCTCCTCCAGACGCCGTTCTCGACGCCGTACGACGTGAACCTCACGTTCCTTGGCTGGCAGTTTCTCGACGCCGAGCTCGACGCGATGAGCGACTCGGAAGCTCGTCGTCGTTTGCGGGCGCTCGGACTCGAGTCACCCGATCTCGCATCGCTCATCGGATCAGGGGGCGCGACGGCGCCACACAAGGAGTGAGTCATGGCATTTCGAATCGGTAGAAAGCACGCGCAGCACACGTACCCGGAGCCGAACAGGGGCAGCCAGGCGTTGTCGCTGGCACATGGGTGGGCGGACAACCCGACCGACGTAGCGATCGGGGTGGGAAATACCACCGTCGCGAGCGTGCCCGTAACCCCCAAAGTCACCGGCAAGTTTCGTGTGACGGCGACGTTCACGCCGACGAACACGGACACGGGCGTGCCGCACAACATCGTGCCGCTTCTGCGCCACGCGGGAGCACCGCCCGTCACCGACTACACGCCGGGGACGCCTACGCGCCTCGAAGTGGCGGCCGCGGGCAACGAGGCCATCGCGACGGGCGCGTTCACGTTCGAGTACACCGTCGCGTTTCCGGTAGGTCAACCGGTCACGCTTCTCCTCACGCTCTCGGACGCGGCCTCGCCTGGGGTGACGGTCTTCGCGCACTCCGCGCAGCTCCTCGTCGAAGAAGTGGGGAACTGAGGTCCACGCTCGCATGAACAACGTCATTCGCCTTCAAGACAAGCGCGGCGGTGTGGGGACGAACCTCCCCGGCGCGGCGGTGTGTCGAGGGCGATACGAAATCGTGTCCGCGTCGCTCGATCCCGATCTCGCGTTCATCGGAAGCGATCCGTACAACACGAGCGACTTCACGGGCGTCATCGTTCCTGCGGTGCCGTCGTCCTTTCTTGGCACCGGTCAGCGCTATCTCTTCATGCTCGCGCGCGCGCAGTTCAGTTCGGGACAAGAGGGGGTTCATCTAGTTGGTGTCCGCCTCTACGCTGATCTCGTCGCGCGCGTTCCGCAAGAGGACGCTCCCACGCTCGTCTTTCACAAGGAGATCACGCACCCGATGTTCCATCCACCCGATGGCAACATCTCGTTCCATGTGATGGTCCTCGACAAGACGTGGCGCGACAGAAGGAACGCGTTCAACGCAGACACGAGGACGTTCCAAGACAGCTTCTCTCCATCGCTGCTCTTTCAGACGCCCGAAGCTGCGGGCTACACGCCGCCGAACGGCGGACGAGCCTGGGGAACTCCGCTCGACGCCTCACTCGGCAACATCCACGAGCTCCGATGGCCGTGGCGAGACAGCAAGATCGAGCACACCCTGCGCGTGCCCATCCCCATCCCGAGCGACATCGCCATCTTCGCGTCGGTCAGGCAGAACGATCCCGCTATGAACCCGAGCGCGGCCGGGTTGTCCGCGCAGCAGTTCGCGGCGCTCGATCCTGAGGAGCAGTTCCTCACTTCGTTCTTTACGGTCGCGCAGTACGGGCGCATCTCCGCATCGCTCGTCTTCGAGGGGGATTCGTTTTTGTACGGCAGCGAGGGATGCAAGTCCGAGGACTCGCGGGAGAAGTGCCGATGAGGTGCCCGTACGTGCAGAACATGGTGACGGGGCAGGTCGAGAGCGAACCTGCTGGACCCAATGATGCGGGCATCGAGCGTTCGCTCCGATGTTTCGCCGAGTACATCAACAGCATGGGGCTCGGAGACGGAGGAAACATGATTTCGTACGGTGGACGCCCCGTAGCGGGCTTCGGTGTGCTCGACAACCTCGGCCTCTCGGGTGCCGACATCTACAACGCTCTGTCCAGCGATCAGCGGACGTGGCTCGCCTCGGCGATGCAGACGTTCGAAGGAGCTCGCAGGGACGCTGGCGCGTCGGCGTGCCCGGAGTGGCCGCAGACGTTTCAGACGGTCGCGGACTTCCAGGCAGCCGTCGCGTGCACGCAGGCGTGGATCAACGCCGGCAACCCCGGCCTTCTTCGCACCGACGGCGTCATGGACGAATCCACGCTCTGCGCGATCCAGTTCGAGGCGTACAAGATGCCCCCCTACGCGCAGAACAGATTCCCCGATCCGTCGGGCAAGTTCTGCAAGTCGATGACGACGACGGAGAAGAAGTCGAACACCGTCTACTACGTCGCTGGCGGCGTCGCGGCGGCGCTGGCCGTCGGCGCGGCGATCGTCTACTCGAGAAAGCGAGCTGCGTGATGCTCGACTACAAGGTCCGTCATGGCGACTCGCCCGCCGCCATCGCGCGCCGCTACGGCGTGTCGGTGACCTCGCTCGTCGGGGCGAACCCGCAGAAGCACACGACCGTCGTCGCGGGTCAGCAGACGTGGCGCTCCTTGCACATCGGAGAGGTCGTGCGCGTTCCGTCGGCTCGAGTCGGGCTCGCGGGACAGACTTCGGTGGACGTCGGTGCGTCACCCATCGGATCGAAGACGCCGACGATCACCGCGTTCATTACGAACTCGGATCAAGCAACCATCGGCGGCGACGTGCAGTTCTTCGTGGACGGGAACTTCGTTGGCGCCGCTTCGGTCATCCCTCAAGGCGGCGGCAGTTCGACCGCAAGCGTGACCCTCGCCGACGAGCTCTCGCCCGGTAACCACACGTTCGATGCCGCGTACTCGGGAGATCCTTCGAACGACGCGGGCCGAGGATCGGTGACGTTCTCGGTCGCAGGCGGCGGTGGCGGAGGCGGCGGAGGTCGCTACTCGAGCACGATCGTCGCTGCCGCGCAGGCGCTCGACGCGCAACTCGTCGCGAAAGGCTGCTGCGGCTGCGGCGATGCGGCGTCTGCCCTCAGCGCAGTGGTCATGGCCTTCAAGAGATCGATCCTCACGAACCCCTCGCAGTGGGGCGTCCCTGGCATCGGAAACGCTGCCACCGTGACGGGCAGCACGATCGACGTCTCGAACGATCAGTGTCAGCACGCGTTCGGCAACGGCACGATCAACGATCTGCGTGCCGTGCTCGGATCGGGCATGCGGTACTCAGGCGGTCCGTGCGCGACGTGGAACGGAGCAGGTAACTGCCCGTGCACGAACACGGGCTCGAACTGCGGACAGCAGCCGCCTTCGCAGACGTTCCCGTGTCCGGCAGGAACCGTCAAAGAGGGTCAGCAGGTCGCGAACATCCTCACCGACTGCGGCGGCCCGAAGCAGCCTCCGCGCGGCTGCTCGACGAACAACCCCTGCCCGTCAGGTCAGCAGTGCCAAAGCGGCCAGTGCATCACGCCTCCGAGCTCGGGCGGAGGCGGCGGAAGCGCGGGCGCGCTTCTCGCTGGCGTCCTGCTCGTTGGCGGCGGCATCGCAGCCACCACGATCGCCATGAAGAGAAAGAAGCGTCACCCGTGAAGAAGACCGTTCACGAAGAGACGATCTGCTGCAACTCGAAGCGTTGCCCAACGCTTCGCGTCTTCGAAGATGGATCGATCGAGATCCGCGACAACGACGCAGAGAACGAGTCAGTCGGCGTGGTGAAGTTTGATCGCGAGCAGGCGCTTCTGCTCGCGAAACGGATCGTGGAGAAGAGCGGATGACGTACGAAGTAAGGAGATCCTGAGATGACGTACGTCGCGCTCATCGGTCTCGTGCTCGTCCTCGTGCGGAGCTCGATCTTCAATCGGCTCAGGCCGAAGCTGAAGATTCTCGCATGCGCGCAATGCACCGGATGGTGGGTGGGCCTCTTCGCGTGGAAACTGGTCCCGTCCGTCTCGGACATCTCGTTCATGGGTGTGCGTTACGTCGACGCCCTCGTGAGCGCGTTCTCGATGAGCGCGATGGCCTTCCTAGCGAACTCGGTTCTCACGCATCTCGTGGGTGAGGTGCTGACCGTCTCAGAAGCGGAGAAGAAACATGCGACGCAAGCTGACAACGCTCAGAAGTAAGCAGGGGCACTCGCAGAACGGAGCTCCGCGGACGCTCATCGACCTCGCGCTCTACCGAGAGCATCGCGCGGCGATCAATTTTTTGATCTTCCCCCCGAGGCGTTACGACTCGGAGTATTCGGGGTGGAGCAACGCCTCACGTCCTCGAGATCAGGCGATCAGTCTTCGGGGCACGTTCCCGAACCAAGGGTGAGGCATAGGCCATGAGGGGAAACGCGGTCCCGTTCGCGGCGCAGACATATCCTCAAGCGAGACCGGGATCTCCGCTCACGCCCAACATCCTTTCGCAGCCGTCGATCTTCATCGATCGCGTCAATGGCAGCGACTCGAACGGAGGCACAACAGCGCTCACGCCGTTGAAGACGTGGCGCGAATACTGGAAGCGGATGTCGCTTGCAGCGGTGCCATTTCTAGCGATCTTCTTGCAAGCCGATCAGGCGGTGCAGTACCTCGACACGCTCACTGCCGCCGACGCGCGCGTGACGTCCGATCCTGTCTTTCTATCTGGCTACTGCATCAACAATCAGCGCTTGCTCACGATTCGTGGGACGTTCAAGGAAGAGCGCGCGAGCACGTTCACCGCAGCGACGCAGCACGTGCTCGGTGGCAACGTCCCCTTCCAAGCAACGGATCCGACCGTCGTCAGTTGGGCTACGGACGTCGGAAAGATCGTGCTCCAAGCAGGGCCTAAAGCCTTCCTCGTCGACAAGGATCTCGGGGCGGGTGCTGCACGCTTCTCGCAACCGATGACCGACGCCGACGTCTTCTTCGCGGCGCTCACCACGATCACGGTCGGCGCCTACCAGATGGGCACGTACACGTCGATCATCACGAGCGATCTTTGCGTCAGCGGTGGCGGCCAAGCGTTCGCAGGTGAAGTGCGCTTCGACAAGTTCGCGTTCGGCGACGGCTCCAACGAGGTCGCGCCGACTGTAAACGCGCCACTGTCGGGCGTCATCACGTTCACGCAATGCATCTTTCACGACTACGTGTCCGCGGGTCACGACGTATGGATGCAGAACTGTTGGTTCGGGCTTGGTTTCGGCTCCGTGTTCGCAGCCTCGTCCGACAATGCGATCATCCTTGGCGGCTCGCACGATCCGGCCGGCTTCTTCACGCTCTCGGGCGGCATCATCGTGGACGGCAACTTCTATCTGAAGAGCCCCACCAGTGTGTTCACGATCATCCCGGCGCGCATTGGCCTCCTCGCGCTGCTCGACAACGCGGCGCTCAATCTTCAGTTCGGCACCACGATGCTCTTCAAAATCTACGCCTTCGGTGCGCGATCGATTTGGGGCAACACCGCTGCTGCGAGCGTGTTCATCAGTAACAACGGATCGTCGTTCATTTGGGGTGGCGCCGGCTTCGTGGTCGCCGACTGCCCGATCGTTGGCGCGCAGGTGTCGAACGACAAGTTCGGCGCGACGTCGTTTCCGTTCGATCCGGCTGGTCCGGGGTTCGCGGCGGCAGCAGCGACGACGCTCGCGAACATCGCCGCCGCTCCTCCGGGGGGCTACGGCGGCACGCTCGCGGACCCTCGTCTGAACAGCAGCTTCGGAGACTGATCGATGAACCCCGACAAGCGATTTCAACTCGTGTGCCGCGGCCATATCGTCGACAGCGAAGACGAGCTCGAGGTCGCGGAATCGAATCTCGCGCACCGCAAGGAGTTCGGCTGCACCGCAGTGGAAGCGGAAGCGCGGGCCGAGCGCATTGCCTCACGGTCGCAAGACCCCGAAGATCACGAGGTCATCCTCGCACGACTTCTCGAACAGCTCCGCGAAGAGACTAAGTTCGACGAGCGCCGCATTAGTCGTTTACGCAAGGATGATCCGTGGACGATCGTGGACGCGATGACCAACGAGATCGTTTTTCCCGCAAGCCTTCAGGAGTAACGAACCATGGGATCCATCATCGGTCGAGGCAGATACGCACGCGAGACGTACCCCCAGGTGCCCACGTCGGGGTCTCCGCTGACGCCGAGCATCCTGACGCAAGCGGCCCTCTTCTTGAAGCCGCAGACAGGGAGCGACGCGGCAGACGGCCTCACGCCCGCTACGGCGATCAAGACCTGGCGCGAATACTGGCGCCGCATGTGCGTCGCGCCGAACGCCATCACGGTGCCTGGTAGTTGAGTTACAATCAGGGAGAACGCGCATGAAGTCGAGCCTCGAAGAAGCGCACTACAGCGAACTGCTCTATCTCGTTCAGATGGCGCTCGCGCGCGCGTCATCCGCCAGCGGGCTCTTGCTGGCCGGCAACGTCGTCGGGCCGCTCGGAGCAAACCGCGTCGTCGAGCTGAGTGGCGACTCGATCACGAAGCTCGTCGCGCTCGATTCGGGAGCTACGATCAGGCAAATGCAAACCGGGACAGCGGCAGCCCCCTCGACGGAAGTGCCACTCGTCCTTCAGCCGCGCCTGACGACGGACGGCTTAGCGAAGTCGCCGTTCGTGATGGAGATGGCTTCGTATCTGTTCGCGACAACCTACGATGAGGTCGTCGACTTCGGCTGGAACATGAACAGCGCAGAGCCGACGCTCCCAACGATCCGTGATAGCTGGGAAACCGACTACGAGATTTTCCCCGGCATTCATCAAGCCGAGATGCACAAGCAGTTCAGTCGGCTCGGTGGTGGTGGTGGCGACACGTACCGCTGGATCACCTCCGGTTTTCGATACGCCTCGCATCGTGGAACGTCTGCTCTTCAGTGGCGCGACGGTACGGGCGGCACCGATCCCGATGGCGGCGACGCTGGCTACACCAACATTGGTGAAGTCACCGGCAACCCGACGATGACGTTCGCGACCGCTGGAATCACGACGAACACGAAGAACATCAACTTCCTCGCGGTAGGGACGTGGCTGCTCGACGGCGGGACGAAGACCGACAACATCGCCGCCCCCAACAGCATGGTCTTCAAGCCGCAAGCCCCGTTCGCGGGCGCCACGCTCGGGAATCGGAATCCAGGCAACTACGAGATCGACCTGGCCGTTCCCATCGCGGGAGGGAGCGAAGCGAACGTCATCGTCCGGCGAGGCGTCAACATCATCTACGAGCTGTCAGCGGGATCGACGACGTGGGCGGACGCGACCGGAGCGTCTTACTTCGAGATCGTTCTTTCTGGCGTCTCGACTCAACTCGTCGGCCTTTCGCCAGGCACGATGTACGTGTCAAACAATGCTGGCGCTCTGCAACTCACGGCGACGACCGGCGTCTATCTCCTCGCGGGCGCGGGGGACCAGTGTCACTTTTACGTAGCCGGTGTAGAGCTGGCGCAAGTGGCCGCTAACGGCGTCGCGAATCAGACGTCGCTCGTCGTGGCATGCGACGCTGCAAACACGTTGAGCCGAGTGACACTGGGTGCGGCCAACTCGGGCGGCGCTGGGTTCCGCGTACTTCGTGTCCCGAACTGAGGAGAGATCGGTGTCTAGCAAAAAGTCTGCGGCGCAAATCGAACACGAGAAGGCTTCAGCGAGGCTCGCGCAAGCGCACGGGGCGACCAGCAAGGCGCACAAGGCTTGGCAAGATGCCGTGAGTGCCGAGCAAGCGGCCGATCACGCGCTCCGCGACGCGAAAAAAGCTGCGTCCGACGAGAGGCGCCGACAGATGCCGAAAGATCACGCCGCCGAGATCGAGATCAAGTCGTGACCGACATCAAGCTCACGCAGAAAGAAGCCGACGAACTTCGTACGCGCCAGCAGATGCTCAACGAAGCAACGCTGCGCGTGGGCCAGATCGACCTCGCGATGGCCGAGCTCGAAGGGCAGCGTCATCAGGCGCGCACGGAAGCGATGCGCCAGACGCAGGAACTTCGATCAGCAGCCGAGCGCGCGGGGACGGCACACGGCATCGTCAACCCGATTGGGTGGAAGCTGGACATTCAAGAGGGCGTCCTGCGCTCAAACGCGCCGTCGTCTTCGGCGACCGTCACGCCCATTCGTCCCAACGGGAAGAAGAACGGGCATCCGCAACCAAGGTGAAGTTCACCGCCGCGGCGGATCGCTCGTCGGCGACGTCACGCGCGGGATGCCTCCAGACGGATACCGCTGCATCGCTTGAAGGATCTGCGCGAGCTGCGCGCGCACGCTCTGCATCGCAGCGTCGAACAGATCGCGCGTCACGACCGTGCGCTTGATCTCGGCCACGTCTTCCGAGAGCGCATCGTGGTTCGCCTTGACGCCGTTCACTTCGCCCTGAAGCCGCGTCGTTGCCACTTCGTCGGCGTGGAGTTGCTCTCGCAAGATGTCGCGACTCGCCTCGAGAAGCGCGATGCGTCGCTCGAGCTCGCGCTTGTCGTTGCCGTAGGCGTACCGAGAAACCACGAAGAGCACGCCGAGGAGCGCCGAGAGGATCGCCGTTCCCACCGATACGACCAGCGACAGCGGCACCTGCGTCTCCACGGCTACAACTCGTCGAGGTGTTCAGCGTGAAGCGGAATCGACCACCCATCCTCTTCGTCGACGGTCGGCGGCCACTCTTCGGGCACGTCGTAGTCCACCTGCGTCACATCGGAGAAGAACGGGGAAGGGGCGGGGATCGTGTCGCGGGGATGCACTCGGCAAGCATACCACCGTGAGGTAGACTGATCCCGATGATCGATGAGGCGGAATTGAAGGAGCGCGCGAACGCGGCCCTCGCCGGCAAGAGCAAGAACTACGTCGACGATGTGACGTACTTCGCTCGCGCCATCGAAGAACTTCTCGGAGAGCGTGCTTCTCTGAATCTGGAAAACAAGACGCTCAATGACAACGTGACCGCGTTGCAGATCGCCGGCACCGCGCTCGTGCGCGAGAACCGTCGCCTGAAGGGAATCGAGGACACATGATCGCAAAGACCGTCGGGCCCGGCTTGTGGGCTGATACGAGTGAAACGCTCACGCTCGCGCACTACCAGTTTCTCGCGAAGGCGGGCTACCGCGGCGTCTTCCGCTACGTGCCGCTTGCTGGAGGAGGCGGAGGCATCAAGCTCGCCGAGCTCCAACTCGCGCTCAGCGTGACGTGCCCCGACGGATCTCCGTTCGGGATTCAGTTCGTGCAGTTCGCGCGATCGAACGGCATCAACGCCGCGAACGGCGCTGCCGACGGGCAAGCCGCAGCCGACTACGTGCTCAAGACGCTCGGCGTTCCGAACAACGTGTGCGTGTGGCAAGACCTTGCGCCCGGTCCGAAACAAGCGTGCATCGACTACTCGAACGCGAACTACGCCGCGATGCAGGCACACGGCATCGCCTCGAGCGCACCAGGCATGTACGCCGAGCCCGGCTACCCGCTCACGGCTGACGAACGCTACGCGCTGCTCCACCTCCACCGCTATTGGGCGACGGCCGCGAACGATCCGCAGAAGTTTCCCGCTCACCGCGGTTGCCAAGTGATCCAGCTTTGGGAGAGCTCGCAGGGGCAGTTCTTCCCCGAGCCTGGATTGGTGATCGATGCTGACGCGATCCAGCGCGATTACTTCGGCGACTTCCCTGTCGCGGTCGTGGCGGGATGAGCGACGACACCCCCAGGCAGTCAGGCAGCCTCGCCGTCTTCGAGACGACGTGCGAGGAAGCCATCTCGAGGCTCTCGGGACGCGATTCCGTCGAAGCCGACGAGCTCCGTCACGAAGCGCGCGAACTGATTTCGACCTTGCGCTCATGGAAGATCATCCCTCCGTCGACTGATGACAGATCGCTCGTCGCGGCGCGTGTGCTTGCTCTGCATCGGGCGTCGCTCGAGTTGGTGTCCTCCTCATGAAGCCCTGGCTGAAAGCGGCATCCGCGCTCTTCGGCGTCGGCGCCGTCGCGCTCACGCTGACCGCAGCGTCGCGCGCGTCGAAGTCCTCAGCAGCTCCACGCCACTCGCGCATCGCTCTCATCGGTGACTCGTACGCGGTAGGTCTTGGTCCCGAGCTCGCCAAACTCCTGCCTGACTTCAAGGCTGAGGGCCACGTCGGAACGAACACATCGCAGTGGGCTCATCACGATCGTGCGTGCGGAACGTGCGGAGACTGGCTGACGGCGTTCGCGCCCACCCTCGTGCTCGTATCGCTCGGCGTCAACGACGACGGATCCCCACACATCGAGAACTACCAAGCCATCGTGCGCGCGCTGCACGGAATCGGTGCGCGTGTCGTGTGGATCGAGCCGCCGGCGAACGTGACGGTGAACGTGGCAGCGGTACGGAGGATCATCGCGTCGCTCGGCGTCGAGACGGTGCCGGCGACGCAGACCGCGCTGAGCTCGGATGGAGTGCATCCTCAGAGCTACGCTCCGTGGGCGCGGGAGGTGGCGGGGCATGTTGTGGCCTGACAAGCGAGAGAAGAAGATCCGCTTCACCATCTACCTCCATCGCAACCGAGTCACCGGCAAGCCGTACGTCGGGCAGACGAAGAAGACGATGCAGAGACGATGGAGCGACCACGTAAGCGACGCCAAAAAGAATCGCGGTTGCCGTCTTCTCGGCGCCGCCATTCGCAAGTACGGATCCGACGCATTCGATCACGAAGTCCTCGACGTCGTGACCTCGCAGAGCGGAGCTGACATCGCTGAGGCGGTGTGGATCAAGCAGCGGCGGGCGCTCACTCCGGACGGGTACAACCTGGACTCAGGTCGCTACCAGGGCGCAGAGAGATCGTTTTCGCATAGCGAAGAGACGAAGCGGCTGATGAGCGAGAAGGCGAAGGCGCGCGAGGTGCGGATGACGCCTGAAGAGAGAAGCGCGCGAAGGCTCGGGACGTCCACGCAGGAAGATCGAAACGAAGTCGCGCGAAATAGATGGGCGTCGTACACACCCGAGAAGCGGGCAGACATTGCGAAGAGGGTGAGCGAATCTCTGTCTGCTTCGGAGAAGAACACTGCTGCGATTCGGGCTCGATGGGCGAAGACGACGCCAGAGCAGCGGAGCGACATCGCGCGCAAAGTTCATGAAGCGCAGACACCTGAGCAGCGAAGCGAACGGCAGCGCAAATCGTGGAACTCGATACCGATCGATCGACGCATCGAGATGATCGCGACCCTCGCAGCAGCAAGGCGAAAACCTCGTGGCCCGAACGGAAGGAAGATCGGGTGCTCAAGGTGCGGAGCCGACGTGGAGGTATCATCGGGATCTTGGTGTAAAAACTGTCGTCGCGAATACAGCAGGAATTGTCGCCATGGCACTTGATTGGCCCGCATTCGGCGATGCGCTCTGGAAGGTCTACGACCAGACGGGCATTCGTCCCGAGTGGCAGATCCCCGTGATGTCGCTCGAGACGGGCGGCACGTTCGATCCGGCGATCTGCAATCCATCGAATTGTTGCGGACTTAACCAGTTCTGCGGCTCCACGTACACGCACTACGTCCACGTCCCCATCAGCGAGTACCGCACGTGGCTGGCGAGTCAGCAGCTCGCCGGTCCGGTGCTCGCGTACTGGAAGGACGCGCTCAACTTCGGCAAGATCCGCTCGAGCGCCCGCCTCATGGTCGCGCAGCTCGGTCAAGGGCTCCTCCGAACCCCCGCGAGCCTCGAGCGCGTCGTCTTCCGATCGCCTAGCATCGAGTACAAGAGCAACTCGGGCTTCGACACGCAGAAGAAAGGGACCATCACCGAGCAGGACATCGCGAACTCGATGGCGCGGCAGGTGCCGCGCGCTTCGGTGAAGGACGCCATCGCGAAGGCGTACGCGATGCGTCCTGGCGAAGTGGTGCGCGATCCCGTGTACGGCGAAGACTACGGAGGAGGCGGCGTCACACCCCCCGTGCGTCGCGCCGCGAGCTCGACGTCGTGGATCGCTCCCGTGCTCGTCGTCGGGACGCTTCTTGGCGGCGGCGCGGCCCTCGCGTACGTTTGGAAATAGATGTCGGCCGCGCTCCGATACCAAGACTTCGATCACCTCGCAGTATCGGTGCGCGAACTCCTCGAGCAAACCGATGCGTTCACAAGAACGATGTCGGCTCGCGATCAGATGCTCGTGCATCTCGGCCTCGAGAGCGCGCACGCGGAGGAAGCCATCTCTCAAGGTGATCTCTCACGCGCGGAGATCCACCTGACGACGCTCTCGAAAATCGTAGACGCACTCGGAGGTTCGAGATGAATAAGATGATCTTGCTGGCCGCTATCGCGGCGTGCGGCGCCGCGCTCGTGGGGGAGGACGGAACCGCGCGCGCGATCTGCACGCACTGCTTCATCGCGCAGGTCGCTTCGTGAACTGGCTCACGAACAACCGAGCCGTCGGGCTCGTGCTCATTCTCGCGACGCTGGCCGTCGACGTCGTGCTCACCCTATACGGACACGCGATCCCCGCGACCATCGCGTCGATCACGGTGGCTGGCGTTGGCCTCGTCACGAGGTCGATTGTAAAGTCCAAACCGAAGGGGTAGGCTGAATCGTGTCCAGCGACGTCCTGCCCGAGTGTCGCGCGCGAGATCGCAAAGGCGCGATCCACACGCCGAACGGATGGTTCGTCCCCGTCTACTGCGCCAACTGCGGCAAGATCGCTGGCATGGTGCCCGAGAGCCACATCACGCACGTATTCGCGCTCTGCGACAACGGATGCGCGGGGAAATACGGCGACACTGCGCATGAGTACGTAGACCCCGATGCCATCTACCGCGAACGCGCGACCGCGGAAGCGTTGAAGAAGTACGGTCGCGCGCTCACGCCTGCGGAGGTCGAGCGCGAGCTCGACAACGTGTCGTCACCCATCGCCAAGATCGCCAAGGAATGGCAGGATCGCGTTCGCAAGGAGAGTCGATAGATGCCCGCTCCGAAACTCGTTCCCGCTCAATGCGACGTCCCCGGATGCGGGATGCCCGCGATCATGTCCACCGACGGCACCGAGAAGGACATCGCCAAGAAGCGCGTCACCAACAAGGACGGTGACACGCGCGATGAGCTCCTCAACCGACCCGCCGCCAAAGACGTCAACGTGTGCGACCGCCATCGCAACTGGCCGCACTCCGACGACGCGCACCGATTCGTCGCGAGCGACGACTTCAAGAAGCAGAAGCGAGGCTAAGCCGTGCTCTACTACACCGACGTCCCCGGCGCGACGATCACCACGAACGCGGCGATCAATACCGCCAACGACTGCACCTTCATCAAGTCGGGATCTGCGCGCACCTGCTGGCTCAACGCGATCTATCCCCAAGGACGCGGCGCGCTCCTCACGTCGATCAGCGGCATCAGCTACCGACTCGAGAAGTGGACGACGACAGCGAGCTCTGGCGGAAGCGCGATCACGCCGAGCCCTGACGATCCTGGTTTTCAGGCCGCGAAGCACACGGCGGGATTCTCGGCCACCACCGTCACAAGCGGTACGGGCGGCCCCACGCTGATGATCTCGATCGGATCGGGGACCACGAGCCCCGGCAACTGGCTCGCTGCTGACAGCAACGGTCCGAACAGCATGGGGTACTCGCTCGAAGCGGGTGCCAACCAATCGCTCGACATCTTCAACATCGCGAGCGCGACGGCGCTCACGTTCGAAATCAGCTGGGGCGTCGCCGAGTGATGATCAAGCAGAACCCGAAAGATCCAATCTGGCTCGTCGTCTTGCAGGTTCGTTGCTCCAACGAGCCAAGCCGCATCGTCGGCGCGGACGGTCGCTCAGCGATGCTGAGCGCGACGTACGAAGAGCCGAGTGAGATCACGGTTCACGCGCCCGATGAATCGACCGCGAAGGCGTACGTCGAACAGCAAAACCCCGGCGCGAAAGTCGCCTCCGCGGAGATGGTCAAGTGACCCAACCGGCCGAGAGCTTCATCCCCGTATCGCCGAGCGTCGATACGACGGCGCCGAAGGTGCGGCAGCTTCTCGTCTTCGAGTTTCAGCCAGCAACGCAGACGTACGTGCAGGTCCAGACAGAGGTCGTGGCGCTAGCCGATCCGCTCACCGGACTAACCGTGCGCGCCGCGAGCGAAGAGTCGTTGGATAGCATCGCTCTTCTTTTGCGTGCGAATCTACGAGCGCTAACGGCCATCGCCAACGAGCTTGGCGGACGCGAGCGCAGCTACGACGTGGACGAGTTTTACACCGACGCGCAAGAGGACTAGCCGATGGCCGATCTCGTTCTCAAAGGCGGAGCCCCCAACTCCACAACGATCGGTGTCCCGTTCACGCCCTTGATGGTGGACGCGACATACAACGCCGCTCGCGTCACGTTGAAGCCGGACGAGTACAACTTCGGATCGTTCAACGGGGGTCACTACCGTACCGCGCAAGTATCAGGCGCGCTGACTGGCGTAGGCGCAGCGGGTGCCGTCTTCTCGATGCGGTGGGCGAACACGAACGGTCTCTTTCTTCTGAAGCGCCTCCTCGTCGGCTACGCGATCACGACCGCGTTTACCGCGGGGCAGCTCGTAGACTTCGATGTCGTGCGCGACAGCGCGTTCACTGCGGCCGACACGGGCGGAACGGCGCTCACGCCGTTCATCGGAAACAACGCGAAGAAGCGCTCCTCCACCATGGCTACGAGCCAGGTAGCTGACATGCGTATCTCTTCAACCGCAGCGCTCGGAGCGGGCACGAAGACCGCGGACACGAATCCGTTCGGATACGCGACGACCGCTCCGACCAATCTCGCTGTCCCTACAGCCACCGTCGCTGGCGGCTTCATGCAGCTCACGGAGATGTACGTTCAGGACGCGAACGCGGCCCACCCTGAGATGTTCGGCGCGAACGAGGGCTTCAACATCCGTAACGTGACCGCGATGGGTGCTGCAGGTGTCATCAAGCTCTACGTCGTCTGCGATTGGGCCGAGGTGCCGGGCCTGTAGTCGGCTCGGCGTAGCGCGCCGTGCTCGACAATCTACTCGGCGGAATAGGACTCGAAGAAGTCGGCCAACCGCCGACGACGCTTCGATCGCAAAGACCCGTAGCGCCGTCGAGCGGTGAGGACTTCGTAGGATCTCTCCCGCCGCTTGAGGAGCAGTCGACACCGACGCGCGTGTGGAAATCGCGCGCGCAGCTGCCGGCAAATCGTGACGAAGACTTCGTCTCCACGACTGTCGTTGCTCTCGACGAGGATCCCGCACTGGCCCGATCCAGGGCTCGAGCGATCGTCTCGATCGTCACAAGAGGAGAAGACTTCGCAGGATCGCTTCCGCTAGAGGAAGATCCCTCTCGAGTCACGCAGCGCCGTCGACAACCGGTGATCGCTTTCGCTCGAGAGGAGGAGTTCGGGCTTCCGCACCCCGTCGATGAGTCGGCGCTCATCGCGCGCGCGCGCCCTCGTTCGCCAGCCCCGATCACTTCTCGTGGAGAGGACTTCGCAGGCAGCCTCCCGCTCGAGGAGATCGGCACGCTCGCGGCAGTTCGGCGTCGATCGGCATCGATCGCGGTATCGCGTGACGAGGAGTTCGGCGCGACGCATCCATCGGAAGACTCTCCACTGCTCGCGCGGTTGGCCCGCCGAGCGCTGCGATGGGTGCTTGGTCAGAGCGAAGACTTCGCGGGCAGTTTGCCCCTGGAGGAGCTCGCCCCGCCTGTTCAGATCACGGCTCGCAAGCGATCGATCGTCTGGACGGTCGGCGAAGACTTCGCGGGAAGCCTGCCGCTCGAAGAGGACGCAGCGAGATCGCTGATCACGCCGCGCAAGCGCTGGATCAGCTGGACGGTCGGTGAAGATTTCGCCGGATCGTTGCCTCTCGAAGAGTTCTCACCGATCGTTCGCGGAGGCTCTCCGCGTCGCCACGCGACGACGATCGTCGCAGAGGATTTCGCGGGATCTCTTCCGCTAGAAGAGCTCAGTTCGTTCTCATCGACACCGACGACGAAGCGCACGCACTCGCCGACCTTCGGGCACGAAGACTTCGCGGGATCGCTTCCGTTCGAGGAATCGTCTTCCGTCGTTCGTCGGGAGACGTTGCGTCGATTTTCGCTACCGACCTTCGGGGAGGACTTCGCCGGCGCGTTGCCGACAGAAGATCCCGTACCTGGGGCGGTAGTTCGAGCTCGACAACGGATTCCGCCGATCTCTACGGACGAAGAGTTTGGGGCTTCGCACCCAATAGAGGATCAGCCATCGAGCGCGATTGTTCTGTCGCTCGCGCGCGCAAGGGGCCGTGCACCTATCGTCGAGGATTTCGCAGGATCGCTTCCGCTAGAGGAAGAGACCACGAGCGCGCGAGTGATCGCCAGGGTGAGGATTTCGACCGTAGAGTCGATCGGCGAAGAGTTCGGCTCCGCTCATCCGATCGAAGAAGAGGCCGCGCCGCCCATCTCCCGCCGCATCCGTCGGTGGTTCACGATCACGGTCGAGGAGCATTTCGCTCCCGCGCCCCCACCACCGCCTCCGCCACCGCCTCCGCCCCCGACACCATCTCAACTGAGCGGCGGAGGTACGGGATGGTTTGGGCCGCGCGAGCTCCCTCCGATTCCGTACTGCCCTCCCGGATGGCTGCCGAAGCCCATCAACGAGTACGAGTACGAGTGCGAGGCTGATCTCGCGATCCTGCACGAACAAGGGGCCATCGTCCGCGCGTTCGCGGACGGCATCGTCGAATCGTTCGTCGATGACAAGGGCCGCACTACGATGGTGCTCACGGACGACGGAGGCACCCGCTACTGGTACGCCGACATCGGGGAGAAGATCGCCAAAGATGGCGCGCGCGTGAAGAGCGGGCAGATCATCGCTCGCGTCAGGCCGAACGCGGCAACCGCGCCAGCGATCACTCCGCGCACTGCATCGCGCGCGCTGCCTTCTGCCACGTCGATCTCGGAGCCTGAACCAAAGCCGAAGCCCGTTCAGATCGTGTTCGTAGAGCCGCCGCATCCGCCGATTTCAAACTTCGTGATTCGGATGCCATCGACACCGCCGCCTCTACCGATTCCGCCACCAGCGCCGCCTAGACCGAACGAGTGGGGCGTGCAGTCGCCGACGCTGCGCCGCGGTCAAGAGACCGAGATCGTTCGGGCGGTCGTTTACATCGGAGGGGTGGCCGCTCTTCTCTACGCGCTCACGCTGCTCGATCCATCGAGACGGAAGTAAGGCTTCTTCTCCCTCCGTAATATTTCTTCTCCTCGATCGCGTGCTAACCGCGCGACTTCGCATGCGTGCGCGATGGCCGCGCTCTTGCGATGAGGCCAGGCATGCTGCGCGAATACGAGTGGGAGCCGAACGGTCGCTGCGACGGGTGCCGCAAGAAGATCGAGGTCGTCCTCGGTCCGATGTTCAACCGCACCGCGCGCGGGTGGGACAACTGGATCCCACGCGTTCGCGCTCAGGAGCTCGCGCGCGAGGGCGTCTGTCCGTGGTGCGGACAGCGAACGACTACGCCGTCGCGCACGCTGCTCGGACGGTTCGAGCGCATCTTGCGTGCGTACGAGAGGGAGTCCTGCTCATGATCCAGGCCGAGTACGACTGGCTAGTCAATGTGATCGCCGAGTGGAACGGCTTCGACGCGCGTGCTGTCCGTGAGCGCATCGAGCGCGCTCTTTGGGAGGGCGACGTCGACACGCTCTTCGATTTGGCGCCGTGTCGATGTTGCTGCCACGAGCACACGTTCGAAGACTGCTTCGCGCGGATCTGGAACGACTGCCGCGGCCAGTACACGATGACGCGCGCTGAGATCGAATCGTGGGCGTCGCACTACGAACGGTTCCACGGAATGACGCGCGACGAGTTCTACGGGTGAGGGTAGAATCGCAAGCATGTTCGGGAACTACACGAGACCCCCGTATCGTCGATGACGAACCTGAGTCCCTATTACGACGATTACGTCGACCACGATCACTCCTTCTACCGCACGCGCAAATCCGCGCCATCGCTGTCACCGTGGCCTCAATTCGAACGCTTGGCACCCGACGAAGGGTACGTCCCGAAGCTCGGCAGTCGTCCGCAGCCGCCGCCGTGTCCCATCGAGCTCGCGATGATCGACGTCTTGCGTGAGCGCATCGCCGTGTCCGACGTGCAGCCGTCGTCGACGTTTCTCGCGTGGGCGCAGAGCGGAGCTCGGGAGCGCAAGTCGCGTCGACGTCGCGCGCGGCCGAGCGGGTTCGAGGAGCGCAACTATCGCCCCTCGTCGATCTCGATCTCGCGCTTGTTGCGCCCGCATCCGAGGCAGCGCCCTCTGAGCTTGCCGTGACGACTGCAATCGTACTGCCGCGTGATGCTCAGACCGTCGCTCACGCCGCCGCCAGTGCCGAGCAGCTCCTCGACTTGCACGAACGCTCCGTCACCCGATCGTCTCGCGAACTTCGGGCCGTTCCTCCAAAGCTGATCTCGCTTCACGTCGTCGTCCATCACGCCACCTTCCTCTTGAGATCGTCGATGAACGCCAGGAGATCGGGCGTCGCACGGAACCATTCGCCCCTGATGCGCGCGTGGGCGAAGCGCTTGTGCAGCGCGCTCTCTACTTCTCGGTTGCCCTCGATGATTGCTAGCACCGACAGAAGATGCGGGGTGCCGACCACCATGGCTTTCACGCGCCTGTCGACGTTCTTCGCGGTGCCGATCTTGATCGCGTGCATGCCGCTCTCTTGAACGAAGTAGACCTTGTGAACGCCGAATGCCCGAAGCGTGAGCTGGCGACATGGCGCCACCGAAATCGGACGCGACCGAACCGAGCGCGAATCGGTGCGCCCCGTGTTCGGATCAACCTCGTGAAGAAAGCACCAATCCCTCGCGCATTCGAAGACCGAGTCTTCGCGCGGTGACCAGAGTCCCCACGCGGGATCCAGCCAGACCTGCCCCTGACGATCGCTGCCAATCGCAATTTGGCGACGCATCATTAGATCGTTGATGATGCTGACGCGCGCAGCGCAAGCGGCGACGGGACCACCGAGAAGGGCGGCTCGCTGCGCTTTGAGCCATGCGAGGGTCTTCGTTTCTTGATTCACCGAAAATCTCCTTGCAGCACCTTCAGCCAGTCGTCGAACGTACGCTCCGAGCTCTCAGCCTTCGGTGTCGCGGGTCGCGCGGGCCGCATCGCGAGCGCTTCGTCGATCGCGCCCTTCGCGACAGACTCTTCGACCAACTCCGCACGACGGATGTACCCCAACACCTCGCGCGCATTGCGATGCCCGGACGCTTCCATGATGTCGGGGATCTTGCGGCCCATCTTGTACATCGTGGTGATGAACCCGCTTCTCAGGGAGTGGCCCCCGAAGTCGCTTGGATCGAGGCTTGGATCGATCTTCGCGAGCTTCGCGACGTAGTGCTGGATGCGCAGCGAGACCCCTTTCGCCATCAGCGCCCCGTCCATGACGGCGAGTCCGTTGGGGGAGATGCCTCGGAAGACGGGTCCGCTCGAGATGTGCGAAGCCGAGAGCCACGCGCGCAGCGCGCGCACGGGGCAGTAGCGCACGTCTTCACCGAGCGTGATGGGGACGTCGAGTCCCTTGCCCGTCTGATCGGCTTTGCTGCGCGGGATCTTCCACCGAAAGTGGCCGCCAGCCAGAGGCGCAAAGTGTTCGACGCGAGCAGCGACGATCTCGCTGCGGCGCCGACCACCCCCCTGCCATCCGACGAGGAGCATCGCGCGGTCGCGTACGCCGCGCAGATCGTCCTCTATCGCGTCGCACACGCGGAACAGCAGCGATTCCGCCGCGCCAAGGTCGCGCTTCTGCTTTTTCGGTCCCGTCCCCTTCTCCCGAGCGAGCGTGTCGCGATCGACAATGATAAGTGGATGATTCCAGACGCTTGCGCGCCCTGAGGTGATTTCGCTCGTACAGATGGCCGCGAGAGCGCGCATGAGCGCACTGAACCCGAGCGGCCCCTTAGGTCGGCCGCTTGGGACATCGTCGGTGTGACGTCCCGAGTCGGCGAGCTCGCGCAGGTACAAGCGGACGAGCTTTGGTTCTACAGGCGCGGCTCGAGCCCCGTGGCGGGTGCACCAAGAGGCAAAGCAGGCCAATTCGAACTCGTACGCCCGCCGCGTGTTCGGCGGTACGGCCGCGTCCGCTGCTTTCTCCGCGCGCGCGTTGAGCGCAAGCAGCTCCGTGCGCGCGGTCTCGATGGCGACGGGCAATGTAGGCATAGGTAGTAGAGAACGCATTGGCCGATAACGACACCTTATCACCCACGCTCTGGACTTGTCCAGAAGTCGTCGATCGCGACGCGCGGCGCCGGCCGCGCGCGCGTCGAGTTCGCGAAATCGCGAAAATCGCGCTGCGCACCCATGTTTCCCCGCTGCGCGCGGCCTCTGCGCAGGGGGTTCCTGGGCGGTTCGCGCGGCGGGTACGCCCCCACCCACTGGATCGCGCCGTTCGTTACGATTTCGCTCGAAATTCGCTCCGCGTTCGCTCCCGACCGTGTAGCGCGTCGATTTTTTGCCCCGAGCGGCATCGATGGCTACGCTCTCCACCTTCAACGGAGGTCCGGTCCAATGGCAACGACGCAAAAGTGGGTGCTCCTCAACATCGATGGCGTTCCGCTCGACCCGAGCGACGCGCAGAAGCTCGTCGACGCGCTCAACGAGGACAACGGCGAGTGCGGTCCGTTCGCTCAGGCGACAGGTCGATCGGCCAGCGTGCGACTCGGCGCGAGCTCCGACGATCGGCAGGTGGACGAGTACGCGATGAACATCCGCCACTCGATCCCTGAAGCGCCCGGCGCGCTCGCTTACCACTACGTCACCAACGGCGTCCCCGACATCGAGCTCGGATGGGACCTATTCGACGGCGTGATCGACGGCCCCGACCCGTTCAGCGTCGGCGTGGACCATGAGCTGAAAGAGGCTCTGCGCGATCCCGGTGCGAACGGGTGGAAGGACGGCGTCAACTCGAACGGCAAAGCGAGCGCCGACGAAGCCTGCGACAAGGTGCAGAACACCTTCCGCAAGGCGAGCAACGGCGTCACGCTGTCGAACTTCCTCCTCGAGTCGGCGTTCATTCCGGGAGCTGCCGCGCCGTACGACGCGCTCGGCGTGATGACATCGCAGGACGATCTCTCGAACGGCTACGACATCGAGGCCGACGTCGAGAACGTGACGCAGGTGCATAGCGACGCGGATACGGACGGATCACGGGCGCTGATCGCGATCGAGAAGCACGCGACGAAGCGCAAGGTCACGATGCGCAACGCGACGAACCTCACACCGAAGCAGCTCAAGAGGAAGACGCACCCATGGAGCCGCGCGCACCGTCGCGGGTTTCGGCACTTTCACGAATCCGCCAGCGAAGGCGGTGAGGTGTGATGACGCGCGAGCACTGGCGCCGCGCGACGATCGGAGAATGGTTTCAGATCGTTCTGCTCACCGTCGTCTTCGCGGTCGCGGCGGTGCAATACTCGCCGATCGCTACCGCGCTCGACAGCGTTGCGGCGTCCGCGTCGGTCGCTGCTGCGGCACTGCCCGAGCCAAGCGCGTCTGCGACAGCAGATCCTCCTCCCGCACCTCGGGTGGCGGTATCCGCCAACCTCGCGGCGTACGTGCTCGAGGCGTTCACCGCATGGAAGAAGCCGGGACGCGACGCGGTGTCGTACATCGATGTCGCGAACGACATCGCTGAAGCGTGCCTCGCGACCGAACCGCTATGGCCGAACGACGCGAGGGGCGCGCGTTGCGCGATCTTGCTCGCATCGCTCGCCTACTACGAAGGCGCTCTACTCGCGTACGTCGACGACGGCCGCGTGAACGACGGCAAGTGGCGCGAGCGGGAGTTCAAGAAGGGCCTCATCTGGAGCCCGAACATCTCCGACGACGGAGAGGCGTACTCGCTCTGGCAGATCCACCCCGAGAAGGGGATCGTGCTCACGAGCGATGGCGAGTGGAAGCACTCCGAGGGTGCCGTCACCGACACGCAGGGCAATCGAAAGTCGGGCGTCATCATCGGCTCGGACCTCACGAAGAATCGGAAGCTCGCCGTGCGCGTCGCCATCGCGTTCATCCGCAAGAGCCTGCGCGTGACACACTCGCTCGTCGGTTACACGGGCGAGACGGCGGCAACGGGCTACGGCAAGGCGCGCTCGCGCGAGCTCTTCGCGTCGAATTGGGTGAAGCGTCACCCGCTCTAGGGATCGAGCGCGGCGGCTCGGTCCGCTCGGATCTCGTTCAGCAGATCGGTGCATCGCTTCTGCACGCTGGTGAGGTTCTCGTTGAGAAGTCGTCGATCCTCTACGAGCTCGACGACCGCTTTCGCAAGCGTCTTGGCGTCGTCCACGTAGCTTCGGCTCTTTCCGTCGAGACACGCTTGTGCGCGTTGGAGCAACCCCGCTTCGTCGGACGCTGTGATCATAGCTGGAGTATACTTCAGGCGTCAGAAGATGAGCCGCGAGGGCGTTTCGAGATGGTGAACACCTACCACTGGCTGATGCACCAAGACCCGAGCTCGGGCGCGTGGGACACGCTCTACCAGGGATGGGAGACGTGGCGAGTTCTCGCGATCACCGAAGAGCGCAAGTACCGCAACGAGAACATCGGCGAGTTCACGATCACCGATGAGCCAGGCGCGCACTGGCAACCGTTTCACTTTCTCGTCATGCGAGGCGGCACCAACGACTATGGCGACGTGACGCCACCGCAGCCGACCTCTTCTCCGGGCTCAGGGAGTCACGGCGGCGCGATCATGTTGGGCGTCGCGGCGGTCGCTGCGGTCGGTCTCGTCTTCGTAGCGGTATCGCGATGAGCCGTCGCGATCGCCGAGCTGCCGCGGCGCGGAAGCGCCGCGAGAAGCATCCGAAGATCGACTTCAAGTGCCCGTTCTGCGGTCTCGCCGTCAGCGCTGATGCGGGCCGCATGTCCGTCGCGCACGCCGAGCCGACCTGCGAGACGTTCAAGGGCCTCAATCCGCTTGCGTTTATGCAGGCCGTCCGCGAGAGAGTTGCGCCCGAAGCCGAAGGCTAGGACAATGCTCGCGATGGATGAGGCCGACGAGGCGGAGGAAGCGGAGGACGCGGCGATGGACGACGACGAGACGAGCGAAGAGATCCACCCCGATGTCGAGTTCGCGGTCGACGACGCCTCTGGTCGAGAACGCATCTTCAAGACCTTCGACGAGGCGGCGGGGTTCGCGGTTTCCCTCGCAGCATCAGGTCGCGAGTCGGCGATCGACGTGCTCATCTGGAGCGAAGAGGGAGCCGAAGCGTACGGCGGCGACGATGCGGTGGAGCAGTATCTCGAAGATCCCGACGCGAGCGTCTTCGAACGGCTCGAGATCAAGGTCAACAACGCGGGGAGCGTGCCGTGAAGCGGCGTCACCCGAACCGATCGCACGGAGAAGTCCAGGGGACAGTCCGCTCGAACGAGCACAAGCAGATCGGCACGATCGGCGACGTGAACTTCCCTGAGTACGATGGCGGTCCCGTCTACGATCGGGGCGACGGCACGTACTACATGGAGTACGTCGAGATCCCGTCCGACGATCTCGACTTCGGTGATCCGAACGCACGCTGGACCGTATACGGCGTCGAACTCGACCCCGGCGTTCCCTCGTGGGGCAGCCTGAAGGACGTTGCGCGCACCGTCGGCGCCGATCCGAAGGAGTTGAAGGCCGCCTTCGAGAGCGACGATCCGATGGCGCGCGCGGGCGCGTACATGGATTGGGCTGGTCACTACGGCTGGCACGAGTTCGACTCCTATCCGCTCACGCTCACGTGCGCGGAGACCGCGAAGCGGTACGACACCGATCTCGGCTGCTTCAACAAGATTCACGAAGCGATCGAGGAGATCGTTCAGGAGGAAAGCATGCGACGACGACCGACGATGGCTGCTCGACGACGAATCCCCGCACCGCCTCCACCCCCTCCTCCTCCGCCCGAACCCGCACGCGTTCGCAAGCCGATCGCGGACATGATCGAGGAGCTGCGCTCTTGGATCCCCAACTACGATCGCGGCGAGAAGGAGTTCCCGACGCTGCTCTTCCGCGTGATCGCGAGCCTGCCGGGCGGCGATCGCCTCGAAGACATGGGGTACGAGACGTTCAATCTCGGATGGCAGGAGGCCGACATGCTCGGCCGCACGCTCGAGGCGATTCAGGACACGCGCGACGTCGAAGACCTCGTGAACGGCCTGATGGACGAGGAGGAAGAGGGCGCGGGCGAGGCGAGGAGAGCACACGCGAACGCTCCGCTCGACCGCAACGCGCAACCGATGCGTCGCAACGTCGCCACGCCGCCGAGGCGACGCTCAAGGAAACGCTGATGGCTCGCCGTCGCGCTCTCGACGTGATGAAGCTCGCGGCCGATCTGTCGAAGGCCGTCGGCGGAACAACGCCCGCGGCGATCGCCGGTGGCTTTCGATGGAGTGATCGAAACGAGGCCGCGAAGTTCACTACGTACAGCCCTGAGCACAATCAGAAGGTCGTCGTCGTCGTCGCTGTCTTCGAAGACGGGAATGTGTCGGTCGACTTCTTCTCCGACGAGCACCTGTCGGGCAGGTTCGAGAACATCGGGAACTTCCTCTACGGACCCGACGGATACACGTCGCGAAAGATCGACGTGAACGAGATGAAGGGTGACGTCGAGTGGGTCTGGAAGACCGTCGACGGGTACGCCGCTAGCTGGCAGCAGGATGATGATCAGGTCGACGAACGCGCCCACGAAGCGCGCGGCGGATCGATCCGCGAACGGTTCGATCGATTGCGCGCTTCCTGCCTGAAGACCTACGAAGAGAGATCGCAGATCAGGCGCGACATGCACGTGAAGTACGGTCCCGAGTTTCAAACGCGATGGGCCTCACGAGGTGAACAGACGAAGTTGGAGAAGGCTCGGGCGCGGCAAAACAAGGCCGACGACGCCATGTTTGCCTTCATCCAAGAGATTTCCCCTCGCGATTGGAGCGGCGGTGTTCCCGTGGGTTGGGTGGTGCGGGAACTGACGTTCGAGGATGCCGTGCGCCCCAAGGGCGAACCACTGTCGGTCGTCCCTCCGCTGTCGTACGGCGCCACACGCCCTCTCGCGGCGCCGCGCGAATCTCGCGTCGTGCACTCGACCGCGATGGACCACTTCATCAACGGCTACTTTGACGCAGCTCTTTGGGCCGAGACCGACGACAACGATCAACCGTTCGACAAGAACTACAGTTCGGACGACATCGACGAAGCCACCGCCGACAAGATGCAGAAGGACTGCGAAGACTTCGTTCGCCGCTTCGGCAGTCTGATCGACGACGACGAGCCCACGCACGGCGGCGGATTCGACAGGTGGGAGGTCGCTGGCCACGACTTCTGGCTTACGCGCAACGGTCACGGCGCTGGATTTTGGGACGGCGACTGGCCGAAGCACGGTGACGAGCTCACGAAGGCGTCGAAGGAGTACGGCGAGTTCTACCTCTACGTCGGCGACGACGGGAAAATTCACGGACCGCCGCCCGGCGCATACGGTGTACGCGAGCGGCGCCGACCTCGACGCAGGACTCCACGCCGATGAGCCGCGCCGAATGGGAAGACCTCGAGACGCTGACCGACGCCGAGCTCGAAGCGGAAGTGCGCGCGATGTCGCGCGACGCCATCCTGCAGATGCTCTGGTGGAACGATCCGAACGGCGACTACGAGCCTGAGCGTCACGGGGATGAAGATCCCGTCGACACCGCGGATCTCGCCGACATGCTGATCGATCAGGTCAAGGACAACCGGCCGGCGAACCCGCCTCCGCGTCCGCCGCCCACGCCCGCCAAGCCGACGGGGCTCGCGACGCTCTCTCGAGCCGAAGTCGAACGTACAGCTCGTAACGTCGAGGCCATCCACGCATGGGAGACCGCGCGCGTGGTCGCCAAAGCGTTCGCCAAGGTCTTCAGATCACCGATCGAGAAGGTCGCGCGCGTCGTCATCAGCGAGTATTGGGAGGGCGAGAGCCGCAGGTGGTCGAGCGCCACGATGAAGCCCACGACGGTGCTCATCATGACCGAGCCGCCGTCGCCCATCGAGGATCCCTACAGCGAGTACCAGGGTGACGACGGGGACAGCGCGAGCGATCTTTGGGAGCGAACGCTCGACATGATTCGCAAGGATCCGTTCATCGAGGACGCGGGGTGGGAGAGCATCAACCCCGCGGTGCAGTACGTGTGGATCGTGCCGAAGATCGTTGGCTAGCGTCGCTAGTGCGCGGTCATCGAGCGCCTCTCGTCTCGGCGCAAGGGCATAGCGGAATCCTCGGCCAGTACGTGAGCGCGACGTTCTCCGCTCGCCCGGCAACGTTCGTGTAGACGAAGCTGAGCGCGGGCTCGCGGGTAGCCACGGCAAGCTCGGAGAAGCCGACGAGGACGACGGTAAGGCCGATCCCCGTGATTGCGACGCTGTAACCCCGCGTGTTCATCGCCGTTTGCTCATCTTCTTCGTGGCGCGCTTGATGCGCTCCTCGACCTCTAGGATCGCGTGGACGAACGCCGGTATGTGCTCGGCGCTGATCGCTAACTCCTGGACGGCGAACCGCCCGCGCTCCTCTGCGGTGATCAAAACGTCGCCGTCTTCGGCATCGACTGTGATGGTCACCGCCTTGTCGGTCGACACGAGAAGGAACGGGCCGCGCGAACGCGGGCGCTTTTTCCGGTTCTGGTCACCGGACGGCGGGCTCACGGCTCCCTCTGCACGAGGTTTGCGCATTCATCGCAGAGCGCCGGGGTGTCATCGAAAGCGCCGATGCACCATCCGAACGAACGATCGCAGCGATTGCAGACGTACACGCCGCCGCACTCGTAGGCCGGCTTGTCGCCGATGAGGACGCGCGCGCAGTCCGGTGTGTGAGCCACCGCCGTCAGTCTGGTTTTCGGCGTTCATCGGTACCCCATGAGGTCGTCGACGATGCCCTTCATCGTCCCTTCGATGACGGGACTTTCGAGTCCGCTCAGCACGTCCGCGGTCTCCTCCTCGCCGAGCCGCGCGAGCAGGCATGCACGGGCGCGCGTGTAGTAGCGAGGTCGCGCACTCAATGACGCCGCGACCGGCACGGAGATCGTCAGAAACGAGAGCACGGTCGCCGTGTCTGCCAGGCGCGTGACGTCGATCGAGTCGATGATCGCGTCAGCTGTTGCCCAATCTTTCGCAGCGAACAATTCGTGCATCCGCGCGTAGACGAGATCGATCGCCGCGTCGACGTCCTCGCCGTCGAGGCGATAGACGTCCGCCACCCAAATTGAAGACCCGGCGTTCACGGCTCCTCCTTTTGAAAGGAGTGCTCGACGCGAAACGGGAGCGCAGCGAATGCTTCGCGAGCGCGTGTGGTTTGCCCGTTGCGCCAGTCACGGATCCCCAACAGCGTTTCCCCAATGCGACGATCTACTTCGCGATCGTCGGCCGAGAGCTGCTCCCACGGCAGAAGATGATGCGGCTTGCCACCGTCGCGATCGTGCGCCCACACGACCCACACCTCCCTGACAAGCCGACCCAATGCTTCGCGAACGAGCGTCGAGCGCGGATTGTAGTGACCGTGTTTGCAGCGCCACGATGTGTCCGCCCATTCGTCCAACGGCTCATCGCAAACGTTCGTGACGTCCGCGGCGGAGTGAGGGAGCAAGCATCGTTTCCAGATCGGAAGGTTCATCGCGCACTCCGGGTGTTTGAACTTGGTGTTCACTTCGGTTCTCCCTCGGTCGCTGGGGTTACAGACCGTTGCTCCAGTGCCGCGAGGAAGCCGCAATCGCACGGCCCGGCCTCGCCCCATGCGCTCCTCGGCAACCAAGTTTCGTGCGCACTCGACGGCGCGGCAGTCCGACATCGGACAGAGCTTCATCGTAGCAATCTTCATCAGCGCCTCGCGTAGCCGCGCGCTCTCCGCTTCGAGCCAATCGATCCGCCGTAGCCTGCGAAGGATCTCCGCCTCTATCTCGGTGACGGTCGGGTGATTCATTGCTTCTCCGTTCCTCGCTGCGCGCCGAACTTGAGATCCGTTTGAAGCCGCGCGTTCTCTGCCTCAGCCGCTTCGGCGCGCGTGCGAAGCAGCGCCCCCATTGCCGTCAACACGCGCGACTCTTCCTGAGCCTCTTCGGCCCGACGCAGGAGCCGCGCGTTCTCCACTTCGAGATCCGTCCTCTGACCAACCAACAACAAGACTTCTTCGTCGCGCCTACAGACGGCCTCGCGAAATTTAGCGTTCTCTGCTTCGAGCGCGGCGACACGATCAAGCAGATCGGGGACCACCGCGCGTGCAGCGGCCGTGAATCGCGCGTTCGCGATCGTGAACGTCTCGTCGTTGTAGGTGACCCATGTGCGGCCGTCACCGCAGTAGAACTTGCCGTCCAACAAGCCTTGTCGCCAAGATGCGGATCGTCGATGTCTGCCGTCCATGGCGCTGGCTGCGCTGCGTCGCAGAGTGCTCGAATCTCTTCGTTCGTCATCGCTTTCGATCCTCGGTAGCAAGTTCGTCGAACTCTTGAATCGCGTGCGCCGCCTCTTGGATCGCGCTGCACGCTGGATTCAACGAGAAACCGGCGCGCGGACGAAGTTCTCTCAGCGCCTCGACGCATCTGGCCATCTTCGTGTTCTGTAGCCGAGCCTCTTGTCGCTGCGCGATGATCTTCGTGCGTTCTTCTCGGATGCGTTGGAGTTTCACGTTCTGCGCCTGAACCTGCGCGCGCAGTTTCGAGATCAATGCGTCATCAGCCTTCGCCGCCGAACGGATCCCCACAACCAACACGACGAGCGCTTTGGCGTCGTCGGCGAGAGCGTTCAAGCCGTGTTCGCTGCACGCGACCGACACTTTGCCGCCCTTCCAGTGGATCTCCTCGACCGCGATCGACTCGCAGGCCCGCCCTCTCGGCGCAAGCGTCACCGGATCGTGATCGTATCGGAACGAGCAGACCTCCTCTTTCGTCGCCATCACTTGCCCTTCTTTCCGCGCCGCAGCCAGTCGCCCCTCGGATCGTTGTGCCTGTCGAGCGCCAAGCGGACGAGCGAGCGCACCATCTCGCTCTTGTTCTGATAGCCGAGCGCGACGCACGCCTCCTTGAAGAGACGCGACTCGTGAGAGTTGAGGTGAACCACGAACACGTCGTTCCGACCGTCTTTGCGCAGCATTCTCATCGTCGATCCTTTCACGGAAACGGACACTCCACGACGAGCAGCGTTCCAACCCACGAGCAGCCCGTCGGCACGTTGTCCGACGGGCACGCCGTTGTAGATCCCGAACTGACGAAGTTAGCAAGCAGGCACACGCACGTGTACGTCGCGGCGCACTGGCACGAGATCGGCGTCGCGCGCGTCACGCACGTACCCGAGTTGTTCATGTGCTGGCGGAAGTTCATCGGCACGTCGGCGTTGCCGCACGATGTCGAGCTCACGCGGCCGCCGTCGAACGCGCACGTGTTCGAGTCGGGCGGCGGCGATGCGTCGTGCAGCTCCGCGTCGAGGCCGACGTCGACGAGAGGATTGGCGTCCGCGCGCGCGTCGCTCGAGGAGTCGCCTTCGGTGTCGGCGCCGCTGTCGGGGGCGACGCGCTCCTCGAGCGCGGTGAACTCCGCGCCGCAGCCGATGATCATCTGCGCGCAGACGATCACGCGCCACCTGGAATCAGGCCACTGCCGATGTGACAGACCGCCGAGCGAAATCAGATACCCGATCATCATTTTCGACCTCGCTTTCGACGCGGCGTGGGCGCGTTGTACTCGTAACGCTTGGCGCACTTCGTACAGATCCACGCGCCGCCACTGAATAGCTTTCGTGGCGTCTCCTCAGTCGAAACCTGGATCCGCACCGCTCTCCATCCCTCGCCCGTCAGGTGTCCACACCATCCACCCCTGCCGCTCGGGCAGTTTTCTCCGGTAACGGGATGAAGGAACCTCGCACCGCACCCGACGCAGACGAACTCCTCGCGTTCTTCGGCCGACTCGTGTTCTCCAGTCAGTTCGCCCGCCGCGAGCATGAAGGCGGAACCGATCTGCACCGCAAATCCGCGTGTGAGCTCGAATCGCTCGTCGACCACGACCTCGCGCATGCCGCTCTCGTGCTGAACACGAATCTCGACACGATCTCCGAGGTGAAACCGCATACCGCGCGCGACACGCTCGAGATCGGCGAGATCCGTGGCAAGTGCCGAGATGGGCACATCGCCCGTCAATGCCTCGCGCAGTGTCTCCCTCGATCGCTTTGCGTTCGTCTTCGTCCAGGGCTCGCCGTCTTGGCAACTTTCTGAGACATCGCGCCACCACACCTCGCCCTCGTCATCGAGTGCGTAGAGGCACTCGCTGGTGTCGTCTTTGACGGCGACGATCTGGATGAACTTGCTCATCGATTGCTCGTGCGTACGGGGATCTTTCCGCTGCGTGTCGTGACGTCACGAATCTTGGCGAACTCGGGCTCTCCGAACGTAGCGATCGATCGGCGAAGCGCATTCGCATACGACTTGTTGTCCGAGTCGAGCTCGCGCTGGAACGCTGCGCGCCACTTCTCGGGGATCGCGCGGCCGGCCTCGATGTAGAGGCGAGCCCACCCTGCGTAGTTCGGGCCGTCGTCGTCACCATGCGTGAGCTGGCACTTGCCGCAGTTGTCGACCTCGAGACGACTGCGATGCGCGCAGCGCTCGGCGAAGATCGCGAGCGCGATGCTCTTCCAGCGCCGAGCTTCGTCGGGGGACCACTTCTCGACGGCAACAGGAAAACCGCCCGTCACGTCAGCCTGATCAATTTCCGTCATGACTTCCTGCCTCTCTTCTTCTTCTTCAAGTGCTCTCACTCCTCCGCGTCGGCTTCGTTCTCAATCCGAAGAAACATTTCTTCGTCGAGGAGCTCGCGAGCCTTCCTCTTGAAGCGCTCGAGCCGAGACTCGCCGTCGGCGATGTTGCGCGCTTTTTCGATCTTCCTCAGTTCCCCAAGTCGAGACTGAATCGCTTGGGATTCTTGCTTCAACTCCTCGAGGCTCGCCTCTTTCTGCCTGAACCGATGAGGGTCTTCGTACTCACCGTGAGAGACCACCCTCGCCTTCGCGTTGCCGATCCATTCCTTCAAGTCGCGGATCTGGCCATCGACATTTTGCTTGTGCAGCAGGAGTACCGATCGTTCACGGACATCGGCATGAGATGCGCCACGAAGCATCGCGGCTTGAGTCGCCTCAGCTTGGTTCTGCTGCGATCGGCGTGCGGCACGCTCCGAGTTCATCGCCTTCGACATCGCTTGCGTCCATCGACCGGGGACCGTTTCGAAGACGTCGACACGCGGTATCCCCTGAGCGCGCAGGGCTTCAGAGATCATCGACTTCGTAAAAGGCGGTCGCATCTCGGGCAACTGAATGCACTCGTCTTCGGGGACGAAGAAGAGAACGCACTCCGGACGATCCGGAAAGACGGCGACACGAATCATTGCGTCTCCTCTTCGCTGCGCGCGTCGATCTCGTCGAACTGCCGAGCGACGTCCTCGATGGTCCTGAACGTGTACGGCTTCTCGTTGTCCCGTACGACGAGGCCGCGCTCCCAAAGACTGAGGAGCATCGGCGTCGGCTCGAACGACGTCAGACCGATGCCGCGTGCGTAGCGGAGCGTCTCGATCTCGGTGTCGGTGAGTTCCATCACTTCTTCTTTCCCTCCGTCTCGTACGCAACGAGCCCTCGGTGCGCCGCCAACCGAAGAGCCTCCGCTCTGGTGACGCGCATACCCGGTTGCGACAGACGGTCAGCGAGCCCGTCGAGCCGCTCTAGCCACGATTCGGGGATGCGAACGGCCGTCTGAACCTGATTCTCTTGTTTTTCGGTCATTTCGTTGGTCTCCAGGCGATAGACGACCGTATCACTGCGGTATTCATTACGCCATGAAAAAAGATTCTTGGTTGACGATGAATACCATAGTGCTAGGGTACGTCTTACGAACATGAAGACGAAGCGCCTCCCCCGCGGGTTCCGAAAAGGCCACGACGGCTCCCTCGCCTGCCCGCATCGAGACATCTCGTGCTGCGGCGAGTGCGCGAAGGCGCACGAAGAGATCGTGGACGTGGTGGGTTGTCACTTTTGGGTGCCGAACCCTGCCGATCGCGCGCAGCTGCTCGCGGAGTGCAAGAGCAAGAGCGAGTCGGACACGCCGCACGATTTCCAACCCTCGACCGCGAAGGGCTACGATCCCAACATCTGCGGCGAGTGCGGCGAGACCGAAGCGAACGGCGAGCACACGGCCGCTGTCGAGATCGAGGTCGTCAGCGATCTCGACTACGCCGTCGGCGCCGCCGTCGTGCAGTTCGAAGACCTCGACGAGAAGGATCAGATCGAGGCTGCGGTGCGGGTACTCGCATCGATCTCGGGCGTCGATGCGAACCTCATCAAGAAGTCGATCGCCGCTTCGACCCCTCCCGATGTGTCGGCGTTGATGAAGGAGGCGCATCGCCAACTCGACCAGCGCACCGAGTCGTCCACACTCGTGCGTCCGCTGCTCGACGCGCTCGAACGCCAGGTGCTCCGATGATCGCGCCCTGGACCGACGTGGACGACGCGGAGGGAGCCTTCCCGTCCGACTGGCGCGCGCAGTGCGACATCGCGGAGGAGGCCGCGATCGATGGTTGGCCCGCGTCCTCGCACGATGGTCTTCGCGAGAAGGCGACGATCCCCCTCTGGCTCGGCGTGATGGAGCGCGCGGAGATCCCCGAGACGCGCACGATCAAGATCACCGCGCGCCGCAGCATCAAGTGCGACACGGCGTTCAGCGACGGCGGCTCGTACGCCACGCGGTCCGACGGCACTGAGGTGCCCGCGCTGGACGTCTACGTGATCGTGAAGTGCTCGCAGCTTCGCAAAATGATCGGGAGCGCACGATGATCGCGGCGTGGCTCTCGGTGCTCGTCGTCGGATGCGCGCCGTTCGTGTGGATCGCTTGCTCGAGGGGGTGGCGATGAAGGCGCGCGATCCCCGCGAGGACGCCCCCGTCGTCGGGATGGATCTCTCGCGATCTACCGAAGACATCCACCGAGACCTCCGCAAGCGGTACCCGCAGTACCCGTTCCTCTGGTGGGAGTTGGAGACCGACGAGAAGAGCGGTTGGGTCTACCAGGCCCGTACGAAGATCGTCTGCAAGATCGTCCACGTGAAGGAGTGAGGATGGATACGCCGACCGAGGTGTGCTGCTTCATCGTGTCCGACCACGGCGAATACGAATCGTTGTGGTTCTACTTGTGCGCGGCGTTTTGCCTGGATCACGCTGCGAAGCTCGCGCGCATCAAGGGCATCGTGTCCGTCGAACTGTTCGCCGAGCGGTACGCATCGTCACGCGCTATTTGTTGGCGTTGGGAGAGACCGAGACCCATTCGTCGCGCGCGCTTGAGGAGGACCGCATGAAAGAAGTCACCGTCACGCTGACGCCCGAGCAGGTGAAGATGCTTCTGCTCGTCGTCGAGCGCGGCATGTCGATTCCATGCTTATCCGGTTCATGCACTTTCACGGATCTCCCCGGCGTGCTCGGGGTGTCCCGAGTACAGGCCCGCGTATGTATGCGCCTCCGAATCTGCCGCAATGCCGAGCAGCGAACGGAAGCTGTTGAAAGGATAGAAACGCCTGTTGAAGCGAAACGTGAACTCGTTGCAGTACGCCTGCAAATGCTGGGGGTCGACGCCGTGGTGAACGCCGTTGATCCAAGTCTTCAAGTTGGAGAACACCAAGTGAATCATGGGCAAATACTCTTCGGCGATCCGCGCCTCGTCGCGCTCGGCGACCGGCAAGTGATCGAAGCCGCGCTCAGCGAGGCTCGCGTATCCGGACCAGGCGTCGGTCACGACGAACGTGCCGCTCTCCACGGAGTCCTCGACGAAGCGGCAGAGGCTCTTCGCGGTGCGGTTCGGCACGACGGAGAGGCGAAGACGACCGGCGTAGCGACCGCCGCGACGCGGCACGGCTTTGGACTGCGGGCTCACGTTGAGCACCTTCGCTTGTCGGTTCCGCACTTCGACCGCGCCCGCGACGACGATGCCGTGGTGAACGCCTTTGCCCTCTCCGCGAGTCTTTCCGCCGACGTAGGTCTCGTCAACCTCGACGGGAAGCGCGCCGCCGATGCGGTCGCGGCCGGGGCGCACCATACCGGCGCGGAGCTTGTGGAGGATCTGGAAGGCCGTCTCGTAGCGCGTGAGCCCGAGCTGCCTCTGGAACTGGACGGCGCTCATGCCAGGCGTGAGGCTCGTGAGCAGGTACGCGCCCCAAAACCAAACGCTCATCGGTGTGTGCGAGTCCTGCATGACGGTGCCGGACATCAATCGCGTTTCCTTCCGGCAACTTCGACACCGGAGGACGTGCGGTCGCGTGGCGATGCGGCCAGGCTCGCCCTTGGCTTTGCATGTCGGGCACTCGAAGCCGGTACGAAAGCGGATCTGCTCCAAGTAACTGGCGCACGCGGCATCGTCGGGGAAGAGACGCTGGAAGTCGGGGAGCGACTTCGGGAAGGGGAGATCGGCCATCTATGCACCCTCCTGAGGTCCGGCAGACTCGCGACCGGAAGGCGTGATCGTGACTACGGTGCCGCCTTGAATGACGTCCTGATCGGCCTTCACGAGGCCGTAGCGATGCAGCGCGCGCAGCGTGGGGAGACTCGCGAAGCGCTTCAAGTTTCCGGCGTACGCCGATCCCGAAGCCGTCTCGCGAAGAGCGCGCAGAGCTTTTCTCTGCGCTGGCGAGATGTCGTCCCAATCTCCGCGCGGCATCTACGCCCCCTCACGAATGAGGAGGGCAGCGAGACGCTCGCGAATGTGATCAGCCGTTACGTGTGTCGCCGAAGCGCGCTCGCACGCATCGAGCGAATCGCACGCCTCTCTGAGCATATCGAGCAACTCGGGCGCGGCGGCGATGAGATAACCGTCAGCGGCGTTGATCTGGTAGGTAGCCACGTGGCGCCCACGCCCGCCGTCCGCTCGGATCTGCACACCACGGAGTCCCCACGGACCGCTCGTGCGCTTGCCCTCGAACGCGGTCTCTTGCGCCGGACGAGCGTCACCAGGTCCGCCCAGGCGCGTCAAGTGCGCTTCCAGTTTCACGAGGTGCTCCGCGTCGGCCGCGTAGATTGCCTCACCGCCATCGCCCGAGTGCTTCTCGTCGTCTCGCGACCCGTAGTTCGCGACGTACCCAGCGAGGTCGCCGCCGCACCGCTCGATCCAACGCTTCTGCTGGTCAATCTCGCTGACCAACCACGCGACTTTGCTGTCCCTGCTAGCCTTGTCCATGTTCGTAGCTCCTTTCAGTTACGGACCACGGCCGGGGCGGCGCCAACCGCGCCCGGCTACTTCATCCAATGTAGCACCGGGCTCTGGTGTGTCAACCGGATAAGCATGGTCGATTCATCCCGCCGACGCCGACATCATCGCGAGGCGGCTCCGAAAGTCTCTCCCTGACTTCGATCCGTGCGACGAGTCTCTCGTCGCGACACCGTTCACGAGAGGAAGAAAATGAGGCTCGTCGTCATCGAATCTCCGTACGCCTCACCGCTCAACGGTGGTGTTGCGGCGAACATCCACTACGCGCGCCGATGCCTGCGCGACTGCCTTCGTCGTGGCGAAGCTCCGCTTGCGAGCCATCTCCTCTACACGCAGGACGACGTGCTTGACGACTCGAAACCCGAAGAACGAGCGATCGGCATCCGCGCGGGACACGCGTGGTATGTCGCTGCAAAAGCATGCATCGTCTACGTCGATCAGGGGATCTCGAACGGCATGCGCGCAGGCGTCGCGGCTGCGAAGGGGGCAGGTGTCGTCGTGGAGTTCCGATCGCTGCACGGCGATCGCGAGAAGGTGACAGCGGCGATGGGGGAATTTTCGTGGTGACGGAGACGATCACTTCCGAATCTTGACGTGACCATCGCGCCTCGGTAGAGTCGTCGTTGAGGCAACGGGGTGTAGCAGCCCTGACGTCTCCACCGTCCCGCGAGAAGTCGCGCGGCACGCGCTCGTCGGGCCGGGCTCTCCCTTTCCGGCGACTGCTACCGCGCGAGCAGCGCCGAGCGGCCTCTCGCGGGGCGGTGCGGATGAAAACTCAAAGGGAGAACGGGACCATGCTCGGTCGCGTACAGGGATGATGTCGCTTTCGTTGCCCGCAACGCTCGGCATCATCGACACCGTAGAACACGCCATCGAGACCTACCTCGCGTCTGGTCTGAGGCCGATCCTCATCCACGCGCCCGTCGAAGGCGGCGGATGCACGTGCGGACGATCGAACTGCGGCAAGAGCGCCGGCAAGCACCCGATCGCCAAGAACTGGCAGAGCCGCGCCGCGACGCGCGACGAGCTCTACGATCAACTCGCCCGTCTGAAGTTCATCCCGAACGTGGGCACCGTGCTCGGAGACCAACCGGGCGGCCAGTACCTCATCGCGGTCGACATCGACGACGCGGATCGCTTCAAGATGCTCGAGGACGAGCTCGGCACGCTTCCCGAGACGCCGCAGTGCGATTCGGGACGCGGAACGCGCCTCTTCTTCGAATCTCCACCCGAGGTCGACGCGAGCACGTTCGTCAACGTCACGGGGCTACGCGACGAGCCCGGTGTCGACGTCAAGATCAAGGGCGGTCAAGTCGTCGTCGCGCCGAGCCGTCACCAAAGCGGACGAACGTACAAGTGGTCGCGCGTCGGTCCGATCGCGACGCTCCCCGTCGCGTGGGCGCTCGAGCTCGTTCGAACGCCGACGCCGAAGTGGGTGCAGAGCTTCACGCCGCAGACGATGAACGCGGACAAGCGCGCGAAGAAGCGCGCCGAGGCATACCTCGAGACCGCCGTCATCCGCGACACGGCCGCGCTCGCGGCGTGCGGCGAGGGCATGCGCAACACGACGCTCCATAACCGCACCGTGTCGCTCCTATCGCTCTGCGCGGGGATGCACCTCGGAGCGAGCTGGTCGTACGTCATCGATCAACTCCACAAGGCCGCGCGCGCGTGCGGACTTCAAGAGACTGAGGTTCAGCGAACAATCGCGAGCGCGGAGAAGTACGTGCGCGAGTCGGGCGCAGTGCGCATGCCCGTGGGGCTCGCCGAGCCTCCGCCCGTCGAGCGACCGACCGAGGCGTCCGCCGTTTCGACGACGGCACCGACCGAGCCTCCGCCCGCCGCCTCAACGCCTCAGCGTCCCGTCATCCTGGTCACGTCGGAGCTGCACGAAAACGTCGACGCCTCCGTCATCGCGATCAAGTCGGACCCGAACCTCTACCAGCGCGACGGCAAGCTCGTGTTCGTCACGCGCGTCTCGCGCGAGGAGAGCGACTCCTCACCCGTCATAAAGACCGATGACGGCGAAGTGCATCGCCAGCTCGTCGAGGGCAGTCCGCAGATCCGCGAGATGGGGATCTCCACGCTTCGCGAGCGGCTCACGCGCGTGGCTGTCTTTCAGAAGTTCGTCGGATCGACGGGCAAGTGCAAACCGATCCTCCCGACCGACGCCATCGTGGGCGCCGTGCGCGAGCGCGGCGAGTGGCCAAGCATTCGTCACATCGTCGGCGTGGTGGAGACGCCGATGCTGCGATCGGACGGAACGGTGATGCAGACGCCTGGTTATGATCCGCACACGAACTACCTCTATCTGCCTGGCGAGAGCTTCCCCGCGATCCTTGATGAAGCGGCGACGCAGGATCACGCGAAGTGGGCTTTCAAATACTTGTGCGAGGTCTTCCACGATTTTCCGTACGTGAACGCGGCGCATCGATCGGTTCCCATCGCCGCGATCCTGACGCTCGTGGCGCGGCCGGCAATCATCGGTTCCGTGCCGGCGTTCCTCTTCGACGCCTCAACACGCGGGAGCGGCAAGACGCTCCAGACCGATGCCATCGCGACGATCGCGACGGGGCGCGGAGCGCCGCGCATGAACTACACGACGAACGAGGAGGAGCTCGAGAAGATCCTCGGCGGCTACGCGCTCATGGGCTCGCCGTTCATCTGCCTGGACAACGTGCCCGCCATGCGTCCGTTCGGCGGCGGTCCGCTCGATCGCGTCATCACCGCGCGCGACAAGGTGCACCTGCGCGTGCTCGGCAGAACGCAGGTTCTCGAGCTCGTATGGCGCGCGATCGTCATGGCGACGGGCAACAACCTCACCTGCTTCGGCGACACCGCGCGGCGCGTGATCATGGCTCGCCTCGAGCCCGCGGAAGAGAATCCAGAGCGACGAACGAACTTCCTTCACCATCCACTGCTACCGTGGGTGAGCTCGCAGCGCACGCGGCTCGTCAGTGCAGCGCTCCTCCTCCTGCGCGCGTACTTCCGTGCGGGTCGACCCGACATGGGCTGCGCGCAGTGGGGCAGCTTCGAGGAATGGGCGCGGATCATTCCGCACGCGATCGTGTTCGCCGGCGGAACCGATCCGATGCTCGCGCGTCCCGAGAGCGACGAGGAGGTCGACGTCGAAACGCAGGCGCTCGCGTGTCTGCTCGAGCAGCTTCCGAAGCTGCACACGAAGCTCCACGACCTGGCTCCCGAAAGCGTCAACGGGATCGGCGTCGCGGCTCGCACCATCATCGCGGCGCTCTACGAGCAGTCGCCCGAGTGGCCCGAGTTCGAACCGATGAGGGATGCGGTCGAGACGCTCTGCAAGCCCAAAGGGAACAACAGCCCCGACGCCAACGCGCTCGGCTACAAGCTCCGCGCGCTACGCGCGCGCCCCATCGCGGGTCGAAAGCTCGTCGGGACCATGAGCCGCACCCACGTGATGATGTGGAAGGTGGACAGCGCATCGGCGCCGTCGTGAACAAGTCGTCGGCTCGCACGTGCGGAGCGACGAAATCTTCACGCGAAGATCCCCATCCTGAAAAACTCAATGATTCTATGATCTGATGATGGGGATGATGGGGATGATGGGGATCGTACCGCCGTGGTTCTTGAAAAATCTTGGAGATGGGGATTGCACAACGGGCTATCTGCGCTGCGTGTGCGCGCGCCACGCTCCCGATTTCTCGGTAACTGCTGCGGCAGGATCCCCATCATCGCCATCATCCCCTGCACCTCTACCGAACGGGAGGAAACGATGGCTAGGGTGAAAATCGGTCTCTGCCCGGCGTGCGCCATCCTGCTGCGCCGAGCCCGCGACGACGCGCGCGCGGCGGGCCGCGACGCCAACGCCGCCATCGCGGCGGCGACCAAAGACCTCTGCGCGACGTGCCTGTCGGCGCTCCCGCCGCCGGCCGCAGCGGCGGTCCGCGCGCGAGGGTCGTGGTGGAGAGGACGATGACGGAGGCGGAAGCGCTCGAGCGATGGGAGAGCGAATGCGCGGAGTGGAGCGCGATCGGTCGCGAGCTCGTACTGCGAAGCAGTGACACCGGCTGCTTCCGACAGGTCGCGTAGCCACGACACCTCGTCAGGCGTCATCCGAACACGGAGCGTGAACGTCTTAGGTGCAGGACGCACGAAGAGTCCGTTCTTTTTCTTCACGACGGTTCTTCTGCATCAGGCGGAATGCTTCCCGGTGCATCGAAGATCGATTTGCGGTCGAGCCAACGATGTCCAATCCACTCGCCTTCTTTCGACATCCATTTTTGT